CGCAGACTGTACGACTTCTTACCCGAATATTCGTCCTCAGTCGTATAGACCGACCATCCTGGCCTGTCGCCATAGACCTTCTGCGCTCCTGCCGCCAGCACCATCAGTGCCGCAACAGCCAAAATAAATAATCTTTTCATATCGCCAAAAATTTTATAGGGTTAAACTTCCGTTGTCTTGCAATTTCTTTGCCCGCCTGACCGCTTCGTCGTGGCTGATGCGCCCGTGGCGCAGGTCGCTGATGATGCGAGCCGCCTCGCCGATGTTCCGGCGCACCTCGGCCTGACCAGCCTCCGTCTCCTGCCGACGCTCCGGCGACTGCATCGAGTCGTACCACGCCTTGAAATCGTCGAAAGCATTGCTCATACCGTCTTTAATCGTTTCTTTTCGTAATGCTTTGCGAGCAATTCGAGCACGAGCGACACGACCAAAGGCCCAGCGATGCCGAGAATCGCAATACTCCCGGCCATCGCCAGGCACACGCCGCCACATATCATATATCGTCTAGACTTGCTCATGAGTTACCTCCTTATCCGTTGGTTCTTTAACTACAAATGTATTGAATGACACGCCTGCGCCGCAGTGAGGACAGACGAACACGCCCGGGGCGACGTCTGACTCCATCTGAGGCTGATTGTCGGTTGCATCTGCACCGGATGACGGACGGAAAGCCGACAAATTGAAGTCCTCTGGCAACTCGTCGATAAAGAATTCAACGACTGAGCAGGGAATCTTCTCAGCAACCTGGCGCAAGGTCTTGATAGTAGGATTGCCGTTCAGGATGTTGCTGAGCGATGACTGCTTAATACCCATCTCTTTAGCGAGTGTGTAGGTCGTATGACCGTGACTTCTTATGACTGATAAAATATCCATATTTTCTCAATTAAATAGATTTTATGATGCAAAAGTAGGTTTATTTTGTCGAAAATGCAAGAAAAAAGCACAAAAATTGGTTATTTTAACCTATTTTAGCCAAAATTATTGGCTTTTCGCAGAAAATATCCTATCTTTTCACTAAAATCAGACGATTTGAAATGACTTGATCTATTTTCAAGGTTGAGCTGGCATTGGCAAGATGCTGAAAAGCATCTGTTAAAATGCAATGTTAATGAATTAACAAATCACTCAGCGATACCCTATGAAAATAAATAAATAATTGCTATATTTTAACTAATGTCGATATTTGAGCCGAGAGACACCCTCCGGTGCCCATATTGTAACTTGCTGATATTCACATAGTGTATATAAGCAAGTTACAGCCCGTGTATGGTCATTTTTCCGAGGCCAAAATCTGAGAAATGCGAGGCAATATGCCAAAGGCCAGCGCCGCCACACTGACCTCGCCTGGCGTGCGTCGGTTGCTGTGCTTAGTATCAATATGCCCGTGCCGGGTGCCCGCTGGGGATCCCAGCCCAGCCCCAGCCGTGCCCGTGGCCGTTCCTAAATTCGTGCCCGCTGTTTCATCCGTGGCGTTTCATGAAACAGCCCCAGCCGTTCAGGATGAAGAAACAGCCGCGCCGTTTGCATACCTTTTATATATAATAGGGAAACAATTTACAGCCGTGGCAAACGTGCCCGCCGTTTGCCAAATAATAGATTTTATTTTTCGCTTTTTCATGAAAAATAGATTATTTCGTGCAAAAAAGCGTTAAAAGATAGGTTTTAACGTTAATTATTGTTTCAAAAAATAGATTTTATTCGTTTATTTGGAAAATATAATCTATCTTTGCAGCAGATTAATAACAATTTAAAATAATAAGGTATGAATAAAAGAAAATTTTTTGCCGTTTGCGCGCTGCTGCTGATAGTTTTTGCAGCCGTTGGAATTTACGCCGCTTTTTTCAGCTGGGGCGTTAATGTACCTAAAACAGCACTTTTGTGGCATAACGGCACTTTTGCCGGTTATATGCATATTTTTATTCTTGCATCCGTGCCCGCCGGGCTGTTATCCGTTCCCGCTTTAATTATCTGGGATGAAGAAATAAACAAATAACAATTTAATATAATAAAGATATGAAAACGAAATTATTTCTTTTAACTGTTTGCCTGGGCGCAAATTTCGGCACTGCTGAAATATTTACGGATCAGCCCGCCCAGATTATTAACGAATTTATTATTAACGGTTGCAACGTTTCAAACGTTTCAATTAAAAACGCCTGAATAACAGCGACGGCGCCCGCGCCGTTCCTGGATGAAGAAATAACAAATAACAGATTAATAACAATTTAAAAATTTTGAATTATGGAAAAGTATAATTATTTTGAGGCTGTTTGCGACGACGTGCGCGAATATATTAACGAAAACGAAATTAAAGTTACGACAAATAATCGTGACGACGTGGAAAACGAATTAAATGATACTTTGTTTGTTTCTGATAGTGTCACTGGAAATGCAAGCGGATCCTATACTTTTAACACGTGGCGCGCTGAGGAATATTTGTGTCACAATATGGATCTTTTATCTGAGGCCCTGAACGAATTCGGATGCAACGGCGCGGATGCCCTGGAACGTGGCGCCGAATATTGTGACGTTACAATTCGTTGTTATTTGCTGGGATCAGCTATTAACACGGTATTGGATGAAATAGAAACGGATGAAGAAGAAGAAAACGACGACGACGACGAATAACAAACAGCCCGCGCCCAGCTGGGGCCCGTTCAGGATGCCCCAGCCGTGGCCGCTGCTGAGGATGAAGAAATAACAGATTAATAACAGTTTAAAATAATAAAGATATGGAAACAAAGGATCTTATAATATATAACGGAATTTTTGCCGCTGCTGAGCACGTTTTTAATAATACGAAATGCCCGGCCGGGGAATATACGGCAAAGGAATTAAGTAAAAACATGCTTAATAAATATTTCTATAAAGATAGTTTTTTTAATAATGAAATAGATAATATTTTTAGCGTCGAATTCGACGGCTACAGATGTACGTTTCCCGCTGGATCAGCTTTTTATATTTGTGCCGAAATTGAAACGGCCTGGGGAATTCCCAGCGCCCGCCGTAAAAAGTTTATAAGAAAAGCGGATGCCGCGCCCGTGGCCGTTGCTTTTGACGTGCCCGCCGTTTCCAAATCTATTTTTAACGCCGTGGCCCCGGCTAAAAGCGCCGCCGCTGATAGCTGCAAATATATTTGTGTGGATGCCGCGCGCCGTGCCGTCGTTGCAACAAACGGCCACGTATTAACAGCCGCCGCCGTTCCTGATATGTTTATTAATCTGGATGAAGAATTAACAGCGCTTTTAGATCCAAATAAAACGCGCCGTTTTTGCCTGGATGCAACGTTATTTAAAACGGGCAAAGGAAATATAAAAATTCGTGGAAATGAAACAGCCGCAAACGGCACGAATTCCAAACAGCTTTATAACTGTTACCCGTTTCCCAGCTGGGAAAAAGTTTTGCCCGCCGTTTCTGAGGATGCCGCGTTAATTCTGGGCAAAGATTTTAACGCGCTGAAAAAAGCTATTTTAGCCGCTGCAAAATTTTCAAATACCGTTAATAATGTAGTAATTTTGCGCGCTGCAAAGGTAGCCCCAGAAATTGAAATTATTGCTTATAAGGAAAATGCAAAGGATCCAAAAACAGCCGATCAGGAAAAAGTAACAAAAATAAAGTTATCCCAGCCCGTGCCGTTTTCGTTTATTATTGCTATTAACGGCAAAGATTTAGACGCCGTGGCCGCTGCTGATAAAATGTATCTTATATCTGAGAAACAGCCCGTTATTTTTACGGCTGCAAATTATTTCGCGCTTTTAATGCCCGTGCAAATTGATAAAACGCCGTATCATGATAACTTTTTTAACAGCCCAGCCGCAAACGTGGAAATATTAGATATTTGCAAATTTCCCGCGCTGAATTCCGCAAACAGCGCCGCCGCCGTTGCATCCGTTCAGGATGAAGAAACAGCCGCGCCCGCTGCTGATAGCTGGGAAAACAGTTTGCCGCGCGCCGCCGTTTCATTTAATGATATAAATTTGTTTGCTGAGGATCAGCGCGCCCGCCTGGATGAATTAACAGCCGCGCCCGCTGCTGAGGATGCCCAGCCCGTGCCCGCCGTTCAGGATGAAGAAGAAACAGCCCCAGCCGTGGCCGTGGCCGCTGAGGATGAAACGCGCCCAGCTTTTGAGGATGCCGCCGCCGCTTTTGCGGATGAAATGCCGGAATATTTTAATAACTTAAATCTGGATGAAGAAGAAAAAGCGCGCGCCGCTTTTGCCGCCGCTTTTTCGGATGAAGAAACAGCCCGCGCCGCTGCTGAGCTGGAAACAGCCCCAGCCGTTCAGGATGAAGAAGAAACAGCGCCCGCCGCTGAATTCGTGCCCGCTGATAGGCTGAAAATCTGGGGCGTTTCCCCAGCCGTTCAGGATCTTGCAAATTATTCCCCAGCCGTGGCCGCGCAAATGAAAATACAAAATAATGTATATACTTATAATTCTATTTTGCCCGGTTTAATAATGATACATAAACACGATAATAATTTATTTGTTATTATTCTGGATGCAACAAACAAAGGATATAAAACAAAGGAATTATATATTTATCCAAACAGCCGCAAACGTGCCAAATTAATAACAAAGTTTTATTATAAGCTGGATATTCAGCCCGGCGGGAAAAGTTTGTTTGACGTTTGCCCAGCCGCCGAAATTGGCAAAGTATTAAATATTTTAGCCGTTCAGAATAAAGATATATTTAATTTAGCCGCGCCCGTTCAGGATGCCGCGCCCGCTGCTGATCCCGTGGCCGCTGAGGATGCCCCAGAAACAGCCGCAAACGTGCCCGCCGTATCTTTGCCCGCTGCTGAGCTGGAAACAGCCCCAGCCGTTCAGGATGAAGAAACAGCCGCGCCCGCCGTATCTTTGCCCGTGCCCGTTTCCGCTGTTTCTGTTTGGTATGCCGTTTATCAGTGTGGCAAATTGGAAAACGTTTATTTTTCCAAACTGTTAGCGGATGAAATAGTAATTAATTCGTTATTCGTGGCCGGGGAAACAAAGGATCTTTTAGCCGTGCCCAGCCCCAGCGCCGCGCCCGCTGAATTCCCGCGCCAAACGTGCCCGCTGTTTGCAGCCGTGGCCGCCGTTCAGGATGAAGAAACAGCCCCAGCCGTGGCCGTATCTTTGCCCGTTGCTGATAGTGTGCCCGCTGAGGATGAAACAGCCCAGCCCGCGCCGTTTGCGTCGATCTTTGCAATAATGCCGGAAATTTGGGAAACAGCCGCGCCCGCTGCTGAGGATGAAACAAACGGCGCGCCCGCTGCTGATAGTGTGCCGTTCCTGGATGAAGAAACGCCCGCGCCGTTTGCCGCTGAGGATGCCCCAGCCGTGGCCGCTTTTTATTTAGCCGCTGAATTTTCGCGCCGTGCCCGCCGTGTTTTCAGTTTTGCCGCCGCGCTTTTGTCGCTGCTGCTGATAACAGCCGCGCCGCGTTTTATTGCATCCGTGGCCGTTCAGGATGCCCAGCCCGCGCCCGCTTTTATTTTGGATGAAGAAACAGCCCCAGCCGCGCCCGCTGATAGTGTGCCCGCTGCTGAGCTCAGAAACAGCCCAGAAACGGCGCCCGCCGTGGCCGCTGATAGTTTGCCCGCCGTGGCAAAGAAACAGCCCAGAAACGCCCGCAAACGTGCCCGCCGTGTTAATCCTGATAATTTAGCCCCAGCCGTGGCCGTATCTTTGCCCGCGCCCGCTGATAGTGTGCCCGCTGATAGTGTGCCGTTTATCGCTGCTGCTGATAGTGTGCCGTTCCTGGAAACAGCCGCGCCCGCTGATAGTGTGCCCGCCGTTGCATCCGTGGCCGCTGATAGCATAACAGCCGCGCCCGCTGAGGATGCCCCAGCCGTTCAGGATGCCGCGCCCGCTGCTGAGGATGAAGAAACAGCCGCGCCCGCTGCTGAGGATGAAGAAACAGAAACAAACGGCGCGCCCGCTGATAGTGTGCCCGCTGATAGTGTGCCCGCTGCAAACAGCCCAGCCCCAGCCGTGCCCGTTTCATCCGTGGCCGTTCCTGGATGCCCCGCCGTGCCCGCCGCGCTGCTGCTGATCCTTATGTTATAGACTATCTGAGAAATTAAGCGCTTTTGCGAATTAGAAAACAGTATTACACGTTATAGACTATCTAAAAAATTAAGATTATGTTTACCGTTGATTTTTCCTATTTCGACAAAGAAACGCGCCGCGTTTGTGGTAGTATGTATTATTTCTTTGAAATTACGATCGATGAAACGTTTCATACAGAAACAGCCGCCGCCCAGCAAAAAACTTTTGTCGACGGGCTGAATTCTGGATGCCTGGATGATGAATTAACAGAAATTGCCGCGCCGCTGATTTACGAAATTTGCCCGGTACAATATTCAGATATAGAATTAGCCACGGGCACGGGCGCCGCTGTTATAACGAATATCGTATTAACGCCCAGCGACGCGGATCTGCTGGATGAAATACGCGCCGCCGTGCTGCATAACAGCCCGGAAACGGAAATAAACGTCTATTATAGGAACGTTTGAAAACTGAGGAATTTAGAGAAACAGAAATATAGTATTAACAGATTAAAATTTAAAGATTATGGAAACGATTTTTGAAAAGTACTACGAAAATTTAGACGACGCGCGCGCCGCCGCCGCCGCTAAACGTGCTGAATTAAAGAAACAGTACAAATGCTATTTTGATTGCAGCGTTTGGGATGCCTGGAAAGATAACCACTTTGAAAACGGCCGTTGGTATCGTTGGATCGTTATAGCTTGCATTTGGCCTGATACTATTCTGGATTAACGCCCAGCCCACATATACCTTTATATATATTATAGCAACGATTAAAAACTGAGGAATTATGAAAATTAAGAATATCAATACGGCTGCTGATTTTTATGCAGCTACAAGAAAGAACGGCGACGCCCAGCGTTATCCGTATGCCGTGGATGCCGTGGTCTATTATATCTGGGGCGACGACGATCGGATGAATTTAGTCAAAATGTTAGCCCGTGGCGAATACGGCCACAATCGGGATAACTGTTTAGCGGATGATACTGAGCTTAACGCGCTTATGCTGGATTATGAAAACAGCTGGGGCGAAAATATGGAATACCTTAACGAACGTATTGCTAACATGCAGCTTGTGTGTGGCCTGAAAGTTAGCGACGTGTTTTAATCCATATACATATTATAGAAACATTTTAAAACTGAGGAATTATGAAAAAGTATATTCTTTATCGTATCGACGGAAACAATACCGTATATTACGAAAATACAAATTTGTCAACCGGGATGCCCCGCGAAACAAAAGATATCAATTTGGCCTATCTATTCCGTACTGAGGAAACGGCAAAGTATTACGCCACGTGTTTCATCAATTTCGCCCAGCATTACGGCGAAACAGTTGTTGAATATCAGATACAAGAAATCGGCGTTTCTGAGGATGCCCAGGATAAAAGCAATTTCTTCTTAACCGTTCAGATTGTGGATAACGACGCGACGGGATATGAAAGCAAAGTACTGTTAGACGTGTTCAGGATGCCGTATTTTGCCACGTTTGAGGATGCAAAGAAACGTGTCCGCGAATTGATAACGGGAACGGCTGGAATTCTATGCACGGCCAAAATTGAAAGTTTGCGCGACGGATTATGCAGCGTGCATTTCGTTCAGGAATATAGCTGGGATCCGTGCCGTCACACAAGTTATTACGCCCAGCCCCAGCAATAACGTTATAGACGTGCTGAGAAATTAAGATAGTATAGTATTAACAATTTAATCCTGAATAGATATGAAGAAAATTGGTTGCGTTAACGCTGCAATTACATGCACGCTGCATGATGCCCGTGGAAACGTTCTGGGCACCACGATAGACACGCCAAACGCTATTGCATACGCTATGGCAAAGAATAAGAAGATAGCCCGCGCCGTGGCACACTATCAGTATTTCGGCGACACGATAACGGAACGCGCCCAGCTGCAAGATCGGTTTTCGTGGGTACTGAAAGAAACAAATCTGGGCGAACATTTGCGCTGGGCCTAACAGCCCCAGCCCGGAAAGATAGGGAAACAATAACATTATAGCAACGATTAAAAACTGAGGAATTATGGAAACAACGATTATCAAAGTAAACAGCGCTTGTGTTTGTGGCGTTGATAGCAATTACGACGTATTGTACCGTAACAGCGACGGCACGCTGTTTATAGCCCGCCGCAAAGATTACGATAACCACGGTAATTTTTCGGGCGTGCCCGTTATGATAGTGACGGCTGATAGCCACGCGAACGTTAATCCTGAAAAACTGTTCAGGATGCTGGGTGGAAATGATAGCTTTACGGACAAATTGACCGGTATTGTGGATTGGGAAACGCGTCTGGATTGGCTGAGCTATTTCACGGATGAAGAAAAACGTTTGGCCGTGCTGATTGAAAACCAATTAAAGGAATTGCGCTGGGCTGCATAACTTTCAGCCCCAGCCCCAACAAAGAGGAAAGTAACACTTTATAGAAACATTTTAAAATTGAGGAATTATGAAAACGAATATAGTTATCAGTATCGACGCGCTGAAAGCATACGCAAAGGAACACGGGCTATCAGTACGTTTCCGCGACAAGAAAACCGATCAGGGCGATTTCTGCATCTTCATCTACGATAAGAATTTCCGCGAAAGCTACGCCGTCGGCTACGACGGCACGTATAACAGCCAATACGGCTGCACGCTGGATGATTGTATCAAAAGCGCCTATAAGTGGATTGACAAGCGCGACAAGCGCTTTATATTCCGCGACGGAAAGTGGCAATACGGGCGCTATCATTTCATCCTTTGGAAAGATAAGAAAAGCTGGGATAAGGAACACTACCTAACGGCTGAGGATGCCGACACGGCTGCTGCAGCATACGTGGCCCAGGGCTACGCCGTGGTATGTTACCTAACGTCACCAACGGATAACAGTTATGAGCTGTTTAAGACATACGGCGACGTGGCTGGAAACAGAAAGTAACTATACGTTATAGTGAGAAATTAGAATTAGGGAATTAACGAATAAAGCATTTACGATTATGAAGAAGAATTTTGAAATAACGGATCTGAGCAAAAGCAAAGACGTTGTAAGATACGAAAATAGGAACGGCAAAAATCAGCCTGGTTATAACTTTTGCTATATCCTGAACGTGAATAATAAGTTTTACCGTGTCGTGACGTTTGATAACTGGGGCACTGAGGATGAAATGCAAGAAAAGAAGTGGGGCATTTGGTCTGGTGCATCCATATTCAGGAAAACCGTGTCCGTGCTGGTGTACGTGCTGTGCCGCGACGGTTACTATTATCTGTGTTCTACGGCTAACAGCTTTGGCAATAATGATTTGCTTTTGCCGTTCCGACATAACATCGTGACGTGTGGCGACAAGCGCCCAGAAGAAATGCCGTGGAACGGATTGTGGGATGAAACGGCGCCACTACCTGAAGAAAAGCTCAGCGACGGCACGTCGGATGCCGTGGTACACCTTTATCTGAACGGCGCGCCGTTCTACGGCTACGCCGCGTTTGTCAACGGCTACAACGGCTATCAAAGTACACCTATTGACGGCATGCTTTGCGCCGTGGTTGCAACGGCTGGTAGCCCCAACGGGTCGTGCTGGGATGAAAACGGCGCGCCGAATAAGGTAACGGACAAAGACGGTAATCCTATCATCCTGAAAGCGCGCCGTGGATCCAGCCGTATCTATCAGGGCTATCTGAATATCAGCTTTGAGGATGCCTGGTATGGCAACGGCGAAATAGCCCATAAGTACGGTTTTAAGTAATATCGGTAGGCCCGTCAGGAATTATAGACCTATCTGGGGATCGGTGCCCCGGCGGGCCACAAAGTACAAAGTACATATCTTTAAGTTATTAATCTATCATATCAGCCTCCCGTGACGGTGCCGCTGATTTCTAAGAAGAAAAAAACAGTGCTTTATAGCAACAATATATATTTGAGGAAATTTAAGTTTAACAATTTTAATTCAGTATAGTTATGGTTAAGATAGAAAATCAGAAAATCACGGGCACGCTGACAAATGAGGTTGTTAATATCCTCAGCGACGCGCTGCTGCACGAAATGGAACGCTACAATCAGGCTGCAGCCCTGGTGACGGACACGGAGGCCCGCGAGGCCGTAGAACGCGCCAAGCATCGCGTTTACGCCGTGTTCCAGACTATCAATCAGTTTATCGAAGATCCTTCGTTATAGTAATCATCTAAAATTAAGGAATTATGGCAAAGAACATTTCAAACGATTACAGCAACGAGCTACGCTACGTCGTACCGTTTGCATCTTGGCTGGACCGTCACCCGACGGCTGCAAGTATCATTATCTGGTTAATGGTGTTGGCGTTGGCCTACGTGGTATTCACTTATGATTTCACTATCCCTGCATATCAGTAGGCCGTGACACCTTTATATATATTATAGCGAACATCTAAAATCACAAGATTATGGCGACAAAGGAAATAAAGCCCCTGACGACGGGACGACTGATAGAGGCCGTGATGAAATATCGGGGCATGGACGTAGAGGAACTGGCAAAGGCTATTGACTACCATCCTATGAACTTGTATAAGCTGCTGAATGGCTCTAAGAATATCACGGATCGAATGGCCTTGAAAATTGGCAAGGCTCTGAATATGTCCCCGCTTGTCATCATGCAGAGCCATAGTATCGAATTTCTTGCGTCCATTCGGTAGTAAGAACATAAGAACATATTATTAACAATTTAATTCAGATAAGATTATGGCAAAGAAGACTTACAGCGAGATAGCTGATTTGCGCTACAAGGTGCAGAACCCAATACTAAGAGAGCAGACCAACATATACGGCATTATTACAGCCGTGCGCGATCTGCGCATGACGCTGCTTTCGGGACTGATGAAGGACGTACTTTTGTGGCAAACCATCCTGACGGGTACGGAAGACGGCGCAATCGTCTGCGACGTGTGGCACTGGCTCTTCGACAAGTACCCGACATTCGTCACTCAGACCGACCGCAACACGGGCGCCATCCTCGACGCCTGGGTAGCCGAGAACTAAGTCACCTTTATATATATTGACTACCGTCGAAGAGCCTCACGCTCGACATAGCCCGAATACGATTCGGCTTTGTACTCGCTTAATCGGCTCTTTATACACCCTGTTTATAATCACTTTAAAATATCACAGAATTTTTTTCACACGGATTGCACGGATTTCACGGATTTATTTTGTAAATTTGCACCGTGGTTGAGAACCACACCGCGAGAACGGGCGGCACCTCGGCATAACAAGCGAGCTTGATTCTGCACTCGGTTTGCACCGTCCTTGCACCAGAATATTAATAGTTTAATTCAATAAGATTATGAAACGATTAGTCAAAAGTCATTTTATCAAGGCGGAGAAGCCTTTTGAGGTTTTTACATACGTGAGTGAAGGTCCGTTCCTGCAGGCTGGGCAGCTGATAGGCAACATCATCAACATCTATCAGGATGACGAGAAGGAGGGCAAGGTAAGTTACGATCATGTGCCGGTGTTCCGCAACCCTGATAAGAGGTGGATGCTCGATTCCGACCATGCCTTCGTAGGGTATCACGACATCATGGAGAGTGATATCCTTCCGCTTGGGTTCGAGGGCGACCAGGTTGGACTGAAGGCCATCAACATCATGCGCGGGATAGATTATCATTCTGGTGACAATGGCCACGACCCGAAAGACATCTTCGCTTATTTCGACTCAACAGGGTTAAAGTACGACACGTTGGCTGACGAAATAGCAAAGGGTAATGCTGACGGGGAGTTCAAGGATATGAAGGCCCGCATAGAGCATCGCCACGAGAACAACGGCTACAGGACGTGGGATGAGTATTATCTGGAGATCAACGAGGGGATTGCCATGTTCGTACAGCTCGACAATGGTGCTACGACTGAGCCTGTCGTGGACTTGGCGCGTCAGATGCGCGACTGGCGGGAGTTGGGCGTGGAGTGGCCTACAATAGTGGTCAGGGATGAATACTACGAGTATCAGATCCTGGAATTGGCGATGTGTGCGGAGATGATGGCCACACACATGATTGAGCACGGGACGAAATGTATAGAGGATGTTTACAGGCTGCGTGTGCAGGCTGGATGTAATCGGGTGACGATTGAAACGATTTACAGCGTGGCATCGGATGCTCTGCCTTTTGGAGGAAAGACTGCGCAGGAGAGAGCCGACGAGGTGATTGTCAGGGCCGTGGGCGAGGGCCTGCTGACTGTTGACAACGACTGCGTGACGTTCTCTGACGAGATTGGCAGAATGGCCGAATGGAAATTCAGTCCCAAATCGGACGAGTGAGTGGATGAATATCTTTATAGAATTAAATTGTTATTGAGGGTTGCCTGTCCGAGAGGATCGGCAATCTTTTTTTATTTTTAGTCCCAAAATGAAAAACATAAATCCGTATCTTTGCGCTAAATAGATTTAGCGCGAGTACGGGCTGCGTCTCAGCATACTGAAAGCGAGCTTTCGTCTGCATTCGACTTGCACCGTCCTTGTCATCAAGAAAACAAAATCAAGTTATGCCAAAGATGAAACCAACAAGAAGCTGGGTGGAGGTGAGAGACCTCACGGAGAAGTTCGAGTGGCGAGATCCGAAGACTGGTGTCACGACTCGTGGTTATAATCCACCTGGCGGGAAGGACGGGAAGGGTGTCAGCCGTGTGCCATTCCATATCAAATACATTACGGGTAAGGGCCAGATGGAGGAGGGCTTCTGCACCTGCCTGAAGGTCTATCCGGAAATCAAGCAAAGGATGATCCAATATGTCGAGTCGAAACAGATCCGCAGAGTGAGGGATTATCTGATTATGGAGATTGACGGCGTAAGAATCGTAACTCATTAAAAATCGTAAATAACATGATGAATGATTTGGAAATTGTATTGACGATGATCGCCATCGCGGGGGTGGTCGGAATCGGGGCGTTCGTTTGGACGAAGGTGAAGAAGGGCACAAAGGGGTCAGACCCCAAAGCTGAGCCCAAAGAGGAGGCAGCAGAAATGCCAGACCCCGTGACTGAGCCCAAGACTGAGCCGGAGGTTGACCCTGCTGAGACGAAGGCGTCGGAGGTGGTCGACGAGGTGCTGACGAGGTTTAATCCGGTGATCAACGTATCGGAGCAGAGCATGACGTTCGACTATCTGGTGAAGGTGGCGACTGAGGCTTGGCGGCAGTTCTACAAGGGCGAGTCGGGTTGGGGTCTTCCCCTACTCTACCGGCCTGAGCTGTTCCCGACGATTACGGACATCTATCAGGGTCGGCGCGACGAGGACGCTGCGTTCAGTACGTTGGTGGGCTGGGTGTGTGCGCTGCACCTGAGCGAGCTTTGTTCGCTGAAGCGTAACGAGCTGATGCCTATCGGCTACTCGGCGGGCGGCTATTCGGCTGAGAGTGATATCTTCGGCTATGAGTTTAGGAGTGACCCGACGGTGGCGCGACTGATTGGCGGCTCGCTGCTGGCGGTGATGCACGGCGTGGCTAAGCCTGACATCGAGAGGATGCGCAGCGAGGTTGGCGGCAAGGGGTACGACCGGACGCTGGAGGACATCGTTGACCAGGAGAGTCGTTACAATGTGGCTGACGATGGGTTCTATATCGACTTCAGACGGTTTATGGTGTCGGCTCCTGGGCCGTATGCGCCGGGCTATCAGGACCGCAGTCAGCTGCGAGGGACGTTCACCGACGAGAAGGTATCGAACGGTTGTCTGGCGATGGACATGAAGATCCACGAGGTGATTGTGTCGCGCTCGAATCTGCCGGGGCAGCTGGCGGTGCAGGCAGTGGCTGACAAGGAGTGGGATGAGCACCATCTGTATGGCGATGACCGTCGCGATGTCGGTGGGTTGTATGATTTCCATGCGGTGTTCGGTCAGGAGACGATTGATATGAGGATTGACCCTGAGTGTGAGCTGGCTCAGTCGGTGGCATGGGCGAAGACGGCTGGCAGTAATGCGCGTGGTATCCTGCAGCATGCAAACTCGGCGTATGGGCCTATCGAGTATGGAAGGTTGCGCCCTGGGTGCTCGTGGACGCAGGAGGCTACGAAACATTCGCAGACGGACGACCGCGAGAATGCCTTGGCGAACTTCGTGATTGAGGACGGCGACGGGTGCCCGACGGGTTACTACGACGAGAATGGTGTTTGGGTGAAGCCGCAGGAGTGTTCGTCGCCCGAACAGTATGAGGAGATGCAGAAGCGGAATCTCTTTGCGAACTCTTACCCGAGTGGCCATAGCGGCGGTATCACGTGCGCAGCAATGATGCTGATGGAGGCGTACCCGTACAGGTCTGATAAGATCCTGAAAGCGGCGAACAGTTTCTCGCTAAACAGAAGCGTGTCGCGCTACCACTGGACGAGCGATGTGTTGCAGGGTCGTCTGGTCGGCTCGGCGATGTCAGCGATTTGCAGAGCGGCGAAGAGTTAAGGGATCACGGATGACACGGATTTCACGGATTTCAAATATATATTTAAACCAACAAGACTATGGGAGTGATAACTTATAAGGAAGGATCGAAGGGGGCGGTAGTGACCCTGATTCAGAAGGCGGTCGGGTGCTATCCTGATGGTATATGGGGTAAGCTGACGACTGAGGCGGTGAAGAACTACCAAAAGGAGCATGGCCTGACGGCTGATGGTATCGCGGGGCCGAAGACGCTGCTGGCGATGGGAATTGACACAAAGGGGTCAGGCACTTCTGTGTCGTTGGACTCGGTGGTCAGTTCTTACGGCGGGAAGACCATCCGCCTGAAGCGAAGCAAGCGCAGGATTGACTATATCGTCATCCATTGTACGGCTACTCAGGAGGGGCGCGACATGACGGTGGAGGACATCCGCAGGCAGCACAAGGCGCAGGGTTGGAGCGATTGTGGTTATCACTATATCATCTATCGTGATGGCACGGTGAATATCGGGCGCGACGTGGACATCAGCGGTGCGCATGTCAGTGGGTATAACTCGAACAGTATCGGCATCTCGTATGTCGGTGGTCTGGAAAGCCGGCCTAGTGTGCCTTATTCCATGCTGAAAGCGAAAGATACTCGCACGGATGCTCAGAAGGCCAGTCTGCTGTCGCTGCTGATGGATTTGCGGAAGCTCTATCCGAAGGCGAAGATTCAGGGGCACCGTGACTTTTCTCCCGACAAGAACCACGACGGGGTTATCTCGCCTGATGAGTGGGTAAAAGAATGTCCCTCATTCGATGCCAAGTTCGCGTATAGAAACGTTTAATATTGAAAATTGAAAATTCAATGTATATAGCTCCATGTTGTGTTGATAAAGACCTGCCGAAGGTGATGAAGGAGGCGAAGGGTGGCTTCTGCTTCTTTCAGACGAACGGTGATGTGACTCTGGAGAAGCTGCTTGGCGCGGTGAGTCGTCTGGCTGGTGATGAGCATGTGATTGTGCTGACGGTACCAGAGGTGGACGTGATGATGTTGCGCACACTGGCCTACTACTTCCGTCGTGGATGGACGCAGGCGCTGCTGCTGCTGACGCAGCGCAGTCAGAAGGAGTTGGTGGAGAGTGAACTCAATGGGTATCTCGACCGTGTTCACTATGCAGTGGATCCGCTGGTGCTCGACGCGCAGCTGGCTATCATCGGCTGCGACACAAAGGACACAAAGGGGTCAGGCACTTTTGTGTCGTTGTCGCTCGTCATTCAGGGTGCGATGTTGTCGCAGGCTGATTTCTCGTTATCGCTTTACGCGGCTTGGCTGGGCAGTGACAAGGATGTTCTGCTGCAGGCGATCGACCCGGTGATAGCGAAACTGAAGATGAAGGCGGTCATCGACCACTACGACCAGGCTTGCATCGGCCGGATTCTGAATCGTGAACTCTAAATGTAATAATGTCACAATAATATTGTTTTCTTTATGTGTGGCGGCGGCCACGAGTAAATAACGAATATTTTCTCTAAAATTTATTTATTTAATTCTGATTTAACTAGAATCCAAGAGCGAGGCAGCCGTGATGGCCCCCTCGCTCCTTTTAGTCTTGCCCGGTCGGTGCTCACGCATCACGGGAATGGTTTCATAAGTTAGCTTCGCTGACTTTTTTCACGCTCGGCATAGACCGAAAACGGTTTCGTCTCTGCTTTCACTAACTCAAAAGTTCACTTGATTTATTAACTCGCATTGCTGCGAATCTTTGGGTGTTAGTCTTATTTCAAATCAATGGTTATTTCAATCTCATGGCCGCAGTGTGGACATCGTATCGTGTGCGTGGACTGTTCGTCGTCGGCTACAAGTTCCGAGACCGTCACACCAATAGCGTCGGCAATATCTTTCAGACGGGAGAGTGATGGATTGCCATTGACCGCCTGACTCACAGCCTGCTGCGAGATACCGAGTTTATCGGCCACCTGCTGCATCGTGAATCCTTTCCTGCTGATTACTGCCTTGATGTTCATACTATATATTTTTTGTAAGAAATGGGCTGCAAAGATAAGCATAATATCTAAAAGTTCCAAATCTTTTGGCAATAATTAAATATATATATTGTTTTTCTTAATTTCTGTAAATATATAGTTTGTATTTGTTAAATCATAGTTAAATTTAAACTATATATTGTATTTTTCTTCATAAATATTTGGTAATACAAGATATATATTGTATCTTTGCACCATAAATAATATAATTAATAAGGAATATGAGACAATTTGACTTCACAACGAACATTGAACATCGAGTTCCTGGAACTGGCAAGGTATTCATGATTGACCGCATGACATCGGACTGGGCTGAGCGTCATCCGCTGAACGTGGATCAGCTGATAGAGGACGTGTATCAGGAGTTTGCAGGCACTGAGTTTGAGGAGAGCCGCGAGGCGCTGCGCAAGGTGTGGATGGCCACGCTGTCGATGCCTGTGCATGGTGATATTAAGATCTATCCGAACAATGGTGGTGCCAGTCGGCCTGCAGCCGTCAAGGTATGGCTTATGGCTGGTGACTACTGGCGTAGCGGTCTGCGCATGGGTGATGTGCTGCCTGAGAAGTGTCCGAGCACAAAGATTACTCGTCTGGAGGATGGCGGTTGGATTGCGCTATTCCCGAAGGATTTGCACCTTCTGGAGAGCTCGTCGCCCGTTACGGAGCCCGTCGCTGATGAAGGATCTAATCTCCCCAAGATAGATGATGAGAAACTTAAATCTGATGATTCTGATGGTACTATGGAGGCACACGAGCCGCAGGAACTGTCGCTGTTTGACACCGACGACGAAAGGGCTACGACAGATGCGGCTAAGGGCGACCAGGGCGTGACCGAAATAAATGCTACGGCGGCCTACCACAGCGGCACGCCTCTGGCCCCTACCCCATCGGAACTTGAGAAGAATGCTGAGTGTCGTCGTCGTCGCATGGCTGAGCGCGAGGCTAAGCGTGAGGCTCGGTTAAGGGCTTATGAGGAGCGTATGGAGCGTGAGGCCCGCGAGGCGGAGGAAGTTGAGCGTGAGGAGCAGCGTAAGAAGATCATCGCTGCCGTCGGTGCTGCAGCCATTACACTGGTGATGATATATTACTTCGGTCTGCTTGGTCCTGCTGTCTTCGGCCTTCTGGCCGGAGGATTGCTGAAGGGATGAAAATAGTTTTGTAGTTTTATTAATAAAATAGTTATATAAATAGTTAGTTATCAATGTTATTTAAGTTATATATATTATATAAGGTATATAGATAGTTAGATAAGTAGATAGATAAATAGTTATCTAAGAAGATATATAGGAAGATATATAGGAAGCTAAATAGTTAAATGATGTTAGAGAAATAAATAAAATAGTTAGATAATTAGATATATATTTATAATTTGTATTATCTTTGTAGCGTTTTTACGTGACGACATTAATTGACTTCAAAAGAATATGGAAACAAGACTGAAAGAAGTGTTGGCCGTTGTCAACAACAAAGGTGGAGTAGGGAAGACCACCACCGTACAGAGCCTGGCTGCAGCGATGAAGCGCTACCGCAAGGACTGGCGCATACTCGTGATGGATATAGACCCACAAGGCGACCTGTCGAAGCTGATGGGCTTTGGTGCGTCGTATGGTGACAGTCCGACGGTGACGGATGCACTGGCATCGGAGCAGGGTAGGCTGCCAATCTATAAGAGTGACCGTGGTATCTATTTCGTGCCGTCGTCACCTGCCTTACAGAAGATCGAGCCGAAACTGATGGCACAGATGCAGCCTTATATGGTGCTTCGGAAATTAGTGCTTGGTGAGGTGGAGGATTGCTCGGGCGAAGGTATCACTACAATTCCCGATTGGTTCGATTATGTGTTGATAGACTGTCCGCCTGCCCTCTCGATGTGTACCTATAATGCGATGGCGGTGGCGAGTGGATTGTTGATTCCTGTCCAGATGGAGGGACTGAGCGTATCAGGACTGGCACCGATTATTGTGGAAATGGAACGGGTTAAGCGAGAACTAAACCCGCAGCTCGAACTGCGAGGTCTGCTGCCTGTGATGGTGGACTCTCGTCCGAACATCGTGAAGTCGTTTGTGGAGTATCTGCACCAGGCGTATGGGGATAATGTCTGTGAAACGATGATCCCTCGTAGCGTGAAGGTGAATGAAGCGCAGACAAAGAAGCAGGATATCTATGAGTATAAGCAATGGTCGCCAGCGGCCAATGCCTATGAAGCGCTTTGCAAGGAACTATTCTGATTTGGAACTATTAAAGTAGAAAAATAGTAAACTAATAAAAATATTTTTGTTATGGCAGAGAAGAAGAAAGGCAATAAGTGGAACCTGGCAGAGTTGCAGGAGACGCTGGTCAAGGACACGGAGCAGAAGATTGAACAGGGCTTTAAGGAAATTGCGGACACAAAGGGGTCAGGTGCGCATGCAGAACAGCAGTCGGTGTATCAGGAGCCGACGCAGAACATCAATATCCCGATTCCGTCATCGCAGCACGTGAGGCTGAAGGTGATCAGTGCCACAAGCCGACAGACGATGAAGGATATGGTGGTGCAGGCCATCGGACTCTGGCTTGATGTGCAGGAGGGGAAGATTGAAATCAAGAAATAGTTACAGAGATTTACCCCTTAGCGTAGGTCGCCATAACTATAAACTGGTTAACCTACGAAAAGGTATTGTTACATGGATTTACCCCTCATAAGTGCGACGATGAAACCCGTTAGTTACATAGATTTACCCCTTAGACGACATGACTCCTTTAATTTATATAAGGTAGTCTATCGTCTTTTAGAGAGCTTTTCTTTATTAAGAGAATTAACGGGTGTGGCCAATCGGGCTGAAACCCGCATCATCAGAGGGCTTTCACGTTATGGGAAGGGGCAATTTCATGTAACTGTTCGGGCTGTAACCGTAACTATATGGGCGAAACCCGGTAACTGTCGGATACAATCTATGGATATTTTCGTATGAGGGGTAAAAACATGTAACTGTCAGACTCCAGCACCAAGGGGTAAAAACGTGTAACTATCACGTCTGAGGTGAGGGGTAAAAGTATGTAACTATATATATAAAGGTATATGGCGAAGAAAAAGAAGAACGAGGAACAGGAGCAGCAGGAGACTGGTCTGTTGCCGAAGGAGTGGCTTTACAACCCGGTGGTCTATTCACAGATCAGCGGTGACTTCTCGTTACTGCAGCAGCGTATCCTGGCTGGTGTACTCGACGAGATGCAGGACAAGATACTGCGCTCAATCAACGATAAGGAGGACGGTAAGCAGTTTCCCAGTCTGTTCTCTGATGCGGAGATGATGGGCGACTCGACGACCATCGAGATATCGCCGAAGAAGTTCGGTATCATCCCTGAGCACTACGACTATCTGGAAGAGGCGCTGAGGGACCTGGCCAACAAGCGCATCGGTTTTCCGAAGGCCTACAAGGACAAGATGAACTACGTGGTGGCACCGCTGTTCGCCCGACTGGAACTGCCGATGGGCAACAGCCGACGGACGGGTAAGGTGAAGGTGGTGATGCTCAATGAGAATATCCGTGACTTCCTGTCGATGGACAAGGGTTACACGGAATATCTGTCGAGAATCACGCAGATATCGAAGAAGGTGCGCACACCGCGTATCTACACCTTCCTCGCATCGTTCAAAGATGCGGGCCACAAGAAGGTGGACTATAAGGACTTCTGTAAGTTCCTGGGTATCGACGACGAGACTGCCCGTGCCGACCGTCTGAACAAGATCAACGAGCAGCTGAAGAACAAGGAGATTACGCAGAAGGAGGCCAACGAGCGGCTGGAGGCGCTGACGAAGTGGGAGAACCCCTTCCGTAAATGGAACAAGGTGCAGTCGCAGATCCTTGACCCTGCGAAACTGGAGCTTGACACGTTTTCGGACAATGACCAGATTGACATCACCTTTGAGTATGAGCCGCTCTATGAGAATGGCAGGAAGCGCGGCAATCCGAGTCATATTCAGTTTACCATCATCAAGAAACGGCTGGCTCTTGAGCATGATGCGGAGAAGCGTATCAGTAGGCAGCGCCACCTGTGGGTGAGGACGATGTGCGACTGGTGCAGGGATTTCAGGGCTTACGACCTGCGTGAACTGGTTGCGAGGATTCAGGACGAGGAGCTGGACGAATTCATGAGTTATTGCTTCCATGATATCCGTGACGCTGTGGAGCGTAAGCAGCCTGACAATGTGGTAGCTTATGCCACGACGATAATGGAGAATTATATCAGGGATGTAGAGCGTAAGCGTGGTGCCATCCGGCAGCCTGAGCAGCAGTCGGAGGACTTGTTTGTGAGGGACGAGCCCGACTATATCCCCGGTGAGGCATCCGACAAATGGCAGCAGCTGGTATCGGACACCACTAGGCCTGTCAGGTCACTGTTACAGCGGGCGAGATACAATGGTCTGCGCAACGGGCAATTTTATGTAACTATCAACAAGGAGGACGCCCGGTTTTGGTCGGGGAAGACTATGGAACCCGTCTATGAGAAGGCACGCCAATTGCTTGATTTACCGAAGCTGGCTCCGGCGATTGTGAAAGACATTATTGAATAGTTACATAGATTTACCCCTTATCGGATGGGATGATTTCTGACAGGTTCGGAAATCGTCCCATTTTTTATTTCGTTAAGATTTAACTTTGTCGTTGAAATCAATTCAATTCAAAGTTATGAAACAGTCATTATTGAAAACCTTCAAGGACAGATGGTCGAACTGTCAGATAGAGTGGCCGACCGTCGGCACGTTTATCGGAATCGTCGGATTCTGGGTGTTTGTCATGATCTTCCTGGTATCAACGTGTAGCTGTGCGTCGCACAAGGAGACCCACGAGCATCAGACGCATGTGGTGAATGCCGACACGCTGGCGTCGGAGGCCAAGCACGACGGGCACCATCAGCAGACCAGTGTGGATCTCGACTCCATCGTGACTGCCTCGGTGTGGGCGGCGATGCAGGAGTTTGCAGCTCAGGAGCATCAGAAGGAGACAACCACCGAGACGATTACGACGTGGGTGGATAGTCTTGGTCGTGAGATGCGCCAGGAACAGCGCACGACTCAGCGTGAGATATCGAAGCAGGAGCAGCAGCGCTGGCAGCAGACCGAGGAGCGCTGGCAGAACGAGCTGCACAAGACGCTCTCACAGATGGATTCGACCTGGAGTGACCGATTGACGCAGATGGAGGCGCACCTGTGGGATTCACTATCGCAGCAGTTCGACCAGACGAAGCAGACGAACATGGACGGTGGTCCGACCTGGTGGCAGAAGACGTGGGCGTGGCTCCGTGGCATCCTTGTTGGCATCGCCATCGCAGCAGGCACGTTCTTATATTTTAGACATAAGAACATAAGAACATAATATATTTAAAATTGAAATAAATCGTCAATCACTTTATGAAACCATCAACAACGAAGAAGGCCGAGGTGCAGGGTCAGGATGTGCGCCATTATTACCGTGTGGCAGCGGAATCAGCCACGGGGAAGGCGATTACCCGCTTCTGGCACGCTTGTCAGAAATGCGAGGAGGCAGCCGACGACTACTGTAAGAAGTTCGGCGCGAAGTATTTCTATTCCAATCCGCAGTTCTTTGCGGGAGGCGTGGCCTGCGTGGCGTTTGCCAAAGGGGAGAAAGTCGACGAGAAACTATGGCGCAAGTTCATGGTATTGGACGGCGACCAGTATTATGTCCCTTCCTGTGAGGCGGTGCGCGAGTCGGTGGAGATACCCAGCCGTGAGTATCAGATGAAGGACTCGTGGGACACTATCTATCTGCGTGACAAGATTCAGGAGATCAGTGTGCCGACGGAGGATGGCCAGACTGTGAAGAAGGTCGTGATGCCGAAGATCTCGTTCCGTCCCGTCGGTGAGCAGACCGACCCGCAGGGACGACCGATACAGGCCTCTCGTAAGCAGCGACGGGCCATCATCGCCGAGCAGAAGCGATTAAAGCTGCCGGTGATGACCGTGCAGCAGCTGTACCGTATCCTCGGTGCCGAACTGCCGGAGGGCAGGCTATCGGAATCGACACCGACGTTCTTCCTGCGCTCGACGACCTATTACATCGGCTGTGTCTATCCGTGCCGTGCGAAGGGTATGGAGGAGATTACCCCGCAGCAGTACCGCATGAACCAGTCGCTGGCCGAGCGCGAAGAGAAGCGGGCGGCTAACTGAGCGTCAGTTGGGTTCCTTCTTTTCAAGCCAGTCTATCAGCCCTTTTTTCCGTCTGTCTGGCCGTATATGGCGTCGTCGTTGACCGTCATGTGCGGCCATTCCTTTTGTTGCTGTTCTGGCACACGGCTGATCAGTTTCTGGATGGTCTCGTCGTAGCCCTTGCGGATGTTGTCCTCGCGCTCGCAGTACTTGGCATGGATGGCGTTGATCTCGCGCTCGTAGTCTAGTTTGGCCTCTGCGAGTTCCTGTTTCGCCGCCGCCAGTTTCAGCTGCAGTTCGGTTATCTCCGCGTTTTCCTGCGCCTTCTTGCGTGGCTTCGGTTTGATGTCCTCGGCACCCTCGATGAAGTCCGACAGTTTCAGGTCGTAGTGTGAGCACAGCCTGAGTATGCAGCGCAGCGGCAGCCAGTCGCGGTCGCCGGTGTCGGTCTGTCCGTCCTTCATCGGAGCGGGCTCCTTTTCCAGCATCCATATCTGCAGGTTGTTGGCACTCGTGGTCCTGATGACCTGAAGAATCTCCTTCTTTGTGATTTTCCCTTTGTTCCGGGCGTACCAGTCCCGGAAGAATTCTTTCTTGTAGTGATAGTCCATAAATACACGTAAATCTTAAAAACATATAAATTATCAAAATGATATTATCGTAATGATACAAATTAGAAATAAATTTCTTATTTTTGCCCCCAAATTTACAAATTATATGTGAGATGACAAAGGAAATATTTAAGAAAATCTTAATTCCACAGGGGATTCTGGCGGTTTCAGACATGTCTGCCGACGAGAAGAAGGAGCTCTACCAGGTGATGCAGAAGTTCGGTTCCAGCGAGAACTTCGCTTACAAGCGTTTCTTCCAGGACGGGTTCGTTCAGTGGGAGATTGACGGTATCTCGGCCCTGAAGATTGCCTTCATCAACTGGCTGCTGACCGAGGAGAAGATCTTCATCGAGGTTCGGCAGACGGGTGAGAAGGTAATCGACAGCGAGGGTGCCATTCCTGTGTTCCGCCATTTCTACCGCATACCGCCCAAGCCTGCCGAGGGTCAGTCGTTCGAGGAGCACTCGTTCAACCTGAATGAGCCAGGCGACTTCTGGCGGTTCCTCGGTGAGATAGCCTACCGCCAGCGGTTCGGCGCGTTCATGGCCGACCGTGGTATGAAGTCGTATGTCACGGTTTCGAAGCGCTTCTCGGTCGACGACTGGAAGGAGTGGGAGAGTGCCGGCATACAGAGTGTCGTCGAGTATTTCACTGACAACCGTCAGGGATGATAGTCGACGAGGAGCCTTTCAAGATTGAGTTCTCCAAGACGGATATGCCGGACATGGACGTCGGGGAGCTGAAGCCTCTCAGGGGAGAAGTGCCAGAGCCCGTCGGCTGGCGGCCATTCGGTTTCGAGTGGTAGACAGACGGGACCTTTAGCGAACATCAGAATCAACGATTGATGCCGTATCTGCATCACACAAGACACAAGGGAGACTTTCCGGCTCACCCTGCACGCAACATCGCCTTCGCGGAGGACTGGCAGGAGGATGTCGGTGAGATGACCATCATCTTCGCAGGGGCTGACCCGGAGCTCCTGGAGCAGCTGTTCACCTATCTGTCGAAGGCAGGCGTGATGAGTGACTTCTATCTGACTGAACAGCACCCGCCGCGTTACAGGCTGGGTGTGGTGTGGGACCGCATCGGCTGTGTCTTCAAGGGTTATGACACCAGGATGGCGTCGGCCGACTCGCTGGCGCTGGTCATCGAGCGGTGGCTTCGCCAGCATGTCCACGTCAGCCGCATCGAGCGCTACACTGTCGACGATATCCTGAACCTGACGGGTCACGAGCGGCATCTGGCATTGAACGATATAGAGAAAAGAGAAGAAGAAAACCAAGAACCTATGGCAAATATCTATCTGAAGATACCCTGGTACGTGGCCTGCTGGCTGCGCGGCAGGGATGAGGAGCATCAGCTGACGGAGTGGGAGCCGGTGAAGTTCGCCGACTTCGACCATGAATACCAGATGATGATCAACACGCTGCGTAACATCCCCGAGCAGAACCAGACTTGTATGTGCTACTCGCAGCATGCGTGGAACAACATCCTGAAGGGCAAGTGCCCCGACGGGAGTATGCTCATCATGAACCGTGACCAGACCAAGTGGCCTGACAGCAGCGAGACCGCCACGCTGACGGGTGTGAAGAAGTCGGACCGCCACAACGCCTCCGACTATATCTGCATCGAGATGCCGCGTGAGGTGTGGATAGGCAAGCGTACCTACCGCACGAACGCCTGCTACTCGATGTCGCACGACGCGGCGTATAAGTTCGCCGCCATGCTGACCGACCGCTTCTGCTATGAGTATACCCAGTGGTTCTATCAGGACCAGCGCATCGCCCGTTCACAGGGTTTCAAGCGTAAGCAGAACGAGAGTGTCGAGCGCTTCTTCGTGCAGTACAATTTCCCGGTCATCATCGACCCGAGGCTTCGGGAGTCCATGCGACGCCAGCATACGCGCTTCATCAAGAAGGGTATGTCGAAGCCTGCCTACGGCCTGCAGTTCGAGCACTCGTTTCTTGAGCATATCAGCGACGACGACAAGAAGAAGATCGAGCTGAACAAGAAGAAGAACCGGATATAAACACTGTATTTATGGTACACCTTTATATATATAATAACGGTTGTAATTACCCTGATTTTGCATGTTATCCGCAAAACTGCACGGTAAAATGCACAAGTTTTGCGCTGAAAACGATGCGTAGTGAAGCATGTAGTTTGATGCAAACTATGTATCAAACTATATATCAGACTATGTGCGTAGTTATGTATCAAACTATGTGCGAACCTATCGCGATTTTTGCACAGGATTCTGCACGGGATTTGACACACTTCCGTAAGACTGAAAACGATTAAAACGATATAGATTATGGGACGAAAACGTAACCCCTACATCCAGCTGTTCACCCGTGATATTCTCTCATCGCCGAGGTGCCGAGCGCTCTCCGAATCGGCAGCTGGAGTCTACCTGTTCCTGCTGTGCCGACTGAACGAACCGCCGATGCCTGGTGCCTACCGTCTGCGCGACTGGGATCCGCACCCGACATGGAAGCGAAGTTGCACCCAACAATGCCTCGCAACACCCGATAAACAGGCACGTTTGCAGTATTTTGCGAAGATGCTGTCGAAGAACGATTTGCCTTGGAAGACGGCTACTATTCTGGGTGGTCTGCAGGAACTCTACCGCTATGGAATCATAACGGTTGAAGGTGACATGCTGGTACAGCCGCGCATGTATAAAGATAATGGTTTTGAGTTGCCTGACATTGATAACGACGGAGACCCAGTTGGTACCATTCTCGACGATCCCGCAAGCGGCTCGATGGCCCTTAGAGGCGACGATGATTTTAATGAAAATAAAGGTGCAAATAATGGTGCAGAAAAAAGTACCGAAAAAGGTACGGAAAAAGTGCATAGAAAAGTACATGTTTCTCACGCGCACGCTACGCGCACTTTGAGCGTTGAGAATATGAGTAATAATAATATGGATAAGGGTAATAAAGGGGTTGTAGGGGGCGACGCGCCGGATGCGAATCAGATGCAAAAGCCGTGCAAAAATGAAAAAACGGATGGAAATAACCCTGCGGGCGGAAAAGACCCCTCTAAGCGTGAGAAATCTCCAGAGACGATAAATTCCACACCTGACGCACAAAAACCCGTCAGCGAGCCCAAAAACGGCAAAAAGAAGAATTCTGTTGCCGATAATCCACCCACACTGGAGGACATTCAGGCCTATATGGACGAACGGGCACAGCAGGGCAAGCCGTTCGTGTATGTCACGGCGGAGGGATTCCTTGACGCTTGCGAGCAGTCAGGGTGGACACTGAAGGACGGCAAGCCCATCCGCGACTGGCGGGCGAGGCTCAGGACGTTTGAGACCTACCGTAAGGAACATGGCGACCGTCCCGTGGCGCAGCGTCAGGGTGGGGGACAGACTGTCACTCCCCTTACCAGTCCGAAGCCAGGCGACCCGACACCCGCCACGAAGCCGTCGAAGGGTAAGTATAAGAATAAGTGGTAATACACGTATACACGTATATAGGATATGGATTTATCACCCGAGCAGGAGAGGCTGTTGCGTGAGGCCGCCGAGGAGAACGAGCGCAAGCGTGCCGAGACAGAGGCCCAGAAGGCGAAGCGTGACCGCACCCGTCTGATGGCCGACGTCATCCGCAAGTACCAGCACGACGGTACCTTCAAGGGTGATACGAAGATCCGCTGGACGCTGCCTAACGCCGACGAGCTGCTGGCGCGTGGCCTGGCTTACGCCATCGGTCCGCAGGCCCAGTGGCTGCCGGAGTACGAGGGTGTCGTCGACTGGCTCTCTAACAATCAGGGCAAGGGTCTGATGTGTATCGGCGACTGCGGGCGCGGTAAGACCATCATCACCCGTGACGTCCTCTCGGTGCTGTTCAAGGAGGTCATCAACGTTCGCTTCCGTGACGGCAATATGGGCCATCCCGTCTACAACTACTTCCTGGCGAAGGAGCTGAAGAGCCGCTGGTCGGAGATAGAGCGCTGTAAGATAGTATGTGTCGACGATGTGGGCACCGAGCCGATTGCGAAGGTCTGGGGTGAGACGCACAACTACTTCGCCGAGCTCGTAGACCTCTGTAACGACCGCGACAAGCTGCTGATATGCTCGACGAACCTGACACAGATACAGCTCTTTGGCGGTAGGGATGACGACCCTGACAGTCCGACCTACGGACAGATACTTCCCGCCCGCTACGACCAGCGCACATTCAGCCGCCTTGTGGGCAACACGGTCCGCGTCTACTTCGAGGGCGATGATTTGCGGATGATGATTTAGACAAAAGAACAAAAGAACATAAGTTTAACAAATTCAAAATTAGAGATTATGCAGTATTCAAAACCAAAAATTTCGAGTGATTTGAGATCTCGCATCCTGCGTTGCTGGGTGAACGGGTGGCAGGTGTGTAACATTATGAAGCTCTGCGGCTGTACGAAGGACGACGTGCGCCAGGCGCTCAAGGCGAAGGGTATTCCCCTGAAGGACGGCGACGAGGGCCTGCGTCAGAGTGTCATGGACTTAGAGGATTAGGGGCTTATGGCAAACGACAAGATTTTCATAGACCGCACGCCGGAGGGCGACTTCCTGATGCGGATGCCTGCCGAGGCGATGGCCGACTTCTATCAGATGATTGTCGCCTCGCCGTTGCTCCCCCGCCGCTGGTTCTACCAGGTGAAGGAGCATTTGGAGACGAAGTACCCCGAATATATTCTTAGAGAGGAGGTGCATCATGAGCAGTAAGAAGATCCTTTGCCGGGGCATACACTGTCCCAACCGAGGCCAGTGCCTGCACAACGCTCGTTTCCTCGTGGCTCCTGCCGAGAAGCGCTCGTCACCCTCGGTCATCAGCCACTGTGTCGAGGGTAAGAAGTTCGAGCGCGTCGCCCTCGACCATCCACAGATGAGAGATTTAGACAAAAGAAACAAATAATTTTAGACATAAGGACAAAATAACAAGAGTTTATTTTTAAAACCATCAGAATTATGAAAGCAATGTTTACTTTTGAGCCGGCGGCCTTCCAGAAGGCGCTCGGACAGTTTTCAAACATCATCCCCAGCAAGTCGGCACTGCCGATCATCCAGGACATCATGATTGGCTACGAAAACGACCGCGACATGGTGTGGCTCATGGGCAGTGACACCGAGTCGTGGCTGAAGATGGACTGCATCCACCCCGTGACTGTCGACGATGAGACGACCATGCAGCCCTGGGCGCAGATCCATGAGGACGACAGCAAGGACCGCTTCACTGCCGTCTGCATCCCCTTCCGTCGTTTGAAGGAGGCTATCAGTGCCGTGCCCCGTGGTGGCTACATGCTCCGTGTGTCGTTCGAGACGAGTGGCGAGCAGATTCAGATGCGTGTCGACTACGGCATCGGTGAGTTCACCTTCCCCTGCGACGCGGCACTTGAGTTCCCGCCGATGGCGAAGGTCGTCACGATGGAGGGCGTACAGTCCGGCGAGCAGGGCATGTCTGCCGCTACGCCCGTCTGCAGCTTCACCGTTCGTGGTCCTCAGCTGATGCCCTATATCAAGCAGGCCCGCATCTGCTGTGCCAACGACGAATTGCGTCCGGTGATGAATACCGAGTGTCTCGACGTATGGCTCGACCGTATGGTGCTCGTCGCCTCCGACGGTCATACGCTCTATCGTCGTCAGTTCGATATGGGTGCAGGATGGCTCGGCTACCATAGCTTCCCCGTCGACGGTTCTGCGAAGCTCATTGTTCCGAAGGCCGTGCTGCCTACCATCTGCGACATCTTCGCCGATGCCGACCAGGTGAACGTCACCGCCGACACCCAGCGCATCGAGTGGCGCCGCGAGGGTGTGGTGCTCGTCAGCCGGTTGATGGAGGGTAACTATCCCAACTACGAGAGTGTCATCCCCAAGAAGAACGAGAAGATTGTCACGATGAACGTCGGTGCGCTGGCTGGTGCCATCAAGCGTGTCGGTCTCTTCGCCAGTGAGTCATCGGGCATGATCACGATGGTGCGTCAGGGCAGTGAACTCAGGATTGACGCTGCCGACTACGACTTCTCGCGTAGCGGCAACGAGCGCGTTTCTATCCAGAATGCCGGAGATACCACGTTGCCCGAGGGTGAGATCTACGGCTTCAAGATGTCGACCATCGCCGGTCTGCTCGGCTGTGTCGCCACCGAGAACCTCCACCTGTTGCTTGGCGACCCGTCACATGCCGCACTCATCAAGGAGGAGGACGTCAAGTCGACCCTCACCCTGCTGGCCATGCCGATGCTGGTAAATGAGTAATATATGGCAAGGAGCGAGACATATAACATGGACTGCATGGAGCTGATGCGCTCGTTGCCCGACAACGCCTTTGCGCTTGCCATCGCCGACCCGCCCTACGGCATTCGTGACGCAGGGGGTGCCACGGGTGGTGCTGGCAAGCTGCGGGGCAGGGTGTTCAACAACGGCAAGATAGACCGTTGGGATACGGCCCCCGCACAGGCGTTCTTCGACGAGCTGCGTCGTGTCAGTGAGAACCAGGTCATCTGGGGTGGCAACTACTTCCTGCTGCCTCCGACGCGCTGCTTCGTCTGTTGGGATAAGATGCAGCCCTGGCCGAACTTCTCACAGGCCGAATATGCCTGGACGTCGTTCAGCAGTCCGTCGAAGATGTTCCGCTTCGACAACCGCACCGGTGACAAGATACACCCCACGCAGAAACCCGTTGAACTGTATGCCTTCCTGTTGCAGCAGTTCGCCCCTGCGGGGGGGGTAATCTTCGACCCGATGATGGGAAGCCAGTCATCGCGCATCGCTGCTTACAAGCTGGGCTACGACTACGTGGGATGCGAGATTGACCCCGACTACTACGCTGACGGCTGCGAGCGTTTCGACCGTGAGTGCCTGAACATCACCCGCACACCCCAAGGCCATACCATCCATCAGCTGCAACTGGATTTTTAGAGACATCATCAACTTATAGACTGAGAAAATATGCAAGGAATAACTATCACATTAACTGACGAGCAGGTGCTGACCGTAGTCACCGCTCTTGGCGTGCTGAAAGACCGCATCGGTCAGAAGGCAAGTTGGAACCAACGTAAACGGATGCCGACACTGCGTAGCCGTCTGGCCGACTGTATCACCATCGGTGACGAATTCGAGGCCAATGAGGTGCGTAAGGCTCTGTCCAAGACGTATAAAGACACCACGAGCCGCATTGTAAGAGGCGCAAAGATTGCCGAACTGATGAATGAGATTAAGGAACAGGCCGGAGTGACCGGCGAGAGACTGCGCGACTTCAAGACCGACGACATGGGGGGGTAAACTATGGAGTTACACTTGAAGATAAACGACGTGGTTGGTATGGACGACCAGAATCGCCACATTCTACGTGTGGATGGCGAACAGCTGCTTAAAGCCCTGATGGAGCATCAAAGCTGGCTGGCACAGAACGTCATCAAGGACTATCTCATGAAGCACAATACGAAGCTGCTGAACGAGATCATCGACGACAACGACCTGCGCAATACCATCTATATGAACGAGAAGGCACGACGCGAAGCAAAGGCTGAAAAACGTGAGCGCCATCGCCTGTATCAAATTGAGGCCCAGCGTCGACACGAACAGCACCAGGCATCCATCGCCACCCGCAAGGCCCTGGACTTTTATCACGACATCTTAGGGATTGAAAAATGATTGAACTCGACAAGATATACAATGAAGACTGCCTGGTGGGGATGCAGCGCATACCCGACGGGATGGTGGATGCTATCATCACCGACCTGCCCTACGGCGTGCTGAACGAACAGAGCGAGGGCGGGCAGTGGGACAGCATCATCCCGCTGGAGCCGATGTGGGAGCAGTTCCTGAGAGTGACCAAGCCTGATGCACCCATTGTACTCTTTGGTTCTGGTATGTTCACGGCGAAACTGATGATGAGCCAGCCAAAAATATGGCGGTACAATCTGATTTGGGATAAGGTGAGGGCGACGGGCTTTTTGAATGCGAACAGAATGCCTTTACGTAACCACGAGGATATCTGTGTTTTCTATCGCAAACTCGGCACGTATAATCCTCAGATGGAGGCGCTGAATGGTCGAGAACGGAACCATACTCAGGGGCACGGCAATCACAAGGAGAAGAATTCCTGCTATGGCAAGGTTGGTCGCATTAATCCGACGTATAAGGATAAGAAGCATCCACGTTCCATCATCGTCAAGCAGGCCGTGCATTGTAATGAGGATCAGTCCCATCCCACTCAGAAGCCCGTTGACCTGCTGCGCTATCTGGTGCTGACCTACAGCAATACGGGGGGGGTAATTCTCGACGCTACCATCGGTTCGGGTACGACCGCCGTGGCCGCATTGATGGAGAAAAGGCACTTTATTGGTTTCGAGACCAACCCCGAATACTTCGCCATTGCTCAGCAGCGCATTGACAAGATAAGGCGACAGCCTACGTTGTTTTAAAAATTAATTGTTATGAGAGAATGTTATGAATGTTTGTTTTTCTATCAGAAAGGGAAAACATATTACTATATAGGTATGGATGGCTTGGTATGGAGCACTACCGATCCGAAGAGCGATCCTTCTTCCTGGCATCAGATAGCCACCTACAACGGCAAGGGCTACCGGCGTGTTCGCCTGCAGGGCAAGACCTTCAAGGTTCACCGACTTGTGGCCGAGGCATTCGTGCCGAACCCCGACAACCTGCCCTACGTGCTTCACAAGGACGGGGATAGGGAGAATAACCACTACACCAATCTGGAATGGTCGGCAAGGCAGAGCAATCACCCGTTGCAGATTAAAGATTAAACATTAAACATTAAAATGAATATTGAACTGACATTAGACGAAGCGTTGGCACGGGCCAGTTTGGGGCTGCGGAAGAAGATGGAGTACAGCGTCCGTCTGCTGCAGAAAGCCGAGCGTCTGGCTCTTGCTTACGACAGTAGGGGGGGGTATTACCTTGCTTTCAGCGGAGGAAAAGACTCTCAGGCCCTGCTGCATATTGCCCAGTTGGCGGGTGTACGATACGAGGGGCACATGAACCTGACGAGCGTAGACCCGCCCGAGGTGATCCGATTCGTGAAGCAGCACTACCCCGAGGTGCAGCTCATCAAGCCCAAGGCGAGCATCTACCAGATAGCAGTGGAGAAAAGTCTGCTACCCACCCAGCGGGTGCGCTGGTGCTGCAACGAATATAAGGAGAATTCCGGTGCGGGCAAGGTGACGCTGATAGGCATCCGTCATCAGGAGAGCACCCGACGGGCGAAGCGCAACGAGGTGGAGATATCGAGCCGTAAGTTCAGCGGCACCCTTGAAGGCTTCGAGCAGTACCGCGAGGAGAAGCTGAGCAAGCCGCGACGGGGACGACCGCCCAAGGGTGTCAACATCACCAATGCCACAGGCGAGCGCACCGTCGGCTGCATCAGCGGCAAGGAGAGTCTGCTCATTTCGCCCATCATCCACTGGACCGAGCGTGACGTGTGGGAGTTCCTGAACCGCGTCTGCCGCGTGCCCCACTGTTCGCTCTACGACGAAGGCTATACCCGTATCGGCTGTATCTGCTGTCCTATGAGCAGCTATCGTCAGAAGCTGAAGGAGATGAACCGCTGGCCGCATGTGAAGCGTGGATGGATCAAGGCCATCATCAACATCCGACGAGGGGGGGGGGTATCTCAAAGAGGTCTTACCAATTCCAACCCTGTGGTACGGTATTGGCGCCGACTGGAGACCCATCACCGTCGGAACTGGGGGGGTACATCGCACATCCAGACCCGCAATGGTGGCTCGGGTTTTCGGGCAGCTCCTCGTCTGACGGCTTGACTGAGGAGCAGGAACACCAGATAGCCGAGAACATCTTTGAATGGTGGATCAGCGGCAAGTCATACAAGCGATGGTACGCCGAGAAGTTCCTCCAGCTGGAGTTGAAGTTTAGTGAATAGTGATTAGTGAATAGTGAATAGTGATGAATATCGGACTGATAGACGTTGACGGGCACAACTTCCCGAACGTGGCGCTGATGAAACTGGCATCGTGGCACCGCGAGCAGGGCGACACGGCTGAATGGGCCATGCCGCTGTTCGGATGCTACGACCGCATCTATGCCTCGAAGGTGTTCACGTTTACTCAAGACTATAACCGTCTGGAATATCACGCCAGCGAGTTTTTAGGGGGGGGTACTGGCTACGATATCAAAAGCCGTCTGCCCGAGGCTGTCGACCGCTATTGCGGACTGGCTTACGACCTTTATCCTCAGCATCCCTTCTCGGTGCAGTTCTACTCGCGCGGCTGCATCCGTCACTGTCCGTTCTGTCTGGTTCACGACAAGGAGGGTGCCATTCACCCCGTAGAGCCGATGGCGTGGAACCCGCGAGCCGAGTGGATAGAGGTGCTCGACAACAACTTCTTCGCCAATCCCGAATGGCGGTGGGCGATAGAAGACCTCAAAGCACAGCGGCTGCCCGTGAAGTTCCATGGTGTCGATATCCGCATTATGGACGAAGAGCAGGCAGCGGCACTGAACAGCATTCGGATGAAGGGCTACATCCATATCGCGTGGGACCTGCCGCAGATAGACCTGACAGAGCGGCTGCAGGCAATGACCAAGTACATCCGACCGTCGAAGATAGCGTGCTACGTGCTGGTAGGATTCAACAGCACCCGCGAACAGGATCTGCACCGACTGCGCACATTGAAGCGCCTCGGCATACTGCCATTCGTGCAGCCTTACCGCGACTATCAGAACCAGCGCCAGCCCTCGCAGTATGAACTCGACATCGCCCGCTGGGCCAACCGCGCCTGGCTGTTCAAGACGATGGACTTTCTCGACTACGAACCCCGCAAGGGCTTCAAGTGCCGCGAGTATTTTAAGGACAACGAATTTAACGAATTAAACTATTAGGAGATATGACAGATTACACTATCCCGATGATTATTGGCATAATATTGGCGTTTGCCCTTGGCGCAGGATTTGGCGCACTATGGGGATTGAGCCGACACGAATGGCTCTATTGCCGCGTGACGGCACATCTGACTTGGAGGATGCGCGAGGCGATGAAGTCGCTCGGCATCGACGAGTGGAAGATTGACAAGGCACAGGAGTATATGGGTTCGGTGATTATACCGCCGCACATCCCGATGCCAAAGCCGCCAAAGCAGGAAGAGCGCGATTTCGACAAGGAACCGTACACAATGGACGAGGTGCTGCATCGCCTATCGCCGCAGGGTGACTGTGCCGGCGAATGGTACTGCACCAGCCGACAGCGCAAGATGGCGTGGCGTATCGACTGCGTGAATGAGGACGGTACCATCCGTCGCAAGCTGGTTCACGACATGCGGGAGCACACTATCAGTAAGGCCCCATGTCCGCAGCAGCCAGAGAACATTCGGACGCTGGCCGAGAACATTATCAAGTATAACTTCCGCTTTCTGAAAGACTTCGACCAGAGCGAGTGGGACTAAAAGCAAGGCGATATGACGAAAGCAGAATTATACCCGACGGCGAGGCATCTGCGTGAGGCCATCATCTACTTTATGAAGGAGATAGACCGACTGAACGAGGTCAGGACGGCCAATGCGACACCGATAGCGCACGTCGCCTTCGACCTCCGCAAGCGTGACGGGAAGCAGGTCGGCGTGCAGTATTTCCAAGTGCCGGCAGGGCACACGGACAAACTCATCGAAGCGCTCACGGGCATCTATGCCTCCGAGGTCGAGGACTTGAAGCGCAGACTGACGAATCTGGAATCATATAACGAAAAGGACTAACGATTATGAGAGAAATCAAATTCAGAGCGAAGCCCGACAAGGCTTATTTCTTTGAGTCGGACGATGTGCCGACAACGGACGGTTTTGTGTTTGGCACACCCGACACGAGGATGCTCAACGTGCCTGGTGCCGACAAGTGGCGCAAGGGTCACAAAATAGTTGACCAGCCCAGCATCGTGGCGATGACCCGCGACGGATGGCCTTACTCGGTGGCGGTGATGGAAGAGACCATCGGGCAGTTCAGCGGCTTGCAGGACAAGACGGGGCGCGACATCTACGAGGGTGACATCGTGCGATGGGATAAAGACCAGAAGCTGTACGTGGTCGTATTCCGCAGCGGCATGTTCTACGCCAGCGTCGAGCCGTGCAACCCGCGCATCTACGGCGGCTTCCCGCTGTGGTGTCTCTGCGAGGAAGAACAGCACTGTACCATTGTCGGCAACCGCTACGACAATCCCGAACTAATCAAGGTCAGGAAGGTATGAACAACGGATTAAACGGATTTAACGGATTATGACAAAGAAAGATTTAATAGACCTATTGAACAGCGAGCAGTGCAAGATGCTGCCCGACGATGCGCCGGTAATGTTCAGGACGGATAAGAAATTGCGCCTATGTCAACAGATGCAGCCCGAGAACATCAGTTTTGATATGGAGTTTGAGCCAGACCCTTATTGGGAAAGGTATCATGGCTATGAGTCTATAACTCAAGTACTGCCTGGCATTAAGACTGTGGCCATCGTTATCGACGCGATGCCGAGGGAGTGGATCAAGAAACAATTTCATACGACGTTTGCACTATGAGCAAGGAACGATTTGCATCATTGCAGATACTTGATAGTTTGGACGAGGTGATGAAGCCCGAGGAACGGACGAGAGAGTATGCCTGCGAATACTACTCGGTGATGGCTCACCCACGTAGCTGTTTCTTCTGCGAGCACTGCACCGATATTTGGTACGACTACACGGTAGGCCCGTATATGTTCGACTGCGACAGCGACAACGTGGAACTGGACGAGCACGGAGCACGGAAGGTTGGCGACAAGGTAAGGATCGGACTGCAAGGCAAGTGTAACGACTTTATAGACGATGGAGGGAAGTAATATGAAAGAGCAAGAAGTGTGACGCCCCGTCAAAGGTTTTGAGTGCAAGTACGATATTAGCACTATTTAAGCCACGAATTTGACGCGCAAGGTTCTGCTCTTTGACGTGCGAGCTGTCAATCTTTGACGCGCAAGGGCTTCAAGTGCAAGGCATATCTGGATGAATATAAAGTATAACAACATATTTTCAGACTAAAAACAAAATGATTATGGAAATAGGCGATAGAGTGAAGGTGGCCAGGATGTCGGAGTACGACATCATGGTATGCCGGTCGTTGAAGATTCCCCTGCATATAGGTAGGACGGGAGTAGTGGTTGAACGGGCATTCAGCCGCAGTCACGGTGATGTCGCGACTGTGCTGATGGACGACACGAATGACAGATGTATCTGGTGCGAAAAGGATTTAGACGTGATTAATGTCCCAAAAGGATGATTTAAAGGAATTAGTTTTGTAACGTTTTTAAGGCGATAAGTATCAATTTAAAATTCATAAGTATCAATTTGGAAATTCATAAGTATCAATTAAAAAGTAATAGCTATGTCGCAGACGACAATAAATAGTATATTAGATAATCTGAAATGCAAGCTCGGCTTTCATAAACCAGTGCAGGAACATTTTTCGTTCGTGCATAAGTACCGCACTACAAACAAAGGGCGAGCGAAGAAACGATATCGCACAGGCGTTAGGGAACTTTATACCATTACCTACTGCGCCTACTGCGGCAAGCAACTCAAACAGAAAAGAAAACTGATATACAGATAACAATAATAACATTCAAAACATTCGTAATCATGCAAAATTCAGACGTAATGGCCGAGAAGTACATTCAGGCCGTAGAGACACAGAAAAAGAGTGAGAACGCCGACTTTGACGGCAAGTTTACACGTGGCGACATGGAGACGTGCTTCGTGGCAGGCGCACAGTCGATGGAGCAGCTGCAGGAAGGCGAGACTGGAACCTTTGGCCAGGCTATCGGTTCGCTGAAGCACGGCTTCCTCGTGGCTCGTCAGGGATGGAACGGCAAGGGCATGTTCCTCTTCATGCGACCATTCGACTCGCTGAAGGACGACTTTATCACCGAAACCGTGAAGTCGCTGCCCTACAACTTCAAGGAGTGGGTTAAGGCCCATCCCAACGAGTCGGGCGAGCGATTCTTTACCCAGTACATCTGTATGAAAGCCGCCGACGGCTCCATCGTCAATGGCTGGCTGGCATCGCAGACCGATATGCTCAGCGACGACTGGGTGCTGGTCGATCCAAAGAAGTAACCATAGCGGGGCGTGCGGTATGACCGCAACGGACAACCATTTCCCACCTTACCATCGTCAGCGAGAACGCGACGGCTGACACTCAGGGAAATGCCGAGAGATGGGTAGCGCCATTCCGCGCCCCGCTTTTTTCAAACGACAAGAAACATTTTAATTATATAGCGATATGGCATTCAAACGAGACTATGAAATTACGATTAAGGCAGACATGTGCGATTTGCCTTATTGGGAGTGCAAGCGAAAAGGCGAGCCGTACAGCAATCTGAAACTTGAAGATTATAAGGCGCTACTTGAAATGGTGGACGAAGTGAGCAAAGGAATCCGCCGGGCCGTCAAACAATTGGAAGAAATCGAAAACAGCGACTAAGTAATGGATAAAACAGAAGAACTTCATGAACCGACAAAGGTGTATGTTCTCAAAGCGCATTATGAAATGATGTCTCCAAACCTCATTCGCGGGTTAGAGGAAGAGTTAAAATGCGTCCTTGTTCCTGTCGATGACAAGGAAAAGGAAACGCTTAATTGGAGCGTCGTCAGAAACCACGAAATGCTGAAGATGCCTGAAATCATTTTTGAGAAGCAGCCTACTTCCTTTAACGGCAGCTTTGGCAAAGGTCACGGCACACCACACACCTTCCCAAAGGACTACGCCAAGAAGAAAAAGGCCAAGCGTCTGGTGCAGAGGCAGGCTCGCAGAAAGCGGTAGCAACAATCATAATAAAACAATAGTATAAACAATTAAAACTTAATCAAAATGGCAAATTTCAGTGGAACAATGAATCTGATGGGCTTCAAGGGAGCCCAAGTGTTTACCAACCTCGACCAGCAGCGCCCGCAGATGGCCTGGGTCTGCATCCCCATCCCGTTCAACGATATTCAGCTGTCGCAGGACGGTAAGTACGCCAATGCCCGTGTATATATGTCCGAGACCAACGACAGCTTCCGTCAGGCCTGCATACGACGCAAAGAGCAGAGTGGCGACGACATGACGGGCTACATGCCGCCAAGTCACCAGATGGAAGTGTCGTTCTCACCCGAGTTCCGTCAGCGGGCACTCGAAGCCGCCCGTAAGCGACTGGTTGCCGAGCACCCCGAGTGGACTGGCGCAGACCTTGAAAACCCCGAGCACAACACTGACCTCAAGAACGCCATGTACGATGCCGTGCGCTGTCGCCTCGGTTCGATGTACTGCCATCAGAAGCAGAGCGGAAATGGTCAGACCGCAGCACCCGCCAATGCAGCACCGGCGCAGGGAGCCCGAGGATGGAACCCGCAGGAAGGCCAGCCGTTCCCACCGCAACAGGAGCAAGATGATCTGCCGTTCTAAAAGTCCCAAAATGGAATTTCTATGGCTTATCTTTGCATCTGTAAGCAATGCGTATAGGCGCATTCGATGTTTAATGTTTAATACAAAAAGGTTATGAGCAAGAAAGTGTTTGCCCTGGTATCAGGAATCGTCGGCGCCCTGCAGACGGCAGGTGTCGCCATCGTGACTTACACAAGTCCCGAGAACGCAACGGTCATCAACTCGGCCATCGTTGCCGCCGGTGCCGCCATCATTGAGATTTGTAACATGCTGGTGAAGCCGGAGGAGTAAGTCCCCTGCTTCAGGACACAGGAATCCCCGCCAATGTTGGTGGGGATTTTTGTGTCTATGTCCCACTTTTGGTTTAAGCCGAATTTAACTTTGTCGATAGATAAAACGACAAAGTATGAACAGTCATATTGATATTGAAATTAATAAGAAGCCGTTGGTGCTGCCAGGGGACTTCTCGATGAGCATCGAGGAGAGCAACCCGCTCTTCAACGACACCATCGCCATGCATTCCGATCCGGTAACGGCACCGATGGATGGCAACCGCCACATCTTCCAGAACGTCGACGACGCACAGAGCGACCTGCGACCCATATCGCTGGAGCACCTGCCCGCACTGATACGTGCCGAGGGCATGCCGCTGCGCAGTGGCGTACTCTCGATACAGGAGGACGAGGAGCTCGTGGATTCGTTCGCCTTCAACATCGACCAGAGCACACAGACGCTGAGTGACCTGATAGGCGACCTGGAGTGCCGCGACATTCCTTTATATAATAATGAGCGCATCCCCATCGGCGAGAAGATCACGCAGGTGGAGTCGAAGATCAAGATGACTATCGACACGACCATCAGTGCCAACCCGTCCGGTGGCTTGCCTTTCCCAGTGCATGAGGAGTACGACATCGAGCCGACAATGACCTTCGACCCGCAGGCCCTCGGTTTCTCGTATCCTGGCAAGGCCGTGCCTGGTGCGGGCTACAACAAGGACGGTAAGATATCGTACCAGACGGGTGGCGTGAAGGCCTACCCCGAGGGCATCACGGTGAACGTCCCCAAGGTGATACAAAGCTACATCAACGTGTCGGAGCCCTACGGCAGCGGCTGGCAGTATTGTAATGCCCGCGTCTGTTATACCCACCACGGGCTCGACGAGTCGAAGGCCTGCGACGACATTCCCGTGGAGGACCTGCCGTTCACGAAGGTGGGTACCATCGGCGAGACGACCGATGAGATTATGAGTGCCGACGAGGACTACTCGCACAACGAGGACTACGGTCCCTACTGGGTGCTCGACGCCCATCGTCCGCAGTCTGGCATCTGTTTCTACGTGCTTTATTTCCTGGACTGTCTGTTCCATTACCTGGGTCTGACCTTCGACAAGAGTGCGCTGATGGAGATAGAAGATCTACGACGACTCGCGTTCTTTACGACTCATTGCAAATATGAGACGGAGGTGACTGAGCAGGATGCCCACCTGGAGTCGGTGGCGGCCATCAACCAGTGGCTGAAGGACCGAGGCTGCGGCGGACAGTTGCAGATAGAGCCGCCCGAGGAGAGTACGCCCGAGGAATACACCGTGAAGACCGGCCCCTTTGCCGGACGGACGTTCACCACCGACGATGTGCCCGAGGGCTCGGCGATGATACACGCCTCCAAGATATGGTGTAACGGCTGGATCAAGAGTGCCACGATGAAGGCCAGGGTGTCGACGATGTACGCTACGAACGAGAACTTCCCCGATGCATCCGTCTCGACCATCATTTCGTCGCTGGAGAACTCGTTCGGCATCCGCTTCCACTACGACTATGAGCACCGCAAGGTGACGGCCTACCTGCTGCGCTCGGTGTTCCGTTCGCAGGCCGAGGCGATTGACCTGCCATGCCAGGTGCTGTCGATGAACAAGCTGTCGGAGAAGATAACGGGTGTCCGTGTGAAGTATTCGGCTGAGAGTGACGGCACGGAGCAGAGCCGCAATGTCCGTACCGGCAAGCGTGACTACGACACAGACTTCGACTATATCGACTATCCCGAGAGCCGCACGCAGGTCGGCGAGGGCTATATCAACATCGTGAAGGACCGCCGCACGGAGAACCTGACCGTCTACATAGATCGTCTGACGGGCAACAGCTACCGATGGAAGATATCGAAGGAGTCGACCACGGGCAACGCTTCCGAGCACCGCCTGTTCCAGGTGGGACAGTTCAAGGGCATCGAGGAGGGCGACTGCTCGAAGGAGAACGAGGACTTCATCAAGGAGATGGTGTCCGACTTCCAGCCGATGTCGTGGAATGATGTCAACGCCTATGCCGAGATCAACCGCGGGTCGACACAGCCCGTGCTCGCCGCCTACGTCGACGAGGATATGGAGCATGAGTTCGTCACGCAGAAGATCAACCACCCGCTGTATACCGAGACCGTCGAGGTGTATGTCACCGAGGTGTTGCAGCTGATAGAAAGTTACGACCCCACGCAGACCGAGGACGGCAACTCGCCCTTGCAGAGCTACGACTGGGGACTGGCCATCGGCATCATGCGCGGCGGCGGCAGCGACGCGCAGATACAGCACTACGACTTCAACTACGACTTCTTCGGCAATGCCCGCTGGCGCACCATCGCCGGCAACTACGCGATGGCATCGGACACGATGGACCAGTTCGGCAACACCTTCGACTATAATGGTGAGGAGGAGGGCATCGGCAGCGGTGAGCGCTTCTCGCTGATGATACGGTCATACAAGCAGCCCGACTGGGCAGACGAGCCGCTCTGTGTGGCCGACCGCAGTGTCCGCATGCGCGGTCTGGCCGACACGTTCCTCTCGGAGTTCATATACTTCCTGCTCCACCGCAAGAAGTTCCGCATCCACTGTCTGATGGAGGTGTCGCAGCTGGCTGACATCCCGAACCACTGGCACCAGCGCTTCCACATCGGCGACAAGATTGGTTACATCGACAAGATGAACTACGACCTGACCGTGGCCGAGGGCGTCGGCGAAGTGACCATCGACTTCTTCGCACTCTAACCCCTGACCCCTCACTCTAACCCCTAACCCCTCACCCCTAACCCCTATAGAATATGGCACAGATCATCAAATACTACTCAGGCTCCTACCACGTCGGCAACCCGATACTCTACTCGGTGCAGGCCGACGCCCCCAACGGCATCTGCGTGTTCCACCGCGTCGTGCTCGAAGTGACGGCCTCGCTGCGTACCTCGTCGTCTGGCGAGCTCAGAAGCACTGTCGTCCCGATGTCTCAGCCCGTCGAGAGCGGCGAGGAGGCGCTCATCGACATATCGTCGGCCTTGCGCTCGGTGCTCGACGGCTATCAGTACGAGCCCGAGCCGCTGCTCAACCCGCTGTACATCCCCTACACCCTTCGTGCCTGGGATGAGTATATGATTGGCGGGGAGACCTACGACGAGCACAACACCCACATCGCCACCCACGACGGCGGTACGGTCTATCCCGGCACGCTCAGCGACCGCGAGAGGATGGTGTCGAATCCGTCGGACATCAGGTACCGTGGCACGTGCAAACCCAGTGCGACGCCGGAGATCGCCCTTGCGGGGATGGTCTACCTGCGTCCCGAGGGCACACAGCCGCCCTTCACCATCCGTCAGTACACGCTCTCGGGCACCACGCCGTCGACCATCACCAACCCGTCGGTCTACTGTCTGCCTGCAGATACGCCGGACGTCTATGAGTTCCGCTTTGTCAACCGCTACGGCTGTCTGGAGTCGGCGATAGTACACTCGCTGCCGTCTTCGGAGACGAAGTACGACGTCCACGAGTACGTCATCGCCCGTCAGCAGTCCTTCCTTTATTCATCGCGTGGCGTGTCACGCAAGAGGAACGACCGCGAGACGTGGAAGTTCACGACCCAACCGCTCGACCGAGCCTGGCAGCAGTGGTGGCTCCACGAGGCGCTGATGGCAGAGACGGCGTGGATCAAGATTGACGGCCTGTGGATACAGTGCCACATCATCCCCGAAGATACCGTCGCGGGCATAGACCGAGCCAAGGACGATGCGCTGACCGTCACCTTCTCCGTGCGTCTCGATATCACGGGCAACCCGTTCAACTCATAAAACACAATTCCGATGACCAAGATAACGACCGACAACTATTGGATTTCGCCACGGGCGCTGAGCATCCAGCTCAATGCGATGGGCGATGCAGACCATATCCAGGCCAGTGTCGCCGCAGGCGCACAGATACTATGCTATGTGAAGGGTGTCGAAGGGCTGGAGTACGACGCGGGCCACAACTACCGCCACTGGCCGCTGCGTATCTCGCCGACCTATTTCCCGACGGAGACGCACAAGTACGTCTGTGTGGCCATCCCCCGCAGCGAGGAGGTGGGCACCGAGGCCATCGTCAGCTTCCCTGACGAGGAACTCGACATCTACGGCATGAACGAGGCCGGCGAGCAGGTGGGCAACGAGGATTATTACTATGTGTGGCTGCAGGGCATCATCTCGGGCCATATCGTCGAGAGTGGCTATACCTTCCGTGAGTGGGAGGAACCTATCGACACGGGCCGCCTGAACTCCGACGAGGCCTACGATGCCGGTGGCGACGGCACGTGGTGGAAGCTGCTGGCCGACGGGACGGTCGACTTCATCAAGACCATCAACCATGCCGTGTTCAATTTCCTGGAGGCCGCACAGGCGACCATCCACAACCTGAACGTGACGGGTACGCTCGATGCCATCAAAGGCTACATCGACGACCTGCGCTCGCATAACTACCAGAGCGGTCTGCTCGACGGCTCGGGCTTCCGTCTGACCAACGACAACGGCGAGGGCGGCTCGGAGCTCGAAATCGACTTCCTGAAGGTGCGCAAGAAGGCCACCTTCATGGAACTGGAGATTCGTGAGGAGACCTTTGTGGGCGGCAACAACCACTACTCGCCCGCAGGCTCCGTCATCTACCGCGTGGAGTACATGGACGAGAACGACGAGGCGCTTGGCTACACCGTGATGAAGGTGCCGTTCCTGCTGAAGCGCTTCGCCTTCCTTGGGCGCGTGTTCAACTACGCTGCCCGCAAACGCATCCGCCGACAGCTGTCCGACGACGAGTGGAGCCGCGTGCACCACTTCCGATGTTACCTTCTCGCCGACAACGGCACCACCGCCACACGCAACTGGTGGAAGGTCGGCGACCAGCCCAGGTGCCAGACCTTCAACAAGGCTATTTCCTCGCAGAACAAGCGTAAGAACACTTACAACTGGAAAGAGGACCACTTTAATGATGACCCAGCCACCCCAATGCCGGACTACACAACAATCGAGGGTCCGTTTGAGACCGCCTACTACTGGAGACTGGTGACTAATGTTGGCTCGGAGAAGCTTGAGGACGGGCACGCATACGACTTTGTCGACCTGCCCTACGAGGGATGGAACTACACCGACTCGCAGGGACGCCGGCACGCCTACACCGACAACGAGAAGCGCTCGTTCCGCGACGGCGGCAGCGGCATCCCCGTGGCCGGCGACACCATTGTATGTATCGGAAACCGCACGGACGAGTCGCGCATGAATGTCGTCAGTCTCTATACCTCCGGCTCAGATAACCACCCGCCCGCTATCAAGGGCTACCGTGGCATCCACACCTTCTCGTTCGAGAACTGCCTAGTCTGGGAGATGTCCCCCGAGCAGTTCCTCGTCCGCTCGAAGGCATTCAAGCTCCTCGACGATTCCGGCTATGAGTTCCCCGTCCCCCTGGAGAGGAGCGAGTGGACGCCGAACACGCGCTACCATTGGTACGACCGCGTGTCGTGGAAGGGCTCCATCTGGCTCTGCCAGGTCCTCGACAACTACATCTGGGAGACGGCCAACGGCACGGAATACCAGCAGTGGCAGGTCGAGGACATAGAGTACGGAGAGGGCAACTTCACCTACTCCGTCCACACCGCCGACGACGAGGTCGTCACGGGCACCGACCACTACTACGCCACGGGAAAGGTCGGCGGGCAGACGGTCTATAAGATAAGGCTCTATACCTACAGCGAGCCGTCCAAGGACAACGACCTGTGGCTCAGGGAGGTTTCCAAGGGTACGGAGATCGTCGACAGCAAGATCCACTACGCCGCCTCGCTGGACGGCCTGAACCACCCGGCGGACGACTCTGCGGACTGGAAGGCCACCATCGCCGCCACCGGCGTGAGCATGGGCAAGTACCTGTGGACGCGCACGACGATATACTACGACGACCCCAACGACCCCGACCGCGAGCCGACGCGAGAGTACAGCGTCAGCCGCTGGGGCATCGACGGCGACGGCATCGAGGAGATCGACTCCTACTACCTCGCCACGAGCAACACCGAGCTGGTCGTCAACGCCTCGACGGACACCTACCCCAAGCCCGGCGACTCCGGCTGGGACCGTGCCGGCACGCAGGCGAAGTGGTACAACACCTTCGGCGAGGCGGCCACCGCCAACGGCGGCGTCGGCCAGATGCAGGGATGGAACGTGTGGGAGAAGACCGTCGTCAAGTACGAGGCCTGGAACGACGACGGCACGCCGAAGATCGTGCCGGACCTGGTGAACTACCGCTGCTCGCGCATCGGCCAGGACGGCCAGATCGGACAGGAGGAGTACTACTGCCTGCGCAGCAGCGCCGACTTCGCCACGGCCTTCGGCGGCACGACCTACGACCAGTGCGGCATCCGCTGGTACAACGCCTCCGACCCGGCCGCCGAGAACTGGAGGCTGGCGGCAGCCACCGCGTCGAAGCCGAACATCAACACCACGCTGTGGAAGACCTCGCGGCCCGCTTTCCAGGAGGGCAGCGCCGACAGGTACCTGTGGAACTTTGAGCAGAGGGTCGACGGCATGGGCACCGAGTACGCCACCAAGCCCGTCTGCATCGGCGACGCCTCGCGCGGCATCGCCGGCGTGATAGAGCTCTACGCCCTGTCATCGAGCCAGACGCCCGTCAGCAGCAGCATCCTCGTGCCATCCGACATCAACGACAAGAACACCTACGGCGTCATCCCCACCAGTGGCTTCGACGACGTCCAGGTCTGGGGTGACGAGAAGTACGAGCGCGCCCCGAGCGAGGCACTGCCCTACCAGTGGAACTGGACGAGAACGCTCTACTCCACGCCGAAGGACGACGCCGACACGGAGCGCTACAGGTACAACGGCAAGGACTACCCCTATGAGGACCACTACCACGTCTCCGCCGTTCGCGGCACGAAGGGCGAGGACGGCGCTGGCGTGGAGTACGTCTACAAGCTGACGAGCACCGAAGACAACCCTGGCTCGCCCGCCAACCCGCAGGACAGGACGGTGGACGACTACGTTCCGAGCGGCTGGACCGACAACCCCTCCGGCGTCAGCCTCGCCAACCCGTTCGAATGGGTGTCGGAGCGCAAGAGCTCCGCCACGACGGGTGCCGGCAGCTTCACCGGCGGCCACACCTGGGGCGACTTCTCCGCTCCGAGGATATGGAGCAAGTGGGGGAAGAATGGGCAGGACGGCGACGGCATGGAGTACGTCTACATCCGCACCAAGACCAGCGTCGCCCCGGCCATCGTCGCCAGCGCGGACAGCCGCACGGACTCCAGGGGCCGCACCTACCTCGACGACGAATACCTGCCGCTGGCCAGCGGAGGGTCGCTCTCTGGCAACGTCGAGTGTACCGACGACCCTGCAGGCGTCAGCCGCGAATACCCCTACGAGTGGGTTTCCAAGCGCACCAAGGCTGCCCCGGCAACGACCGGCGCCTCCCAGGGCCAGCGCCAGTGGGAGAAGTACTCGGGCAAGATGGCTCTCTGGAGCCACTACGGCGACAGCAACATCCGCCTCGACCTGTCGAACGAGATGGACATGGTACAGACGGACGCCAATGGGCTGGTGACGGAGGAACGCATAATAACAACCATAGCCCGCCTGTTTGATGGAACGACGGAGATAACCCTCAAGGATAACAAGCTGTGGACAGATGGCGGCCTGACGCCATATCCAAAAGAGCAGGAAGGGAAGGGCTTGAAGCTGACGTTCAAGATCACCAAGAACTTCTCCATGAAAAACGCACTGGAGGTCAAGGTCAACTACAGGTACCCGGACCCAGACACGGGGACGGTCTACACTTCCGTGATAACCATCGCCCCGTCGAAGGGCCAGCCCATCTACCAGCTGTCGCCCTCCCTCTCGGCGCTGCCATGCACCAGGAAGGCAGACAACACGCTCAACGACCCGCCGGCACTCTCGCTGAAGGTGGTGAAGGTCGACGGTGCGAGCACCGAGGAGCTGGACGCCATAGCCGACAAGCTGACGGACCTGGGCGTCATCGTGCGCTACAGCACGTCCGGCATGCCGACATCGGCATCAGGCGGATCCCCATGGCCTGCCGACAACAGCTATCAGGCCATCAGCTCCGTCCCAAGCGTCTTCATCGCCATGTTCAACTCCTCCGGCGTGCTGCTCGACCGGGAGACGGTGCCTGTCATCAAGGACGGTGAGAACGGGAAGAACGTCTCCAAGCTCGACATCTCGAACGAGATGGACTCCGTCCTGACCAGCAGCGACGGCAAGGTGACGCTGGCGCGCACCGTGGAGACCGTCGTCAGCCTGTACGACGGGTCGAAGGAGGTGGACATCAGCGCCGCTGCCGTCAACCCGAGCACGGGGAAAGGCATCAGCGTCACCGGAGGCCCCGTCACAACAGGCCAGACTCCAGTGGCAACGTTCACGGCCTCCGCTTCCGGGAAAGGGAAGAAGCTGTCGTGGGGATTCTTCGCAGGCAGGACGATGAACGACTCCTATGAGATCGAGATCAGCTATTCATACAACGACGTCGTTTACAAGGCCGTGTTCACCGTCACGGCGGCGAAGATGGACGCCCTCTACCAGCTGTCGCCGTCGCACTCGGCGCTGCCGTGTAAGAGGAACGATGACAACACGCTCAACAACCCGCCGGTCCTCTCGCTGAAGGTGGTGAAGATCGACGGCTCCAGCAGCGACAGCAAGGACGCCACCAGCGCTAACCTGTCGTCGCTTGGCGTGACCGTCCGGTACAGCACGAGCAAGATGCCGGCGTCGGATTCGTCAGAGAAAGACTGGTCGGCCTTGAATCCCGCCAACCAACTTCAGGCCCTCGTCTCCGACGATAACGTGTACCTCGCGCTGTTCAAAAACGGCGCCATTCTCGACCGTGAGACCATACCGGTCGTCAGGGACGGGTCAAAGGGCGACCCCGGCGATGCCAGTACCGTGCCAGGACCACAGGGCCCACAAGGGGTATACGAGGAGAAACAGTATGCCCTCAGTGCCTACAAGACGGCACAGGACGGCGCAATGCCTGCAGACTGCCGGGAGTCCGACTGGGTATCTGTAGCTCCGTTGCCGTCGGTATACAAGCCGTTCGTATGGCAGCGTACCCATACTTACAACCCGTCAACCGGAATCTATACAGATTGGTCGTATGTCCGCCTGACAGGCGACACCGGATCCCAAGGCAAGACAGGCCTCTGGTACCGCTACCTCGGCGTGTGGGGTGTTGACTGCGGGCCTGGGTCAAATCCTTACGTAGCCATTGAGAACACCACCACTGTCGGCTATTATGTCAAGCACGGAGCGAGCTTCTGGATGAATGTCAAGTCCTCTGGCGCAAACACGACAGAGCCTGACACACAGACGGCAGCAGGCTGGGAGCAGATGACCTCCGTCTTCGAGTATTTCATGACGAAGGTGACGTTTGCCGACTCGGCCTATCTTGGTTCGTTCATCATTAATGGTGACTGGATGATATCGCAGTACGGCAAGGTGAACGGATACGACTCCTCCAGCTATCAGAGGTTCAACCCGAACGATATGAGCTCTGCCTCCGCCTTCATCCCGAATTTCGCCGTCGACGGAAAGACAGGCAAGGTTTATGCCAACGACTTCCAGACGAACGGCGTTGGCGGAGCTTTTGTGAAGATCAACTCCGGCTCGGAATCGCAGAGCTCGAGCGAGACCAACGTCACCATCCTCGACACCAAGGGCCTCTATTCAAGAGGCTCGCAGGACGGCTTCCGCATCATCCACGGCTCGTCCGGCGTGCAGCTGGAGCGGTGGCACAAGCGTGAAGGATGGACGCCCTTCTATGCGGGTCGTGCCATCAGGAAGATATCCGACAGTGCCGGCAATGTCACCCTGGATGAATATGATGACTATGTGATTGCTGGAAAGGGGACACGTGACATCTACCTGCCCAATAATCCGCACAACGGGAAGGTCATCACCGTCAAGAACCTGGACGACGGTATCTACATCAAGGTGCAGGGTTCTGACAGAATAGTCGTTGACGGCGATTACCAGAGTGAGACACAGGTGCCTCTCGATGACTACGACCGCGCAGAACTTGTGTACTACGACTACAAATGGTACTGGAGCTACATGGGTACATAATCACACTGGTGGCGGCAGCCCTCGGCAGGGGGTTGTCCCACTTTTATTTCAAACCTTATATAAATTTGCTTTCAGAAACAAAAACAACAGACTATGGCAGTTTCAGACGAATTTCGCAAGCAATGGACCGAATGCCAGGAGGAATATGGCAAGAACATTGAGGTGGGCGACATGCCCGTGTTGCCGATCGGACAGATCGACATGGCTGTCACGCTCCCTGCCGTGAGGTTCACCGCTCCTTATGATCCTAATGCCGACAACAAGTTTGATAGTTATGCCCACGTTCCACTGAGCACGTTCAAACAGTTTCTTGACCAGCTCGCCGCAGCCGCACAGGCAGCCACAACGGCTGCAAATACGGCGGCCGAAGCATGGACGAAATCCGGTGGCTATCAGGAACAGGTAGAAACCGCAACTGTCCGCGCCAACGATGCCGCAGAAGACGCTGAGAAGGTGGATGCCAACCTCTCGCAGGATAGTGGTGCCGTCATCCTGACCGTTACTGACCGCAACGGTGTGATTACATCGAAGGAGGTTGGATTCCGCATTGCGAAGACCTACGCCAGCATCACGGAGATGAACGCCGACGCGCCGAACATCCAGGAGGGCCGGTTCGTGATGATTGCAGGTGACGTGGAGAACCCAGACACGGCGAAGCTCTATGTGAAGAACGGTGCCGGGTCGTTCACCTATATCACCGATCTGTCTGGTGCCCAGGGTATGAAAGGCGACAAGGGTGATGAGGGCCAGAAGGGAGAGAAGGGTGATACGGGCGTCAAGGGTGATACCGGAGATCGCGGCCTGAAGGGCGACAAGGGCGACAAGGGCGACAAAGGAGACAAAGGAGATAAAGGTGACAAGGGCGACAAGGGCGACGGCTTCGCCATCTACAAGACCTATGCCTCCATTGCAGCCATGAATGCCGACATTGCCAACGTCCCTATTGGTAAGTTTGTGATGATTTCCTCGGAGGATGCCGACAACGGCAAGCTCTATACCCGCGACACAAGTACGTTTGTCTATGTCACCAATCTCTCAGGTGCACAAGGCATCAAGGGTGACAAGGGCGACAAGGGAGACAAGGGTGATACCGGAGCTACAGGAGCCAAGGGTGAACAGGGTCTGCAGGGTGACAAGGGTGACAAGGGCGACAAGGGTGATCGAGGTGACAAGGGTGATAAGGGTGACAAGGGAGATAAGGGCGACAAGGGCGACCGTGGCGAAGCCTTCTCCATCTACAAGACCTATCCAACAGTGGACGCAATGCGGGCCGACACAAACTACGTTCCGGAAGGAAAAATTGTCATCATATCCTCCGAGGACGAGCACAACGGTGAGATATACGTCCGTGACACCATCGGCTTTGTGTTCCTGACAAAGCTCTCTGGCGCCCAGGGCATCAAGGGTGACAAGGGCGACAAGGGCGAGAAGGGCGACAAGGGCGACACGGGAGCCACTGGAGCGAAGGGTGATGCCGGCGCAAAAGGTGACAAGGGCGACCGAGGTGAAAAGGGCGACAAGGGCGACAAGGGCGACAAGGGTGACGATTTCACTTACGACGACTTTACAGACGCCCAGATTGCCGCGCTAATGAAACCAGCCACCGATGCCGCGAACGAATGGACGAACGTCTACAAGCCGCAGGCCGAGCAGGATCACTCGACGGCTGTCAGCGACCACTCGACGGCCACCACAGACCACTCGACGGCAACGACCGACCATTCTACCGCCACGCAGGACCACTCGACCGCTACTCAGGACCATCAGATATCTAGTCAGCAGCAGACGACCTTCGAGACCAACGAGGCCGCCCGTCAGGACACCTTTGAGGAGAACGAGGAGAAGCGTATCTCGGCGATGACCGTGACACACGCCTACATCGACTACACGACGATGCACCTGAAGTTCGTGCAGGTACAGGGCGATTCGACGCAGTATGAGCTGCGCTATGGCCGCCTGAAGATCATCAGCACCGTCGACCTCGCACAGCAGAGTGCAAATCCCTAAAATCGTAAATGGTAAATCGTAAATCCGTAAATCGTAAATAAAAACAGATATGGCAACTCAAGTATTTGTATCAGATGTAGGCCCGGCCGGTATGCTGCCACGCGGCCCTTATTCACCGACAGCGACCTATACGCTGAACCATGTTGTACTCTATGCCCATGACTCATGGGTTTGTAAGGCTCTCGACGCACAGGGTAGGGCCATCGAGATATCGGGCATCGCCCCGGATGACGTGACCTACGGCGCCCTCTACTGGCAGGCGATGACCGATGGTGGCCGTGCGGCTGTCGCAGTCGGCCAGCAGGTTCGCACGGACTTCGACACATGGTTCGGTACAGACGCGAACAGCGGTGTGCAGAAGACCTTCAGCGACTGGTTCAGCGATGTTCTGCAGACGGGTGTACGCTACCTTTGGGATCACTGGTTCAGCGACCTCCTGCCGACGGGTGTGCGTTACATCTGGAACCACTGGTTCGGCGAGGCTCCTACCGAGCAGAGCGAGGGAAGTGGTGTTCAGAAGGAATGGGCTGACCTGAAGGCCGACGCTACCGCCGCCACATCTCGTGCCACCACTGCCGCAGGACTTTGCGAGGCCTGGAACGGACATCCACCCTATGTAGCCGACGGCACGGCAGCGCATCCCGGCGACGTGAACTACTGGTACACCTACGACATCACGACCGAACAATATACTAAGGGGCCGTATGCCAAGGGCGACGACCTCGACTGGGAGAGCATGACAGAGGCTGAGAAGGAAGCCCTGGCGCAGATGGTGCTGGAGCATATCGCCTTCGATGATGAGCCGACGGAGGACTCAGATCACGCTGTGAAGTCTGGAGGGCTTTACAACGCTTTTGCTGAAAAACAGGATAAGTTGACCTTCGCCTCCTACGAGCTTTGTGAGCAGGCAGCCGAGGAGATTGTCTTCACCGTCGCACCCTTGTCGTAAGGTTGTCCCATTTTGAAATCGGCCTAATCATAACTTTGGAGTAGAAATCAAAAATCGAAAATCATAAATATGACAACGATACCCGCCTGCAACCCCGGCAACGACCTGAAGTTCCGTGTCACAACGACAAAGGACGACTTCAACCTCGCCCGCGACTACTTCGAGATAGTGGTGAAGAACCAGTATGGCCGCGTCGTGGCCCGCATCAAGAAGGACGACTGCTTCTACGACTCAGAGGCACGGTGGTACTTCGCGATGGAGAACGTCAAGGAGGGCACGCACTACGCCGTCTTCATCGGGGCCTACGAGGACGAGGACTACGACAAGCAGCGCCGTGTGTGGACAGACCGTCAGGAGCTGTTCGTCTGCCGTGAGGGCTGCATGGAGACCAGTCGCCAGAAGCACCATCCGGAGCAGTGCCCTGTCGAGTACGAGCAGGTATGGTCGGTATATGTCGACGGTGAGGATTACCTTGCAGACTGTGACGGCAACTACGTCCTGACCGCCGAGGGCTACCGCATCCAGTTCAGCAATGACATTTCAGAAATCGTAGAGAATATGGGAAAGGTAAAGATGAAGATGAAGGGGGATGAGTTCCTCAAGCTGATGGAAGGCAAGGAACCCAACGAGCAGGTGAACACCATCCCCGAGCTGATGGACGTGATGCGTGGCATCAGCGACGATACGACCGTGATCGACGAGATAGAGGACATCCAGGACGAGAATGAGGCCGACGACTCGGATATCGACGAGATCTTCGACAACCCCGCCACAGGCGGCTCCGGCGGCTTCCCCGACGAGATGCAGGAAGAAGAAGGAGATTAGTTTTAGATCAATAATATGGCAAAAGAATATCCAAGTTACTTGCCCGAGGACTTCAAGGGACTTGAGTCCATCCAGGAGGGCAACCAGCGCTATTACTATAAAAAGGTGGACGGGCAGAACATGCTCGTAGGCTCGATCGTCGGTAAGCGCCACCTCGTCATCCGCTTCCCGGAAGGCTCGACCATCGACGTCCTCCCCAAGGACAGCGTTGATACCGAGCAGATCAAGGACGGCGGCGTGCATCAGGAAGACCTCGACCCGAACATCGAGGCCGCCGATGACGATATCGACAGCATCTTCAAAAACCAACAATAAATTAAGGCGATATTATGAAACAGAAGGAAATTGAATTGTTCAGAACTGAAGACGGCTTCTATGCCGCCCGAGAGCGGAAAGATGGCTCGCTGAGTGCAGACAAGCACAAGATCAGCGGCGAGGAGATTATGACGATGTATACCGAGTTCTTCGTTGACTACTGCAAGGAGTCGGGCCAGACCAAGCTGCTGATGCAGGACGGTGATGGTCAGCTCTTCGTCACCATGCGTGTCGAGACAAAGCCATCCAATGCCGCTAATAAGAAGCCACCTAGAAAACCGCGCAAGACTAAATAATCTGCGCACCACCGACACAAAAATTGAATGAGACGAAATCTCAGCATAGTTCACTAGATTTATTAACTAAAATTTGTTTTGCATTATGGCTCTAACAAATCCAACAAAGTACGTTAGCGTACAGAGATTGCAGCGTTTTGAAACAAAATTGGCTGCCAAGTATCAGACCCAGGCCATCAGCGCCATCACAGGTCTTAACGCAGAAACCGTAGAGGCTGCTCTCGCTGAGTTGCTCGGCAAGATCCAGGCCCTGCCTTCAAGCATCGTCCCCAAGGGAACGAAGGCTTTCGCAGGTCTTGATCCTACGACCGACCTCGTAGCCGCCAATGTCGGTTTCATGTATAACATCTCCGATGCCTTCACCACGACAGCCGACTTCGTGGAGGGCGCTGGCCACAGCATCCCCGCAGGTGCCAACGTGTACATCGCCAATCCTTCGACTGGCGTCTACAAGTATGACATCTTCGCCGGTATGTATGACCTGAGCGGTTATGCCTTGAAGAGCGAGATGTCCATCACGGACGTATCTGGCGACGCCACCAAGAAGAACATCCAGCTGAAGAGCGGTCTTTCTCAGGACGTTCTCGTTGCCCACCAGGATATCTCTGGAAAGGCTGACAAGGTGGCTTCTGCTACTGCTGGCAACATCGCCAAGCTCGACGCTAACGGCAACCTCGTTGACGCCGGCATCGCAGCCACCGACCTGGCTACCATCGACGCCGACGCCGTGGAGGGCAACTTCGCCGCCTTCGACGCCAACGGCAACCCCGTTGACTCTGGTCACAAGCACAGCGACTACAAGATCAAGCAGGATGCTGTTGCTGACAGCGACGCCACCACCAGCGGCAACGACACGACCTTCGTCGACAGCGTGACACAGGACACCAACGGTGAGATCACCGTACACAAGAAGACCGTTCCCAACGTGTCTGCCTCTACCTCTGGCACAGGCGGCACCAACGGTCTGATGTTGGCTACCGACAAGGAGAAGCTCGACAACCTGTTGGAGTGCTCCGACAACGACATCGACGAGATCTTCGCTTAATCTCTTTCCCATCGGCTCCGTGTGGTTCGACTCCACACGGAGTTACTAAGTATTCACATAAAAAACGAAAGAGATATGGCACTAACAAACCCAACGAAGTATGTAACGGTCCGCCGCCTTGAACGGTTCAGGCAGAAGATGCGGGCCGAGTTCCCGTCGACGACTGTTGCCAGCGATGCCGAATGTGAGGCCGCTGCCGAGGAGATTGTCTTCACCGTCGCCCCGTCGCAGTAGGGTTGTCCCATTTTGAATCCGGCACGAATTTAATTTTGTAGTATCAACAAAAACAGAAGGATTATGTCACAGAACTCGATTACACCAGAACAGAAGACAGATGCCGTCACCCTTGGTGGCATGATGAAGCATGTCGAGAAGGTCATGCAGCGATACACCGGTGAGATGATCGGCATCCCCAACACGTCGGAGGCCGTCTACTACACGCAGTCGGAGGCCGACGCCTACAACGCACTGCTGACGGGCGCACTCAACTCGACCGACCCGCTGACCGCCGAGCAGGCTGCGGCCTATAACGAGGCCATCACCGGCGCAGAGAAGGAGGCCGGCGACACGCTCTCCACAGCCGAGGCCAATGCCTACAACGCAACACTGGAAGGCGCAGTCTCCACATCGGACATCAAGACACCAGCCGTGCCAACCAAGGTGAAGGATTATGTAGATGCCTATGGTTTATCGGTAGTCAATGGACAACTCTGCCAGACATACACTACGACATAGTATTAACATTCTAAAATATTCAAGATTATGTCAGAAATTACATCCCCAATTAATCTCGACGCCACGCAGCAGCGCATTGCCACCGCCATGGAGACGATGGCACAGCAGACCACACTTATCGCGCAAGGAAAGGCCGACAAAGTAAACAATCCTACCAGTGGAAATTTCGCTGGATTGGATGGAAATGGTAATCCTACAGACAGCGGAAAGAAGCCGAGCGACTTCGCCACTGCCGCACAGGGAACAAAGATTGACAACATCACGAGCGACATGGCTTATGCGGGAAGTGGCCTCGGCTCTTGTTCAACGGCAGCTACAACCGCTGCGAAGACAGTTACGCTGGCTCATTATATTCTACTGAAGAACGTACCCGTTAGCGTATTCTTCCAGAATGGTGTGAACATAGCTGGAGCTACGCTTAATATCAATGCCCAAGGCGCAAAGCCGATTGTTATCAATGGTTCAGCAATACAGCCAGGTGTTATTCGTCCACGTACCACCGTGACCTTTGTCTATGACGGTACGAACTATAACGTCATCTGTATGGGCGGACTGGAGCAGAGTGACGATGATAGTGAGCTTTGGGTTGACATGGGTCTGCCTAGTGGCTTGAAGTGGGCTAAGAAGAATATCGACGTGACACAGGCAAATGGTTTTGCCGCATCAGAGTACCAGTATGAGTGTACGTTCTTCTCATGGGGTAACACAGAAGGTCATAACCCTGCCAACGCATCGTCGTTCACCTACGACTGGGGAAGCAGTAACGACGGCCCTTACGCATCAACACCAGGAGCAGCTCTCACTGGTAATATTCCACCGTCTATGGATGCCGCCCGTGCCAATCTTGGTGCGCCATGGCGCATGCCTACCACCGATGAATATGCTGAGCTTTTCAATAACATAGAGTATCTGCAGGCTGACGGTACGACAACCATTCCGACATCGACTGCCAACAAGCTCGTGACAGTTAATAGTATAGTGGGTATCTATTTGAAGTCTAAGATTAACGGAAAGAAACTCTTTTTTCCGTGCTCAGGCGACGGCGATGGCACGTCTTGGAACAACCGCGGCTCGCGCGGCAGCTACTGGGCTGCTGCGCTCTACTCCGCCACGAATGGTCGGTACTTGCTCTTCCGCTCTGGTGGTGTCTACCCGCAGTACAACGGCAATCGGTTCTACGGCTTCTCGGTCCGCGCGGTTCAGTAACTACGTGTCACCAAGAAGTTACCAATATCATCGTTCACGCAGGCTCTGTAGCCGCCGCTCCAAGCGGCGAGCGCAGAGACAGCGGGAATGATGATTCAAAGGCAAATATCAATAAATAGAATTTGTTATGGCATCATATAAGGAAATCTTTGAGGTCGAGAAACAGCGTGAGGGTACAGAGCATTGGAATGTTATTCATTTGTTTCGTGAGGGGAATACCTATAAAGCCTACGAATGGAGCGCATGGCTTTGTCGTGAGTTTGCTGTTACCGATGATCAGATAGCACAGACGAGTTCCCATCGTCTGAAGCCCGTGCATAAGGAGGTAAAGTCTTCGAGCGGCACCATCATCTTTGTCGGTTTCCCTGTCACGTCGCTTGCAAAGTTCATACCCAATGATAACCAGATTAGTTTCAAGCCTGTTAGCGACACCTTAATTGATGTTGCCATTGAACTTCCGCCATCGCTTGGCGAGATGAGTTATGATTCTCTCATACAGCAGTTCTCTGAATGGAAGAAACAGTTTCCTATAAAAGGTGATGACAAGCAACCGACAGGCAAGGACATCCCTGCGGATGATTTGCTTCCGCTGACGGGAACAAAGAATCAACCGATGCGTATGAGCGATATCCTAGCGCAGATAGTGGCATTACCTGTAGAGGACATTACGCCCAATGAGGCTTTGAAAGTGCTGCGAATACTCAAACGGCAGTGCTCCGCATTGTTCTAATATAATAAGGAAAAGAAAAGGATGCGGTTCAGACACGTAGTTCATAGGTCGTCCGTCTTGTGGCTCCGAGCCGCAGGAAAAATCAAAGACCTCCGATGGTCTTGTCTTGTACAACCCCTTCGGAACGTCGTATCAGGTGACGATCGCTTGTGCCATTTTTCCGTGCTCAGGCAACGGCAATGGCACGTCTTGGAACAACCGCGGCTCGAACGGCAACTACTGGGCTGCTTCGCTCAACTCCGCCACGAATGGTCGGAACTTGAACTTCAACTCTGGTGGTGTCAACCCGCAGAACAACAACAATCGGTTCAACGGCTTCTCGGTCCGCGCGGTTCAGCACTCCTTTCTGGACAAGCTCCTTTTCTTTCTTAATTTTTTATAATGTCGGTGATGAAAGATGACGCTTACAAGGCAACAACTTCTGCGCGATTTGTTTGCTGCATACTACGATGCACGTCGTGGCAAGGGTATGATGTCGTATGTCGTGAAGTGGGAGTCCGACTTAAAGACGAACATGGAGCAATTATGCGACGACCTCATCAGTCGTCGTTATGTGGCTCAGCCATCGAAGTGCTTTATTGTGGAATATCCGAAGAAGCGCGAAATATTTGCTGCTATGTTTCGCGACCGCATCGTTCATCACCTTTATTACAACTACACGCACGAGCTCTACGAGCGTACATTTATTCAGGACTCCTACAGTTGTGTGCCTGGACGCGGTACTCATTATGGTATAAATCGGGTAACGGATATGTTGCGCCGCGAGTCGAGAAACTGGCAGTGTCCTTGTTATGCGATGCACCTGGATATCCGAGGTTACTTTATGCACATCGTCAGGAAAAAATTGTTGGAGATAGCAACCGCTTCGCTCAGGAAGATGGCTATGCATCGTATATGCAGACACTCTATCGAGAGATGGTCAGACAGACTAGACATCGACTTTTTATGTTGGCTCACAGCGGAGATTGCACTGTTGAATCCAAAGGAGAACTGTGTTATTGTCGGTTCGCTGGAGGGATGGGTAGATCTAGATCCTGCCAAGAGCCTGCTGAAGACAGAGGACGGGCTCGGGCTTCCAATTGGCAATCTGACCTCACAGCTTTTCTCGAACGTCTATCTCAATATCTTCGACCAGTTTATGAAGCGAGTACTGAAATGCAAGAACTACGGACGTTATGTAGACGATTCGGTAGTCATCAGTGCCAACAAGGAGTGGTTGTTGTCGCTCGTGACTCGGATCAGATCATTCCTGTTTCAGGAACTTGGTTTGGAACTACACATGGGCAAACTCGAAGTCAGCGAGGTACATCATGGTGTAGAATTCCTCGGTGCTTTTATCAAGCCATGGCGCACTTATGTATCGAATCACACTTTGCGGCGCATCAGAAGAAACATCTTCTATCTGACACATCCGTCACTGCGTCCAAAGTGGCTTTCAATGTCTCGTCCAACAAACAGTCTGGCAGGAGGCAAAACTACCGCCGACAAGATGCTGCGTACTATCAGCTCCTATCTCGGTATATTCTCTCATACGGCTTCTTTCCGCCTTCGCCGAGAACTTTTCTTTCGAGCAGAGTTTATGCGGCTCGGTGTGTTCAGTGAGGATATGACAAAGATTACAGAACGACATCAATATTTTATTAATTTATTAAAACAACAGGATTATGAACAAAATGAGTGGAAAAAAGAGCGACTTCTCGCTCGTTCGCGAAGAAAATTCGCGCATCGTCATCGGTTACGATCTAAAGAAGGTTGCAGGAAAGAACCTGTATGAGTGGTATGAAATCTATATTCCCAAGACACAGTGTTCTCAGTTGACGCTGCAGATGGTAAAGGACGCAATTTTTGGTGACATCAATGCGCAGACTGATGAGATTATTATTTCAGGATTTACGTGGTCGCCTGTCGGTTCTGAAGAGGTTATTCCTGTATGGCTCTCTACTGAGAATCAGTTTAACTTCAAATCAGCCTATGACCTGGCTGTACAAAAGAATGGCGCCACGTTACCTGTTACATTCAAGATGGGTGAAACAGAGGATGGTTTGCCAGTGTATCATACTTTTGAGACAATGGAGGATGCTGACGACTTCTATATCAAGGCTGTTGCCTATATTAACCAAACGCTGTCTGACGGATGGGCTCGTAAGGATTCTATCGAATGGGAGCCATACGAGGAACTTTTTCCTCAGCCTGCACAGGCATCTAATGCAGAGAAGTAGTCTCAATGATGACTGTAATAATACTCTCAATCCTTTTAGTGGTGTCCTATATGGGCGCCACTATTTGGAAGCTGAAAGGTCTTCCTGATAGCATCTCCGCAATGGTTTATGTGCTGCCTAAAGGCGGCTGGCGGTGGTTGTGGACGTTTTGGCTGTGGTTTGTGGGTATTTTCACTACCGCCCCAATGATTGAGATTTTGGATAAAAAGGGCTGTGGCTATTTGGGTTTTATAACCGTGGTCTGCATTGTGTTCGTCGGTGCGTGGCCATTATTCCAGTCAGAGACTCGCCGGTGGCATTATGTTGGGGCATTTGCCGCTGGACTGATGTCACAGGTATGTGTCTTCGTTGCCTGTTTATGGTGGTGTCTATTGTGGCTGACAGCTTCATTGTTTCTTGTCGTTAGTTGGAGGAGTAAGAGTATGAAGTATTTTCTTGTCCGTATTAATTTCGGTATCTGCCTGTTGGCGGAAGCTATCTGTTATATAACCATGGTTGCTGCCGATGCGGTGCATTGAATTTCCGGTCTGTTGGATCACGCTACTCTTGTTCGATATCAGTCTCGATAGGCGACTCTTTTTGTTGTTTGAATAGTTTCTTTGCAGATTTGATGAGCGATTCTTCTTTACCGAAGATATAGTATTTTTGGGTGGTCTCAATTTTGGCGTGGCCAAGGATGCTTGTGATGTCGTTCGTCGGTAGGCCGAGGGCGTTGAGCATTGTTGAGCATGTCTTGCGGGCGAGGTGGAAGTGGACGCGCTGTTTGATGCCGATGCGTTCAGCGATGGCCTGAATAATCCGGTTGCCGGTGGAGTTGCATTTTACGCATTTGCAGAGCCTGGTGATCGGCTGGTAGCGGTCGACGATTTCCTGGCCCTTGCCCCAGAAGAGCGTCTTGATGGGGATGGTGACGTCACGCTTCGTCTTATACATCCGTTTGCGAATGATGCCGCCGCTGATGTCGGCTTCCTCAAGCGTGGTCAGGTCGCTCCATCTGAGGCCTGTATATACCCCGAGCAGGAACAGGTCGCGCACCTTCGCCTCCTTGCCCGTCAGACGGACCCGCTCTATCTTGCGGAGCTCGCCCTTGGTCAGGAACTCCTGCTTCGGCGTCATGTTGCCAATGACAATCCATTTGAAGGGGTCCTGACTCAGGAGATCGCGCTTGATGGCCTCCTGCGTCAGGCAGTGTAGCATCTTCAGACGTCCTTTGACGGTGTTCTCCGACAATCCCTGCTGCAGCATCGTGGTACGCCACCGCTCAATCCAGTCGTGGTCGATGGTGTTCATCTTCGTCTTCTTGTCGTATTTCTCGGTCTCGCGGGCCAGCGTGTGATAGGCATCCTTGGTCTGGCGGCTGCGGTTGCTCGGCTCGATGACGGCATTCACGAACTCCTCTATGGATGCCGACGGCTTGGAACCGGACCTGACGGCCTGCTTCAGCTGAGAGAGCAGCATCGGTTTGTCGTTGAGCAGTGAGTCGAGCTCGATCTCCTCAATCTCGTGCATCCGTCTGAAGAGCCAGACGGTCAGCTTAGACGCATTCGGGTGGTTGACGACCTTCCCGTTGTTCCATTGATATGGGAAGAGCATAACCTGTGTCGACAGGTATATTCTCTTGGTGCCCTGACGTGCCTCGACGGCCACCGGAGAGCGTCCGTCAGCATTGAGTTTCTTACCGTAGTTATAGCACAAATGGTAGCGGATTTTTGATTCCATTTTTCGGTGTTTTTTGTATTAAATTCAGGATTATTTCCAAAATCAGGCTGAAAATTACCAGCCATCGCAAGAGAATACCTCCTTGGAGGGAGAACCACGACGCAAATATACGCAAATAAAACGGAAGTTGCAAGCAATTAGCAATTTTTTATACAAAAAAGCGGGTAAAACCGGTGCAGAAATCTCTCTGACTGCTAAACTTTGTTAAGCAGCGGGCTTATTTTTTGAACTCTTCCGAGAACAGCCTGATCTTGGTCCTGAACGTGCCAGGTCTCAAGCCGTATTTCTCCGACAGCTCATCGACGCAGTTGTAATACAGGTCCTTGTCGACGAAGCGTCTGTGAAGATATTCACGGTAGGCCGGGAAATACTTCACGTCGCCGACAGAGACCTTATTGCGTGCGAGGAGTGTTAAGAAATCCTCAAAAGGTTCAATATGGTCGAAGATTGTGTCCATTGATTGATACTTTTGGTTAACTTTGCAGCCGTTTGCATCAAACGACCTGCAAAGCCTGATGTTAACGATCACCAAAAGTCTGCGTGCCTCCTTGTGAACACGCCGTCCAATGGACATAACAGCGAAGGAGACCGCAGACTGAAAGGGGGCGAGCCTTGCTGACACCAAGGCAAGCCCCTGTTATTTTGTTATGTAATCATATTCGTTCCTTTCCTCATGTTTTAAAGGGTTTGACAATGTTTGTCTGCACCGGTATACCCGAGTCGTAGGCAAAGGTATCATCGTCGGACGGATGATTTGGGACTATGCGCTTCTTAGGCTTGAAAAGTGAGCCTAAAGAGGTGTGGATTTTCTTTGTCCGAGGCCGTTTATTGCCGAATTTTGCAAGCGGACGGGAAAGTCCCGTTCTTCAATTTTTCACTAACACAAAAACATTAAGATTATGGCTTTAGATGCTAATGATTTGATGATGCTCCGTGGGATGGACTCGAAAGAGGGACTCTCTCCTTACGAGCAGTACAAAGTCGGTTACATGCAGCAGAAGAACCACACCAGTGGTATCGGAGTTGCAGGACTTGTTCTCGGCACTGTCGGCACGGCAGTTGGCGTAGGCGCATGGCTCTTCGGTGGTATGTACGGCAATGCCAAGGCCAACCAGGCCAAGGAGGTTGCTCTCGCCGCCAAGGAGATTGCAACCCTGCAGAACGGCGCCACACAGCGTCAGCTCGACCAGTTGACCAACCTGTTTGCTGCTGAGCGTCAGGAGCGCATCGCTGGCGACCAGACCATCACCCAGACTGTCAACGACACCGTGAGCGGCAGTCAGCAGGGAACGCTCTCTGCACAGCAGGCTGCTGAACTGAGCGCCGTGAACAGCGTGATGACGCAGACCTACTCCGACTTCGTGACTGGTCGCGCATCGCTGAACCCGACACCCGTCAGCCTGTACTCGGCTCCCCAGCCCTGTTCTTGCCCCGGCGGCTGCTGCAACGGCTAAAGTGATTTGAGGTGGCGGCTAACCGGTAACGCATAGTGAAGGATGCTTGAGGGATGCCGCCCCTCATTTCCAACATCAAATCACGGCAATATGATATGGAACTATGGGAAGAAGAAACGGAGGTTACAGATGGTGAACCAGGGACTAAGAGCAACGAGCAAGAGCAGCCTGAAGCTGCAGTGCCTCTTCTGCGCCAAGGGCGACCTGAAGGAGGCGAAGGAGCTGTACGACTTCTTCGCATCGGACATGCCAGACCTGCCCGATCAGGACCCCGTGCCACTGACATGGCAGCAGAACACCGCCCAGACAGTCAACGCCGTCATGGACTGGCTGAAGGAGAACGGCCCGTCCATTCAGCAGGCATACCAGTATGTGCAGCAGGTCATCGCCAACCGCGGCGTAATCCCGACGCCGGAGCCGCCCGCACCGACGGTGGACCTGCCGCCCATCAACCAACCAGTCAGTAACAGTTAATTCACGGCAAAATGGATGAGAAGAAGGAAATCAAGGTGTTCCCCATCAGCTTCGAGGTGTATGCCTACGACGAGCGCGAAGTGGAGGATCTGCGTATGGCTATCGTTGCTTTTATCGGCTATCATGCTCGTCAGGGTCGCGCTGTCACGGCGGAGAAGGCGGCAAAGGCCATCGCCAACTGGGACAAGAACCCGATAGTAAGGAACAGGATTTGCGAATACTTCAAATGAGATTTGAAAAGACGATCTCTAAGTCATTGAACGACAGACAAGTCTTGAGAATAAAACAGAAATAACATTTGCAATATGGAACAGACAAATCAGAACCAGCAGGCCCAGCAGCCGCAGTACAAGTGCCCTGGCAACTGCCTGAAGTGCATTCCCGCACAGCGTCAGTATTGTGCATCGCAGCACGCATACTCGAACATGATGGTGCTGGATAAGGTCATGGAGACATTGGCCAGTATGCAAGGTCAGATAGAAGCCATGCAAGGATCGGTAAAAGACCTCGCCACGAAGATAGAGGCCATCCAGTCGAGCGAGGCAGCCGTCTTCGACCCCAACACAGTTGAGCCAGAGCTCTTCCCCAAGGAGTTCGCGAAGGAGCCCGATGCAGCTGAATAAGACATAGCGCAAGGTGGGAGTGGCGCAGTCAAAGACTCCCGAGATAATTAACACAAAAACAAAACGATTATGAATTGTAACTGTAACTGCAGGAACGGACAGGACAATCCTGACTTCCTGATGTCCACCCCGACAGCGGGAGTGTACACGCTCGGTCTGACGCACTACACATGCGGAGGCCGCAAGATGGCGCTCAGCGACCCCGCCCGCCCCGTCATCGCCAGCCTCAGTGTAGCCGCCGTAGGTCAGCCCATCGACGTGGGTAACTCGATGTATTGTCAGGAGTGCCTGGTGTCGGGCACCGTGACTTATTGCCCCTGCGGAAGCTGCGAGCCACGCACGGAGTACGTCAGCTACCAGTGCTGCCTGCCATGCACGTCGGCCACCCAGCCCACGCTGACCATCGGTGAGGTGAAGGCAAGCCCGAAGCCCATCAAGTATTACATCAACAACGGCTGTGGCTGCTGCCAGGGCACACGTCCATGCACCAACCAGATAGCCCTCACCACCAGCATCGAAGTGACTGCCGGCGCATGATGAACCTTCAGGATATCGCGTGCATCGTGTTCGCCTGCACCGCCGCCAACCATCTCGGGCTGATAGATGCGGTCGCGTCGGTCGTCCGTCAGCGGCTGCCGATTGTCAGTTGTGTGAAGTGCTTCAGCTTCTGGGCAGTGCTCTGCTACTGCCTTGTCGGCGGTCTCGGCGTCGTCACCTCGCTCGCGGTATCCTTCCTCTCAGCCTGGTCGGCCATCTGGCTCGACCTCTTCATGGGAATCATCGACCACTTATATATAAAGGTATATGGAAAGATTTATCCAACAGCAGACCCAGCCGACACCGACGCGATCAGTCCCTCAGACGCCGTGCCCGATGTGCCCAGCGGCTCAGGTTCAGGTTCAGCAGTCAAAGCATGAATCCGAAATAAAAACGGAAAAGCCGCCGAAACAGGCGCCTAAACGTCAAAATAAGAAATAAAAATCGCCGTTTTCCGCTTGTTTTCGCAGAAATCCTGGAAATAAGGCGGTTTGAATCGGCTTAAAATCGAATTAAAATAGAAAATAAGATGACTATACCGCAAGAATTGAGAGACCGCTATACAGGTCTATACGAATACATGGCCAACAGCCGTGACCCAAAGAACATGATGGCTTTCGGCCGTGTGATGAACGAGATGATGGACTATCTCATCCAGACGAAGCCCGACGTGGCCGAGGAGATGATAGACAAGCTGGAGGCCATCAAGTGGAAGCAGTACCTCACGCCGAAGGAGGCCGAGAAGATTGTTGCCGGCATGGATCCAAAGGCCCCTTGGAGCCGCGACACATGGAAGAACGCGATGCAGTCGTTCGGCCTGCCCATCGAGGACATGCCGTACTACAACAGCTGCGCCCTGTGGGTGGAGATGAACAAGATGTACTCCGACTTCGGAGAGGAGATAGCCGCCCTGCTCGGCAAGCCGCTCACGCCTACCGACAAGGACATCATCGCTGCCTGCTACAAGATGGCGATGAAGACACTCCGCGACAAGGACGGTGTGTATGATATCCGCTCATACTTCGGTGTGTAATGGACAGAGCCGTCGCCCGCAGGATGCTCCTTGAGCGCATCTATGACAAGATGAGCGACGAGGAGAAACGACTCTTCGTGATGATGACGATGCAGAACAAGAGCAATGACGAGATCCTGCGGGCGATTCAGCGGAACCAGCAGCACCTGGAGCGCCTGGTGGAGCATGCCGACCGAGACCGATGGTACACGGCCTTCGGCAGCGACGTCGCCGCGAACGTGCTTACCACCTCGGCCTTCTGGCTCCTTGGCAAGCTCTTTGCCAGGAAATGACTTCCATTCCATATCGCCGTGAATGGTCGGCGGGGTGGGGCGGTCCAACGGCCGCCTTGCCCCGCTTTTGCCCGTATATATGCCTTTTCGCCTGTCTTATATCCCAAAGCGAAGCGCCACGCTGCTTATCTTTGCAGAAAAAAACAGAAACAGGCAAATGAATAGTGTAATGACAGATCTCTGGCCCTATCTGCTCCCGGTGCTACTCGCTGGGATTGTCGGATTGGTGGGTTGGGTTCATAACCTTCGCACCCGTGTGGCCATTCTCGAAAAGACTGTCGAAAGCCAGCAGAAGCGTATCGACTCTCACTCAATTAAACAGGATGGATTATTGGATAAGATGAACTCGCTCGAAAAGAAGATGATTGAGCAGGTGGGAGGCGTGCGGACTGATATCCAAGGTCTCTTATCAGAGGTCAAGGGCTTGTCAAACCTGATACTGATATCCGATCCAGGCGTAAAAGTTCAGCGACAACAATAGATTGGTTTGTAATATGAAGACGATGCAGGATTTCTGGAAGGAGTTGAAGAGCCGCTGGCAGAACGCCATGCCTAGGTTCTTCAAGCGCATGATGTGGGTCTGCGGCTTGATCAGCGGCACCGCCCTGGCCGCCCACGAGTCGATGGCCCTGGCAGGCATCCAGCCGCACGACTGGTGGCTTAATATCGAGCCGTATCTGGTTGCCGTTCCCGCTGGTGCGATGTTCGCCTGTAAGTTTACGCAAGGGTATGACCGCAACGGCAATCCTGTGAAGAAGGAACTGCCTGAAGGCGACAGTCCGTCGGCCGTCAACAACTCGGACATCGAGACGCGACAGCCCGATGAAGCAGCCAAGTCGGAGATAGACCCCTATAACGGCGATTGACCTATGTCATAGGCTTGTTACGCACTTTTATAAGAGGTGTACGAATGAAAGTTAATGTGAACTATAAAAGAAGTTAAATAACCGTCCGAATGTCCCCCAAAACGTGTCCGCATGTTGTACAAAGGCTTTTTTCGGTGGTTTTTCGGGAGGCATAAGCGGCAATATATATAATATAATAGGTGTGATGATGGAGAATTGTAGTGAGATATTCCTCAGCGAGGTGACGCACATCGACCTGGTCAAGGCATCGGTCTGTTCGATGCCTGTTCCGTTCAACGTTCCGGAGATAGTGACGATGAACAGCTGTGTCATCGGTTCCCCGTCGATGACGCTCGACGTGAACGACTCGGCTTCCGGTATTACGGCTCAGATGAATGCGCCGACGCTGAAGACGCAGGGGAAGACACAGGCATCAGGCTATCTGCGCAACCACGACCTTCAGATTCCCGTGCAGTACGGCTACGAAGAGGTACGCGAGGCCCAGGGACTGCTTGAAGGTGTGGACTTCCACGCCGTACTGCGCACGGTGGCCGGTACCGAGTTCCTGCTGTATGCCCTTCCCAATACGTCGTCTGTCTCCGTCGAGGACCAGTTCGGAGGCGAGCAGAAGCAGACGGTGAAGGTGTCGATGAAGTCGCTGTCGAACATGATAAGGATTACACGACGAACATGATAGTTATAATTGTACACAGGGACCGCCCGTAGAGTCCGCGAGGATGCGGGGCGGTACAATTTTTGAAGTCAGTAAATAATGAGTAATTAATTTGGTAAAAACATGAGGCATGGCTGGCGCGAGAGCGTCGGCCATGTTTTTTCCTATCCACTCGCTTAATCGCGTTTTTGCCCGAAAAACGCTTTTTCGCGGCGAAAAACAAGTCCCATTAAAATCGCGCATACATTACCTTTGCCGTCAGTTGAAATTAAAAATCACATAAGGATTTATGAACGGACTTTTAGAAATCTACACCAACAAGGAATGGATGATACTGCCATCGTTCGTGCATGGCATCCTGCCCACGGTGATGTATAACAGCCAGAACCATACGATGCTCGGCATTGACCGCGAGAAGCGCAGACCGATGGCGATGAGCATGGCTGGCGCCGACATCTTCCGTGAGTATGAGGTCACACAGGACGGTGATGTGCTGCCGACCTACGACTCTTGGGCTGGTATCGACTACCTGAAGCAGCTGCAGGTACCATTCGTAAACATCATGCCAATCGACGGACCTATTACACGCAACGGTGGTGCTTGTTCTTACGGCTCAAAGGAAATCCGCGACTGGATGATGAAGGCTGCCGACAATAAGTATTGCCGCGCACACATCTTCATTACCAACACCCCTGGCGGTAGTGCTTGGGCAAAGAACGATTTCCAGATGGGTATTGACTATGCCCATGCCCGTGGCCAGCGCGTCTATGATCTTATTGACGGCCTGTGCGCATCGGCTGGCGAGTACAAGGCTTCGCTCTGCGACGAGGTGTATGTTGTGAACCTGATGGATCAGCTCGGCTGCGTCGGCGTGATGGCCAGCTTCTTCACGCAGAAGAACGGCGAGAAGAACCAGTACACGGGCGAGACCTACCGCGAGTATTACGACCCCGAGAGCGTTGATAAGAATAAGGAGATGCGCGATATCGCCGAAGACGATGACGCTACGCTGCTCATCGAGGAGCTGAAGAAACTCGGCGAGGAGTTCCGTGCAGACATGAAGGCTGCTTTCCCGAATGCCGACGTGGACGAGCACCTGAAAGGCAAGATGTTCAACGCCAAAGATGTGATGGGCATCCTCTGCGACGGTCAGATGCTGCTCGGCGATCTCGTATCCCGTGCCTTTGCAGTGGCAGACGGCGTGGAAAAGCCCATCGAGCGCACAGCAGGCCGCAAACTCGGCAAACTGCCAGAGATTGATACCAAGAAGGCAAAAGTCCGTGGCGTCAATCTCGCAAAACAGAACAACATTATTTCACCAACAAATAACAGTATTATGACAGAGAATTATCAGATTATTGCACAGTTGGCAGGAGCTGCTGACGGCAAGTTTGAGAAGGTGGATGCAGACGGTGTTTACATGAACACCTCACTGCTCGACACTCTTCAGACAAACATCGAGGCTTTGCAGAAGGAGAAAGCCGATGCACTGGCATTGGTAGAGAGCCTGACCGCAGAGAAGGACAACCTGAACGCTCAGATCTTGACCATCAAGACTGAGAACGCACAGGCAGTGGAGAACCTGAACGCCGAGCACCAGAAGGCCATCGACGACCTGAACGCTGAGCACAGCAAGGCCATCGACGACCTGAACGCTGAGCACAGCAAGGCCATCGAGGATCTGAATGCCAAGATCGCCGATCAGGAGCAGGACATCACCGCCAAGGAGGAGACCATCGGCAACCTGCAGCATGACATCGAGGGACAGAAGGCTCAGATTGAGCAGTTGCAGGCCGACGTGAACGGTGCAAAGGAGTCCCTGACGACCGCCGAGAACACCATCGCCGAGCGCGACCAGCAGATTACAGACCTGAACGCCCAGCTCACTGAGCTCCAGAACGACCCCGGTCAAGGCGCACAGGCTGGTGCTGCCCCAAAGAATAACGGCGGCGGTGCAGAAGCTCCACAAGTGGTAGTGAACCAGTACGTCTATGACCCCGCTCTCTCTTATGATAAGAACCGCGAGCTGGAGAAGAAGTGGAACGAGGAGCACGGTAAGTAACCAACACAAAAACTTTTTAAATAACATCATTATTCACCAACACATTTTTAACAACTATGGCAAACGAAAAATTCATCGGTTTGGAGAATGTACAGAGCGTAGCCAACAAGCTCTCTCCGAACATCGTGTTCGGTCCTGCATACTATATGAAGGACGAGTTGGATCGCCTCGGCATCAAGGTCGAGACGGGTGTACAGCACCAGATGACCAAGACTGTCTTCGCAGGCAAGGGTGGTCAGACCCGCAAGAAGGAAGTCGGTAACGTCAAGGAGTCGAAGCTCGGCTACCTCTTCTCTCGTAAGCTGACGGCGAACATCTGCGTTCACCGCATTCGCTGTAACGAGGATGACTTCAAGGAGAAGCCAGGTAACATCAGCATCAACGGCAATGCCGCTATGCACTTTGAGAAGACCGAGGAGTTCATGACCGAGCAGGCCAAGCTGTTCTCTCAGGACATCTTCAACAACATTATCGGTGGTGACGCTGCCAGCGACAACGAGGAGATGAACCTCTTCGACGGTCTGCTCACCGTGATGTTGGTTGACATCAACGACGGCACTGTCAACCAGGCTGCCAAGAATCTCATCCCCTCTGGCCTGTTCGACGCTCCCCAGAGCGAGGGCGACTCTGCCGCTTACGACAACTACGTGAAGTGGGAGAACTCATGGAGCCCCGCACTGAAGAAGCAGAACGTGAACGTCTATCTCGTTCGTGAGGACGCTCTCGCCATTGCCGACGCCTTCGAGCAGAAGCACCGCTCACACCAGGGCGCTCAGTGGCTTGACAACGGCAACTTCAAGCTGCCCGGACACTCTAAGCGTACCTTCATCCCCGTAGATGACTACAAGGGAACACTCGCATTCGCAACCATCGAGGGCAACCTCGTGCTGGGTGTGAACAACGAGTCTGACGACAGCTTCGTCAACGTCGTTCCCGAGCCCTCTCGCGACACCAAGGACCTCGTGATGCAGATCCAGGGTATCTTCGGCTTCATGCTCGTTGATCCCACTGGCCGCGCATTCGTGACCAATGGTGGTGCTGCCGAGATGTCGTTCAACTCTGGTGACTACACCAAGGATGCCGTTTACGTGACCGCCAACGACGCTACCCTCGGTGACGTGGTTATCAAGAACGGTCAGGAGACCATCCCAAGTGGTACTGAGGTAGCCAAGGGCACAACCCTGACACTGACCGCCACACCGAAGACCGGCAAGAACTTCGTGAAGTGGTCAAACGGACAGACCTCTGCAACGATCAACATCGTTGCCACAGGTGATCCTATGGCCATCGTAGCCATTTTCTCGGGGGAATAACCGCCGGAGGCGACCCGGCTAATCAAACGCCTGCACCAGAGCCCGAGCCACAGCCCGAGCCGCAGGTACCCGAAAAGGTAACGTACAACTTCACTTCATACAGCGCCGACGGTCAGACTGAGTACGCCACTGGCGTCGCAGAGACCACAGGCGAGAAAAAGACCTTCGGCGAACAGGAGTTCATCGAGGTCGAGGTGAAGGAGAACTCGGTAGCCGAGTGGGTAGGACGCAAGTTCTACATCATCGCAACGGCAGCAGCCGACGGTGAGACCAAGTATCCGCTGTACGATGCCGAAGGCAACGAAGCCGGAATCCTGGTGACTATCACGCCAACGGCTGACGTAGGTCAGGGCGGCGGTGAGGACACCGACCTGGACGGCTAGAATCTCTCAAAGGGGGTAGGGGAGCCCCGAAGCGCAATATCGCCCGCCGATGGGCTCCCTCCCTTTTCGTTTAATAGTAGTAACCAACACAAAAATTTATCAATATGGCACAGAATTGTCCAACAATGATGAACATTCTCAAAGCCGACGAGTGCTTGGAGAATCTGGCTGGCATCAGCGCCGACGTCTATGTCGGTATTAAATCTGACCTGGCCGCTCCCCTGACCGCAGATGAGAACGTGTACAGCACGCCGACCTTCGCCAGCGGTAAGGGACTTTATAAGATTCAGGGTAAGAACGAGGCCCAGAAGATCAGCTTCTCAAGCCTTGGCCCCCGCAAGGGCTACGACCTCGGAATCACCATTGTCATCGAGTCTCTGAACAAGACCTTCTCGAAGGCCGGCCGTGCGCTGAACAACCTCGACTTGTTCTTCATCGTGAAGGATGGCGATGACAGCCTGATTATGTACGACCCGAACCGTCGCTGCGAGGCTGACAACGGTGGCATCGCCGGTGACACCGGTGACACCGCAGACTCTGACCGTCAGGCTACTTGCGAGTTCCACCTGAAACCCGTGAAGTATCCTCTGCTCTACGTGACTGAGCCGCAGCAGGGTGGATGGGATTCTCTGATGGGGGAATAACCGCCGGCAACGCTCCGGCTGAACAACCGGCTGAACAAGAACCCGACGACGAACCCTGACAACTCTCACTAACATAAGAATCAAACTGAATTGGTTTCATAGAAGTTGACTTGATTTATGCTAGTTTTGCCCCCGCACCACGAGCTGATGCGGGGGTTTTTGTGTCGCCAACCGCCAGGGAAGTCCCATTATATAAATAAAAAGGTGGTAATTTTGCATGTGTAATCAAATCAACGACTTATGGAACAGAAACTCTACACACAGATGACGCCCGACGAGCAGCTCAGCTACGTCACAGACCTTACAAAGTTCATCAACGACAAGCTGCCGGTGTTGGAGCGGATAGGCGATGCCTGGGAACAATCTTCTCGCAAGGACATGGAGACAGGCCTGCAGCTGCTGTATGCCTTCCAGTTTGCCCGCGACTTCGTGGACAAGGCCGTGCGCTACGGCGACTATGCCGCCCGTGCCCACCGACTGCGCATCTACGTCGAGAAGATCAAGGGCGAGATATCCAAGGGTCTCGCGCTGCAGGGCAGTGACGGCCATACCTACGCTCTGGTTGCCCCGTCGGTACCGGCCCGCCGACGCGGACGCCCGTCTGCCGCCGAGGTCGAAGCCCGTAAGAACGGTATCGAGATGCAGCGACCTACTGATCCCGAGATGGAGAAGCAGATGGTCATCGCCCGCCTGATGGGCATCGACGTCATCGTCAGCGACAAGGCTCCCCGTGAGAAGAACAATGCCGAAGTGGCCGCCGAGAAGGCCGCCAAGAAAGCCGAATATGACCGCCAGAATCCATCGCTCTTCGGTGAATCAGGGGGAACTGGCAGCGACTCTGCGGGGTCTGGCACTTCTGCTGCTGACACCGACGGCACAAAAGTGCCTGACCCCTCTGTGTCGCAGAGCGGTTTACCATGCCCCACGATGTCCGAGGTCTATCAGGACCGCATCGAGCAGGACCGCCTGCGCCTCAGTGACCTCGCCTGGCTCTGCTCCGACGACCTGAAGAAGCGCATCGAGATGGTTCGTGGCCTGCGCGTCACCGCCGAGAGTGCATCCGAGCGTGCTAAGACGATGGGCGACATGGGCGCTGCGCCCGAAGAGATAGAGCCCTACGCCCAGCAGGCCAAGGAGGCCGTCGAGGGCTACCTCGCCATCTATGCCGCCGTCGACGAAGAGTTGGCCACCGTTTTCTATCGCTTACAAAACGATGAACCCTATCGCGATAAATTCCTCCGTCGCTTCAAAGGCGTCGATCTCGTGAAGGTGTCGCACATCTGCCGACCTTACTACGAGAAACTGCGCTCGCCCGAACTCGATATGCGCATCAAGGCCATCATCGAGCAGGAGAATCCCGAATATGCCGCGAAGATGAAAGCTGAGGAAGCAAAGAAAGAGGAAATCTCCGACATCCTTAGATATCTGAAGCGTAAGGATAAGCCTGCGAGTGACGCACGATTGAAGACCGCCAAGGAAGTCAAATATCCGCGACTGGTCGAGCTCATCGGCGAGGAAGAAGCCAAGAACTATTATCCCTATGTTCAGTATATAGAAGAGGAAAACGCTGCGATTAAGCGAGCGAAGAGTGATGCTGGCATCGACTCTTCCGAGCGTGAGCAGGGTCAACCGAAGGTTAATAGTAAACTCAATGCTGCTAAGAAGGCTCAGCCAAAGGCTACCAGCAAGCAGTCTCAACGCGCCAGCGTCAAGAAATAACTGGTTTTTACTTATTGAGGTGTTTCCGCCCGCACGTCTCCATCACCGAGACCGCTGCGGGCGGTTTTTTCTTTTACATTTCTACCATATTCTAAATTTGCCTCTCAATAGGCTGAATAACTTGTATCTCAATGAAGCGGGTGGTTTGATTGAGAAAGAAACTTCCTATTTGATTACTATACAAACTTTTTAGGCCCGTTTTGGCCATATTATGTATCCATATCATTATTATTTACAAACGTCATTTTTTCTTCTTTCTTACTTCAATAACTAGTGTTATATCATCGTCCTCGGTGCAGCCTTCAAGCAACTCTTCAAAGCCAAATCCTTCCATATATGCACCCATGTCAAATTGTATTTCGGGATTTTCAAAAACAAACTCATCCGCATACAACTCCATCGACACTGACACGCATTTGCCATTCTCGTCTCTCTTGATAATTCTATCTTCATCCATAATCTTCTTATATAGTATTTATATCTTTATCTTTCTTCTTCTCATCTTTATGGTATCGGATGATATTTCTAAAACAGAAACCTGCTAACATACCACTCAACAGGTACAAGATCATCACCTGGTAGTCATAATACGCCGTATGGACAAAATACAGAGGAATATATATCACCACATAGGCGATAATGAGCGACAAATCAATAATAAATTTCTTATCCATCATACTTTTTATTTTGTATATAGCTGTTTCTTCTTCAGTCCGTCAAGGAATCGCCTGGCTTCGTCGCTGACTGGCATCGGTTGCGGATGACAGCTGAGCGGCATTGGGCAGCGGCTCTCCTGATAAAAGAAGTGCTGTATGTCGCTGATGGCATCAAAGCGGAAGCACGGGGTGTCACCGTAGCCTCTGAAGATGGTCTTGTAACTGCGATCCCTATATTTGTCCTCCGTCCATGAGAACATGAATTCGCAAGCCTCGTGGTCTTCGACATCTTTGTCGTCGAACGTTATCTTCCATACATTCCCTTCCAGCCAATCGCTTTCGCTGTCGGCCTGCGTGAAACCGAAGAGCTTCAGGTAGTCTGGACTGATGGGTATGGGCTTCACCTCGTCATAACCGACGAATTTTGACAGGGCGCAGCGGTTGACCGATTGCCATGTCTTCAGTTCCAGGCAATCGATTCCAACGACAAGGTGCGGCACCCCATGATGGAGCACCCAATCGCCTACCATCAAGTCTTGTGGTTTAAATATCAGTTCCATAATCTTTTATTTCTTTTTCTTTTTATTTGTATGATATCTATTCGTAAGACTATAACCTGCAATCATGGCACTCCAATCCGTGCGGAGGTAATGAGTCTTTTCCAGCTGCAGCCGAAGTTGTCGCGGCGTGTAGATGGTCACAACGCACGTTCCGACATCCACTGGATACTTCAGATAAACGATGTGGCCGTGAGTGACAAAGTATTGCATCCGCTTCACCTCCTTGCGGGAGAAGTACCAGCTGCTGGCCAATTTCTTTACTAAACTGCCGATTTCCTGATCGGCCACGACAGCCTTGATGGTGAACGGCGTATCGGATGCGTCCTTTGGCGGTTCCTGCCGCATACCCTCGTCAGCCAGCGACAAGATATCACTGCCGCTCGTCACTACGGCCTCGATCGGACCTCTCGTGTAACCCCCAACCATACCGAATAAACAAATTTTATGTCTGCCTGGCATATCTTATTCCTTCAACTTTTTAAAAACTTTATCTATAATATTATCTATCTTATCCGTCGACATATACATCCCTTCACTTCATATTGTCTTATGCCTTGATTATCGGTTCCAATGCCTTGCGGAGTGCCGCTTCGTCCAAGTATGTTGCCACGCCAAGCAGATTGCACAGCGTCTGTTTCAGTTCGTACCGGCTCATGGCTTCGAGGGTCTGCATCAGGTGAAACTCCTCAGCCTGCCGTTCCTCGTACTCCTTCTGCATCTTTTCTTTCTCACTGATCACGTCGCCGTCCTCCAGCAGTGCCTTGTAGAGGTCTTTCTTCTCCAGCTTGCTGCACGACATGATGATGTCGTCAATATCAATGTCAATTTCCATAATCTCTATGATTTTTTAATTATTTCCGTGTCAGTCCTCCTTGATCTCTTTCCTGAAAGCGCTGACAATAGTGTTGATGTTGGCTTTCGATGTTTCGTACTTCGCCATCACCTTTTCGAGGGCGGCGATACACTCGCGCTTGGTGTCACGAATGGCATCCTTGCGGTAGTAGTCGAGCGCACCGCTCGGCATTACCTCCGTGATGTCGCGCTTCTTTACCAGTCCGTTCTGGAACTCCAGCCCGTTGTCGTGCAGTGCCTTGACGTAGCCGTTCATAAACGACAGGCTGACCTCGCAGAACTCGTCGCCTACATAATTGCCGATGCTGTCTCGCCAGCCGTGCATCATGCAGACATACTTGGCATAGACATCGGTCACTTCCCTCAGTGCCATCTTCTCGTCGATGCAGGTCATACGGTCTTGCATCTCCCTTTCCAACTTGGCCACGGCCTTCTCCCGATCCCGTAGAGCCATCCATTGCTTGATGTAATTGATAATTCGTTTCATGGGTCAGTCCTCCTGCTTCTTGTCGTACCTCTCCACCCACTTGTGCTCTTTCAGGTCGTAGATACCGACGTTCCAGTTGGCAATAATGGTGCAAGGGATGTCGAAATACTTGTTGATGAACTCGCGCCACTCCTTTTGTGCTTCCTCTTTCTTGTAGTAGTGCACGTCGGCATCGTCGTCGATGTTGTGGTCGCAGTAGAACTTGTCCGTCATCTGGTCGGCTATATCGTCCAACGATGGCGCAAAGTCGGCAGGCTCGTAGGTCTCAGCCGTTCCAACGTAGATGCAATCAGAGTAGTCGCAGTCCTCGTCGAACGGGTTGCCGTCCTTATTGTCCCATGACGCTTGTGCATACTCAATCACTTCTTCGATCGTGTCGAAGAGGTCAGCCTCGCAGTGCGTGTCGCTCGTACCGAAGGCATACTTTAATTTCTTCTCTGTCATTGTCGTATTCCTTTTAAGTTATTTATTTCTGCGTTTTAATTGTGCTTTTTGTCCACACTGCTGGCAGACGATGCGAAACGAACCGCTGCGGGTCTGTTTGAACTCGCCGCCGCACTTCGGACAGCGGTGGGTGGCGAGAAACTTCTGTACCATCTCGTTCCGCCCCTCAGTGGTGTGCTGACGGAGCACGGGATAGTCTTTCCACTTCTCGGGTTCCAGTCTGCGCAGGGCATTGACGATGCCTCGATACTCACGATTGTACCTCGACCGCTCTGGCCCTGGCTCCGTCTCTGCAATTATCTGCCCGCAGGTGTCAAGCTGCCTGTAGAGGAAACTTATATGCTCACGCTTCTGCTCGTCGGTCATCGCTCAGTCCTCCTTTTTATCTGCAAACTCGAATATCAGTCGCGGACTGTAGCGGGCGTCGATGACGTAGCGACCGCCTGTTATTAGCAGTCCACAGACGGTCCATTTACAGGTACTCTCGCCACCCAGCCCGTAGCGTGAGGCGCAGCTCTGATAAGCCTTGTGCGGATCGATGCCTGCGGTTTTGAACTCTTGTGGTGTTTGTATATGGCCGCAGGTGGGGCATCTAAACCGCCATTCGAGGTGGTTCTTGCCATAGAGCCTTTCACCCTCGGCCTCCCACTGCTCCAGTGTCACCACATTACGCCTCGTCAAGTCGGGCTGATTGCTCTCCTGATAGTAGTTCACATACCAGTAGTCGCGTTCCTGTTCCCATACAGCCAGTACCTCGTCACGTGTTACACCGAGACGGTCTGCATATTGCTGGGCTCGCCCCAGTGCCCATTCATACTTTTGTTTCCATTCGTCCTTGCGGCCAGGCTCACGCTCAGCCCAATACCTGTATGAAGCAGTGAGTGATTCGTAGCCTTTCTTCGGTTCTTCTTTCTTCATATCGCCATTGATTATATGTAATACCATTTTTGTTTCTCTTCGTCGGTCACTGGCCTGTAGTCGTACAGGTCGGGCATCAGCCGCTCCAACTTATCCCAGGCCGTCTTGATGTCGCATCTTGCTGCTAAGGCAAGGTTCCGCACGTCGGTACGGACACGCTCAGTCATCTGCTCCTTGTCCATCGCTTTGAGCTGGCTCATGCGCAGTCCGTTGATGTCACAAACGGGGTCGAACATGTCAGGCATGGCATAGTCGAGGAACTCCCGCGCCACGTCCACATCGCCGAACCTCCGCATCGCCCAAAGGATATAGGCATTGCGGTAGTCGCGCTCTGTAATGCGCTTGCAGTGCTGCCACTTCTGCGTCAAGTGAAACCCGTAGTCCGCAAACTCCGTCGCTGCGATGTGCGCGAAGTCAGCGGTTGTGTATTGTATGTGTGGTTGCATAGTTCAGTCCTCCTTTGTCATATTGCTATCCAATTCATCGTCGCGTATCACACCCTTCTTTGTATTCAGCTTGTCATAGTCGTAAACCTTAATCCATTGTGGCAACAAGTCTTCAAAGTAACACCATGCCACGATGCCCTCCATCATCATCTGCACCTCTTCCTCGCTTTTCATCATACTGAAGAACAGCGTACCAGCCGACATATCACGATGTAACCGGAGTATAGGCTCTCGTGTGCGGTCTGGTTCTTCGTCAGGCTTGTGCCATACCTTCGGCATCGCTTCGATTTTCGCCATCAGCACTTGCAGCATCCCATAGACCACGGGGGAAGCCGTTTCCTCAGCCTCGCCGTTGCTGACGGCCTCCTTGAAGTTCTCCATCTCCTGATTCATCATCTCGCGAATCATCGCCTTGATTTCTTCTGTCTGTTTCATATCTCCGTCTTTCTGTTTATCCATGATTTCCATTTATCCACTCGCCGCCCTCTGTCTTTCCTCTGAATTTGATGATTCTTGTCATACTTCGCTTTCCTTTTTAATGTTATAGTCTGGCTCCTCCGGCTTGTCGGTCTCATGCAGATACGGCAATATGGTGCCCTCCTTCTGCTCATAGAAGCCTACCTGCCAGTTTTTACCTGGGGTCTTCAACGGAACGGGAATCTTGATGCCGTTGCCGAAGTCGAGGACTACTGGACGCTCGCCGTAATGTTCGGGGTCATTCTTTGCTTCCTCGCATTTCTTTTCGCAGGCCGCACGAAATTGCTCAAACGCTTCTGCACGAGCGGCAATCTCACGCTTCTCTTCGTCTCTCTTGTTCTTACCTTGTACGGCAAAGCCCAAGCAAGCAAAGAAAAGCGCAATTATCAACTGAACGGCAAAACCAAGCCAATTCGCCATTGCAACGTGGAGTGCTGACAATCCTGCCAGCAGGAACGCGACCTTGTAAAAGTCTTGATGCAGATTCTTCATACCATCGGTGTCGGCTCCTTACCCGCTAAAAAGTTCTTCAGCTCGTCAGCCCATACAGCGCAGTCGTCGGAAGAAATCGTCACGCCCTTGCGCCTTGCTATCGGAGAGGTCAGAAAGCCAATCATCTGCTCTACGGCATTGGTCGGCTTCTCGTTCTTGCCTGTAAGGATGTCCTCTATCGACTCCTGCCCATAGGCATCATTCCAATCGGCTTCAATCGTTCCATAAGCCATACAGCCGCATTTCGCGCACTTGTACTCATACTGCGGCGGTATCGACGTAAGCACCTTTGAGGTGTCACGCACCATTCTTGTTCCACAATTCTTGCAAATCATTTCGCCTAAATTTATTAAAATGTTTATAATTCCTTTTCAGTTCCCGTTGCACAGCGGGCAGTCGGTGTATTCGCACTGGGGGCCTTTGTCGCCGTCCTGCCCCAACTTGCGGCGGAAGAGGGCGACGAACCGCTGCACCTGCCGCGTCCGAGGGTAGCCCGCCGGACGCATCCTCACGCGGTAGTCCACGTCGAGCCGCATGACCACGCTGCGATCGTCCGCCGACACGTCCGCCATCGGCTGCATGTCGCACACCTCGAAGTCCACGTGCCTCGCCGCCTTCTTCAGCCGTCGCGGCAGTCTGCGATTGACCTCAATGCCATACTTACGCTCCAATCGAAGACGTGTCTTCATCGTGATTTTTGGGACACGCATCAGTTCAGGGTCAGGCTTTGGCACCTCGAATGTGGGAATGTCGTTAATGTTGCTCATTGTCGTATTCCTTTTAATTATTTATTCTTGCGGCGGTTTGTAAGCCACTCTTCAAACGTCGTTGAAGATACTATCCCACAGTCAGCTTCTAAAGCCTTATAGTGGATATACTCTCGGTAGAGCGAATTATTTGGGTCGCACATACGTCAGTCCTCCTTTGGTAAAATCTTCTCGATGTCGAGCCAGAGCATACGTGTGCTGCGCTTGAAGTCCCGGTCGAACTGCCAGCCGCACAGTTCCTCGTAGTAAGCGTATGCCATTTCCCCGTCTGGATTGAGCACGGGGTACGGATGCCTGTTGCCGGGGTGTTCCGACTCCTTGTGCCAAATCTCCGCCATCAGCTGCTTGCGGGCGGCTTCCATCAACTTGGGAGCGTGCTTCCCGATGAAGTGCTCCACCTCCTTCTCGCTGTTAAACTCGTTCTGCGCATCCTGCAGGAACGAGAGCATTGCAGTCTCAAAATCTGTCATTGTCGTATTCCTTATCTATTCGTATCAAACACCTCTCCTGCCTCGTACTCCACCCTACTGCCGGGCTTCACCTCCGGGAACAGCAGCGGGTTCAGCTCCACTTGGTTCGGGCTGCGGAAGTCGTGGTTGTCGCCCCAATGCGGATAGGCAAAGTGCAGGAGCAGCTTGCCGTCACCGTCGCGGCTGACGTACAGCTTCGTCTTGTGGTCGGGGTCGTAGCGGGACTCGTTGCAGGCATCGGCCAGCTCGTTGCCGTCGGGACAGAAGCGGCGTAGCATCGCCATCGTCAGCCCCGCCGACATGCCGCTGTGACCGGCATCGTTGAAAATCTTGTAAGCCTTGCGCAGTCGCTCTATACGGCTCAGCGTCTCGTCGCGCATCACCCTGGCACAGTCGAGCACCTGGTCAAGCTCCATGCCACGGTAGATGTCGCCGAGACGGATGGGCACTATCTCGTCCCAATACTCCAGTTCGCTCTCGATGATCACGCCGCGAGCCACCTTGCGGTAGTGCTCCGTCAGTTCGGGGATGCGGGCTTCGTGCGCCTTCCGCTTGGCCTCGTAGTCCTCCTGCCACTTCCTCACGTACTCGTCGTGTTCGGCCTTCGTCATGCCCGTGATGCGCAGATATGCGTCATCGTCGGTGTCGGTCGAAAGCAGGTACTTGTCATTGAACACGGCCTTCAACACCTCGCCGCTCTCGTCGGCAGCGGCCATTTCCCTTAAACCCTTCAGGCAGCTGTCAATCGTGCCGCCATATAATGTTACTTCTTTCATATCGTATTCCTTTTAATTATCTTACTATGAATCTATCCCAGTCCGACGGACGCAGACCGCCCAGCATCTGATTGCGCCATTCTTCGTAGGTCGGCATCGTTGAATCTCTTTTCCACTCCAACGCCTCGCGCTTGGCGAATATCACCTGCCCAGGCTCGTAGAGCTTGGCTATCGGCAGTTCGTCGATGTGAACGTACTTCACAATCTTCCACTGCCTCTGCTGGGCTATCTGCTCAATGGTGTCTCGGCTGTCGGTAGAGCGGCAATAACACACCACCTCCGTACCCGCAGGCCAGTCTGGTAGTTGGAAAGCCTTCTTTACGTCTTCCTCGCTGAAGAAGCGTGAAATTTCGTCGTGGGTCATCATTGGTCAGTCCTTCTTCTCGATGATTTCCTTTACCTCATCCTGTGTGAAGATGAAGTCCTTGCCGTATGCCTGTAGGCAGCAGCAGGTTAGTTCCGCGCCTACAGACTTATAGTATTCTGCGACGTGATAGAGGTCGGGAACTGCCTGGGGGTTGAACTGCTCCTTGTGCTCCTTGATGCGGTGTATCGCATTGTAGCGGTGCAATCCAATCTCGCTCATCATCAGTCCGTAGTCGAGCCAGCCTTTTCGCTGACTTTCCTCTTCGATGCCTGGAGGTGTCGGTTCTTCCTGCTTCATCTTACCGATGATGTCCTTCACCAGCCCAAGTGCCTCAATCTCGGCATCTGCCAAACATTCTTCCGTTGTACCCAATGGGTCGGGGTTACAATTTCTTTTCAGCCCGTCGATAATCTTATCAATCTCGGCTGTGATTTTCTCTGCTTCAATGTACTTCATAGTTCCTTATCCTCCTTATCTAACAGCGTCGCCTCGAATATCTTCTTGCCGTCGCTGTTGGTGATTACTACGGTGTCCTCGCCTTCATGTTCCTCACACCATTTGCGCAGATAGAACTCAAAGAGTCCAATCATTTCGCCTTCGGTGATGGGTCGGCGGTCTTCACTCATTGTCTGCGGCCCCTTCTTCGTGGGCTTCTTTTTCTTCGTGAGGTAGGCATTCATCCATCCCGTCACAATTACATAATCTGTTGCTGCCATATCTTATTCCTTTTTCTCACAAAGGGTTAGACCCCGTTTGATATCGTTATTTGTCATCATCGTAGTTCTGTGGTTCGTGAGTATAGTATTTCTTTATATGCTGCTCGTCGTATTCGCAGAAGCAGTTACAGTTGCCTTCATAGAGGCGATACTTCCATTTGCCGTCCTCAGTCCTTACCTTGGTGACTTTCGGGTAATATATTGGATATATCCAGCTTTTGATGCCATAGAGGCCACCTTCGACCACTTCTTCGTACTTAGGACACGGCACCATCTTGTCTTCCTCAATCTTCCAAACGGCATACTTTTGCCCCATGTCCTTGCCGCCCATCATGTAGCAATGTCCTTCCTTTGCTTTCAGGCACTTGTTGCAGTTGCCCTCCGGCTGGTTTTCCGTCAGCTCCACGGAGAGTATTTCGTCGTAGCGGCCACGATAATCTCCTTTGCCGTAGAAGCAGGGCGCAACCTCTCCGTTGTCGTTAATGAAATAGCTGTTAAACACTCCTATAATGGTATAGGTAGCTCCCAATGCGTACCTCTTCTCATTGCGGGCTTCATCGGTCAACATCTTGCGCGATGCCTCTGTCACCCTTGCCCTCACTTTAATCCGCTGGAAGCGTTTCAGCGCCAGCGGCTGATGCTCCTCGATGTATTGCAGTTTCAGGTCAAGAATCTTCTTGTCGCGCCGACGGATTTTTGCCTCAATCGACCGTTCAATCTCTTTCTGTTCCTTTTCCAGCGCCTTTACTTGCTGTGTCAGTTCTTCGTAGTTCATATCGCCAAATAATTAAATGTTTATAATTGATGCAATTCTGAATAACTCTTCCATCCTGCCTCGGTGAACTCGCGGGTATAGACCTCCCCACGTGGCTTCAGCGGCTGCCATGCGGGGTCGCAGAACAGTCGGTAGTGGAATACGCCGCACTGCTTGCCTTCGGCGGTGTAAGGCCCCTCGCACCACGTCCATCGGCGGTTGTCGCCAAACAGTCCTTTCAACAGTTGCTCCACGGCCTTGCGCTTGAAGCCGCCGGGGAACGACACGCTCAGGTGATAGCACCGCTCGTAGTCGGGATTCTTCCACCAGCCGCTGGAATGGTAGCCCACGTCGCGTGTCAGTATCGCCAAGCAGTCCCACCGCTCAATCCACCACCGGCACTCGTCAAGGTGCGGCGGCAGTGTGCCGTTGTCAGGCGTAAGTCCGTCGAACGTCCCGTGCTGTGCCGCCTTCATCATCCGTCCGAAAATCTCCGCGTCGGACGCATTGCGCTGAATAACTTTCATATTGTCTATTATTTTTATCTTTAACTTTTGTCGGTCTCGGAAAGGATGTTTTTGGCCTCGAAATCAAACGATACTGCGTTTCTTCGGAAACGATATACCTTTTCTTCGGAAACGATATACCTTTTCTTCGGGAGCCCTATACGTCTATTTCTCGCTATTTTTCGTCAAAATCCCATTCTGTCAATTTTTAATCATTCGTCAGTTACCCTTCTGATTCATGGCGGCTGCGATGTCGTCGATGCGACCGGCGTCGTCCTTTTCTCTTGTTCCTTTGCCATATCTCAATCAATACAAATATCCTGTTTATAACACCGCCAGGTATAGTAGGCATGAACTGTAACCGTTGCAAATTGCATACAGCCATAGATTTCTAAAAGTATGTTGTGGCAGCCGGCGATCAGCAGCACCAGTCCAAACATACCCACCAGTATCATCGCGATAAACGAAACCCAAAACATCGTTCTCAGCCTTTTCTCAGCGACTTTCTTGCAGACTCGCATATATTCTGCCTCTCCAAATCTCACCATTTCGTCTTCGTTGTAGGTTTTGGATGCCTGCCACTCGCCTTTACTTGGAGTCAATGGAATCGTATCCATGATGTCCTTTGTTGTCGGTTGTGTACTCATAACATATCTTTTATTTGTTTAAAACAGTCTTGGCTGTCGCTGTTCATGTCGGATGCGCTTTACAGCCTTGTCATAATACTCCTTGTTGAGCTCGAAGCCGATGAAGTGCCGCTTTTCCATGATGCTGGCGACGGCGGTGGTTCCTGAGCCCATGAAAGGGTCGAGAATTACCCCCCCCCGTAGGACAGCCGAGCAGGATACACTGACGTGGCAGCGAGAGAGGGAATGCAGCATGATGACCTTCATAGCCGGGCTCGACGCAGATGGACCACACGTCGCGCTTGGTACGCTTTCCGTCGTTAGGGTTGCCGCCACGGAACTGCTTCTGATGCCCAGGCACCTCGACTTGCACATTGCGTTTGTTCGTTTCGTTAGGACGTTCGCCCGTGGCTGCTGGCTCTCGCAGAGCGTCGTAGTCGATGAAGTATCGCTTCGACTTCGACAGCAGGAAGACGTATTCGTGCGACTTCACACAGCGGTCTTTCACCGATTCGGGCATAGCATTGGGCTTCTACCAGATGATGTCCTGCCGCAAGTACCAGCCACTACGACGCAGGGCAAAGGCAAGCATCCAAGGTACACCCACCAAGTCTTTTGTCTTGCATCCGTCGGGGTTGCCGAGACGCGGCACGGAGTTTTGCGCCGCTTCATTGTTTGCACCTACTCCTGGATTCGGGCTTTGCTTTCGGGCGGCTTTCGTTCCTGTGGCATAGCAGTCGCCGATGTTCAGCCAAAGCGTACCCGTCGGTTTCAGTATTCGGCGTACCTCGTCGAACACCGCTACCAGTTTGTCAATATACTCATCGAGCGACGCCTCCAGTCCTATCTGTTTGTCCACGCCATAGTCGCGCAGGGCATAATAGGGTGGCGATGTCACTACGCAGTCCACCGTCTCGTCTGGTATGCGCTGCATCCCCACCAGGCAGTCCTCGTTGTATATCTTGTCGAGTTCAATCATCCGTCAGTCCTCCTTTTTTTCTTCGTCCTGTTTCACGATTTTCTTGGAGTTGTCGGTGATGAACGACACCAGCCCGAATTTGAACATCACGGACAGGATAACCACCAGCCCGAGCCAATGCCAAAAGTTCGTGAAAAAGAACTCGCACAGATACTTCGTTATTTCCATATCGCTATATCTTTTTGTATTTCCTCAAAAACCTGCCCATTGCGCTTTAGTGGGTAAAGCATAATGCTAAAGTTAGGTTTCCATTATGCTAAAGTCACTTTAGCCGTTTCGGGCATTTCATTAAATGAATTTTTCTTTTGATGTACCTTCTTTTATAACTTTAACAGGAACTCTGTGAGTATCCCTCCTTCTTAAAAAATGTTCCTTCCAATGATTTCGGCCAGTGGATCATACCGCCGAAATGAAATGTCTTGAAGTCAAACGTACAGGTGCTGTATTCCTGAAACATCGGCTCGTCGTGCTCGAAGGTCATGTGTGGACGTTCTGGGTCCCACCAGTAAGTCTCCTGGAAGCACTTCTCCACTTCTTGCTCCGTATCGAACGTGTCCCCAGGGTGGTACCACCACGACCCGTCTTTATGTTGCTCTAATAATGAAAACATTGTCCGTCTCTTTATTTCAATATCAGTTTCAATGCGAAGCGGGCGTTGCCTTGGTCGCCCATGCGTACTACCTCGTCATACACCCGTTCCAGCTGACGGGGATTGACATTCTTGATCTTGTTCAGCTGCGGCACGGTCAGTTTTACCCCCCCCAATGTCGCAATCTTAAATACCATCGCCGTCCGGGATAGTCCGTTGCCGAGAAATACTTTCTTTGCCATATATCTTAGTCTTTATTTGTCACCATACCATTTTTCGACTTTCATCTTGCCGCGCTTGTCGATGACCAGCTCGCCGGCATCGTAGAAGTACTCGTCGGTATCGGCACTCAGAAGACCGCAGAGCGTCTGGTCTGAGTCTTTGCAGCACTTGTCGCTCAGTTCGCACACCTCGCACGGACAGCGCAGGGCACCGTTCTCCTTGTATTTCTTCTCGTTGGTCAGTCGGTACACGTGTCCGAATACGACGATGAAGTTGTAGCCGTTCCAGTTGGCATTGATCTTGTCGATATACTCCTGCTGCGTCGGACCGATATAGCCCTCCATCAGCGCTTTCATGTCTTCCGCCATCCTGCCGAAGTCGTCGGCCATCTCCTGCAGTATCTCGGTCGATGTCTTTTGGTTCTTTTTCTTTGCCATACGTCAGACCTTATTATTGTTAAACATGCTCCAGTCCTTATCGACCGAGTGGGACCACTGGTGGAGGAACTCATAGGCGGTCATGCCGTGGATAGGCTGCGGGTTCTTCTTGTCTGGTCCCTGCAGGAAGTCATAGAACGACTGCTTCCAGTAGACAGTTGCGCGGCCCTGGGTGAGTTCCATCACATAGCCTGTGAACGAGCAGCACTCAGCCAGGTCGTATGCCTCGAAATGATGATCGCCGAAGCTGAACGGCTTGCGGACGACACGGGTCCTGTCCGTCAGCAGACCGATCTTGAAGTGCTTGCAGCCCGCTTCGAGCGCCTGGCATATCATCTCCAGTGACGACTTGAAGTCGATGACCGGCTCGATCGAGGCCCAGGTCAGGTAGCCTTTGTCGCTCATGCACTTCATCGTGGCAATACGCTCTGCATTGGGCGAAGCGTTAGGCTCCAGCTCGTCGCGACCCGTCAGCGTCCAGCCGAAGGCCAGTTGCTGTTTTATATAGGGGTAATTCCCAATCAATGCGCTGAACATCGAAGAATTAAGTATGACCTTTTCGAGTTCGTCTTTCGGAAGAGCTCCCAGGCGCTTGGCATCATCGAAAAGACCTACTATCGTGTTGTACTTGAAGAAGTCGGCATTCTTCGTCAGCAGCGTCACTGGGATATCATGTTGTGTCGCCTGGGTCGCAATGCGGAAGAACAAATATCTCGTCTCAGCTGCGCACGGATCACTTGTGAACGTCATGAACAGCCCGCCGTCGCGGATGATTTCCTTACGGTGCTCGAAGATCTCTGCCATCGCCAGGTGGTAGGCGTGCTCATCGCTGACCACTCCCGTCTTCATCTGCGCCGTGTCACCGCCCAGGCCGTTCGCCCATGCACCCTTCTTCAGGTAGCAGTACAGACAGCCGTGACTACATCCCTTGTACGGGTTCACGCTCCACTTGCCGTATTCCTCGGCATTCCCCTTTGGTCGGGAAAGAATCTTTAATGCTTTACTCATATTGCTTTATTTATTATCAATGTTCGCTATCTGTGCAACTCGGTGATAGCCGTTCTTCGTGTAGGGATTGATGTAGATGATCTTGCGGTCCCACACGCCGTTGTTCTTGTAGGGCTGCAGGCGGAAGTGGCCGCGCACAGCGAAGCCCTCGTTGCGGCAGATGGTGGTGAACCAGCGCGAGTCGAGCAGCGTCACGTTGATGCCCATGAAGTTGTTCACCTTCTCGTGCAGGATGCCAGACTTCCTGAGCGTCTTCTCACGGCACACCACCTCCAGCTCCACGTCGGAGAAGCGCTTGAAGATAAGATACATGTTTATGAGGCGGAAGTACAACCACAAAACCTCGCTGTCGGGCTGATTCCACATCGGGTCGTTGCTCGCCTCGCCAAGATAGCCATCTATCTGTGGCCTCCAGACGAAGCAGATGCCGAGCCCCTGCTCTTCCGGGTTGATGCAGAACTCCGCGTAGAAGTTCATGACACCCTGCAACTGGACGCAGAACATCACGAACTGCGGAAGCCCATTCTCGTTGTTGCCGTCACTGAAGAGGAACAGTTTTGTTTTTCCGTGGTCCAGCAGAAAGCAGCAGTCCTCCTGTACTTCCAGGAATACGCTCGTTGTGCCAGGCATGTCACCGAAGGCTTTCGATGATTTCAGCATCGCCTCGTCGAATGACTTGGACGGCATGTAGATGTTCTTGATTCTCTTCGCAAGGAGTCCACTGGCCATCAATGTCTGCTGACGGATCACAAACTCATCGCGTGGGCAGCCTTCTATACCATTGGCTGCCATCAGCATCTCTCGTACATCGTGACTCATCAGCAGCCACAGCTCACACTTCTTCGACCTCACATACTCCTCGCAGCGCTCCGCATCGAGCAGCTGCAGTTCCGGGTGTTGGTAATAGCTCAGATACATAGTCCTTTGTTTTGAATCACGATTGTTTATCGTTTATTTGTTCCATTCCTTAATCTCCAATCCGACCTCTGCACACCGACGCTCGTAACGTTCATTGCGTTTCGTTTCCGGCATATAGAAGATGACATATCTGGTGACAGGGTCTTCTCCACGGTCTTTGATGATTTTATAGCCAAGCCTATCCGCGCATTTGCGCTGGTCGCTCTGCTTTCTGTCGTAATACTTCGGAGCTTGGTACGATGGCAACTGGTCGAGCACTTCCTTCAGGCGGATGACGGCAGGATGGTCGGCCTTTGCCTTCAGCAACGTACTGAGTATATTGCATAGCCGGTGGTCATCAAGTCTGACGTTTGGTCGGCGGTTGTGCTCCCTGACAAAAGTAATCATCAGCTCGGCATATCGCTCGGTGTCTTCGTCAGACCATACAATGACCGCAGGGTATTTCTCCTGAATCTCACGAGCGAAGTCCTTGTCAGTCCGTTTGATGTTCTGCCATGCACGATATACCTCGGCACTGCTGGTTTGCTTGCTGGGGCGACGCTTAGTCTGCTCGCAGTGCCCGATGACGATACGTCGCTCTTCTTCAGGGCTCATACGCTGCTTCTTGTATTTCTCGCGCACAGCAAGGAATCTCGGATTGTCCTTGAGTGTCTTGCGATGTTCAACACGTTTGTATAAATCGACCTCGTAGGCATCTTTGGAATGCTTGGATGGTATTTTCTTGTTGGCCTCGCAGAATCGTATATACTCTTCCACCAGTTCGTCGGCATCTTCCACTTCGCGTTTTACACTGTCAGCCAGGCGTATCAGTTCCTTCACGTCCTCCCGCTCGTTGTATGGAGAAACGCGCAGACTGTTCATATAGACACACAGCTGCACTTCTTCGGGATAGTAGTTGTTCGGCTGCCGCTGTTTCTCCGTGATAAATGCCGTCAGCAACTTCACGCGGCGCTTAATTTCCTTCTCGCGTAAGGTCTTCCTGCCGTATTCCTGTGATATGGCCTTGACACGCTCATCATCAGGGAAATTGTTTCTCAGCCACGCCCAACTTTTAGCGGCCTGCCGTTCCTCGTCTGTAACGCTTTCCCTGAGTTCCTTCTTTGTAGGGAGCGTAGGCAGACGGTCGTAGCGTTGGCAGAACCCGATAGCGATGGCATATTGCTCGTCAAACGTGAGCTTGTCCCTGTCGCGGTAGTATTCGTATAGGCTGCGGAAGTCGTCGTCCTGCAGCAGCTCGTCACGATATTTTATAAAGTAATAGCTAAGACTGCGCTCCTCTTTCGACGGTGAGTAGGATTTTATATATTTCTTCGGCCAGCGGTCGTTCTCTTCGGCAAAGGTGCGGATGCGTTGCTTGAGTTCGTCGAGAGTCAGTCCCTTGAGGAACCGTTTCATCAGCGCCTGCACCTGTGGATGGTTACGGGCATACTTAATCAGGAACGCCCAATGCTTGTATTCTGGCTCACTGGCTTTCGGCAGACGCTCGTAATGATCCACAAAAGCATTGATAATCTGCAGACGTTCCTCTAAGGTGTAGGTGTCCTGCACCAGCTTCTCTATCAAGTCACGCACCCCCAGCGTGTAATCCTTTACCTCGAACTTGCGGGGTTCGCGGCCTTCGTGCTCGGCTTGCGGAATCTCTATCGCGTCAAACTCGTCGAGTAAGCCCTTGATGGCCGTCGTGGTAGTGATGTTGTCCACCATGTCGAGCACCAGCGGCTTCTCGGTGTTGGCAGTTGTCAGGCAGCGCCCCATCTGCTGCATGTAGATGATACGGCTGCTGGTGGTTCGCAGCATCAGCACGGCATTGACGTTTGGCACATGGATGCCCTCGTTGAGCATGTCAACCGAGAACATCAACTTCACACCATCCTCCTTGTCGCTCTCAAACTGCTTCATCTGTTCGCGCTGGTCGCGGTCTGTCAATTTGCTGTGCATGATGCAGCTACTGGCCACAGTGAAGCCTGCCTCGCGGAACCATCCTAACACCTCCTGGCGCATCTGTTCCAAGGCTTCGATATGGGCACAGAAGATGATGACCCGTCGGGCATCCTTATCCAAGTGTTTTTTCAAGATAGCAGGCATTCCATACGACAATTCCCAGTGCAGACGGGCGTTGTTCAGACGGAATATGCGTTTGCGCTTCTCATCCTCGCTGAGACTGCGGCTATGAAGTATGCGCTCTTCTGCCTCGCCGACGGTCTTGTCCCAGCGGAACAGCCCGCTGACATAGCGAGGTATGGGTAGGATATTGTAAATCGTCCATGCCTCTGCAATGGTAATGTGCGAGGCGATATTGCCGCCAAAAAGTTCGTCGGCCATGTTCCTTTCGTTATCCTTATAGCGGATGTGCGTCGCCGTCGTGCCCAGCACCTTTGCCTGCTTGTTCAGATCTAGCAGACGATCCACGGCAGCTCCCCACTCAGGAGCACCGGCACGGTGGAACTCGTCCAGACAGATCAGGTCATAGTCCGTATGTGGGTCCTCTGTCTTATTCAGCGTCTGGTATGTCATATACTCCATACCCCGCTTGCGCCACTTCAATACGCTATGCACCTGGTCGAGCACAAACGTGTTCGGGCCGAGTATCAGCACCCGGTTGTAGCTCTCGCTGACGGCGGCGATCAAATACGACTTGCCCGTGCCCGTGGGATGGACCACGCAGGTGCGGTCTGCGGTCTCGAACGCCCGCATCACCTTCTGGTAGGCGGTCTTGTTGTGTGATAATAATATTGTTCTCATACGTTTCGTAATTCGGGTGCAAATTTATAGAATAAATCCCATAAAAACAACAAAATTGAACTTAAAAATTATTAAAACGATATTATCATTATGATATTTTCAGATTTAAGTTGTAAATTTGCAGCCGAAAAGGTCAGCGTGCCGCATCACGCATATAATATATATAATGTATAAGAGATGAACTTACAACAGGCATACCAAGGATGGCAGCAGCAGTCGCAGAACAGCGAGCTGTATAAGAAGACCCGCGATGCGTTCCGCAAGGCGTGGTTCCAGCTGCCCACGAACAAGACATGCTCGTACTATACGAAAGAGGTTCTGGGCGAGGCGCTGGCTGCGACGCGCGAGATTGAGAGCGTCAAGGCGAAGGCCGCAAGCGTGATGATTCACGTGCTGAAGTTCGCCAACTTTGCCGAGCCGGAGGTGAACCCCGCGCCCGACTTCTCCTTCGACGAGCTGATGGAGTACACGAAAGGCCCTGCGAGTAAGCGAGAGCAGGATGATGATGACGAGAACGACAACGACCTCAATATCGACCCCGTGACCGCCATGCCGTGCAGGGCGATGGAGCAGGAGCGGGAGCAGGAGTCCGTCGACACCATCAAGCTGCGCGAGAAGTTCAAGGAGACGGAGATCAAGGTGAGGAAACTAACCTACGCCATCATGAATGCGCCTCAGGACGGGCATGGCGATGACAACAGCGATGACCCTTGTGCAGGCATCAGCTTTGAAGACAACAACGAAGAAGAAACTAAAACCGAAGAGAATATGAAAACGAAGGAGAAGAAGAATGTTCGTGGCCGTGCGCCCCGCCCTGTGGCTCAGATCGACACAGAGACGCTGGAGGTGGTGAAGGTGTGGCCGACGATGGGCGAGGCCGAGCGTGAGACCGGCGCCTGCAACCTCGACCGCGTATCGAAGCTGCTCAGGAAGTCAGCCGGCTTCTATTGGTGCAATGCCGATGAAGTTGACACGTTCAAGGAGCGTCTCAACGAGAAGCTGCAGAAGAAGGGCGGACGTAAGAAGGCCAAGACCAAGAAGACGGTCGTCAAGCCGACACCCTTCGCACAGACCGTAGTCCCCCGAAACCCTACATCGCCAGCAGTCACCCAGAATGCACCGTCCGACGAGTCCGCCCGCAATTCTGCCCAGGACGCCCTTGAGGTGTTCACCGACGAGGAGCTGTGGCAGGAGCTGGAGCGTCGCGGCTGGCAGGGTGAGATATCCTGCGTGAAGCGCATCACCATCGGAAAGAAGGAGGTGCAGCCATGATCACGCTGAATCTGGAATGGAACGAGGTGCTGTGGTGGATGCAGGGCGGCATGGCCGGCAGCCACCTCCGTTGGAACGTCTATGAGGACATGGTGAACCGCGTGTGGCCGCAGTGCTCAGAGCAGGAACGCAGGAACATCTGGTTCATCATGCGGCGCGACCTGGGAAGTTGGTGGCGCCCTGACGGGTGGAGCGGCTTCGACCTGAAGAATGCGCACGGCGAAGGTGACTGGAAGCCATTAAAGGGCCATGTCATCGACCGCGAGAAGCCGGACGGCAAGCCCGTGGAGTATATCATGGACGAGACTCCGTGGATGTATTTCCGTCAGGTGCTCGCACGCTTCGATCCCGAGAACCAGTATGCCGTGACCCTTTGTGTGCGAAACCAGGCTGAGCTCGACAGTACGCTGAGTGTGTCGACAGCCTCCGTCATCGCCCGTCCGTCTATCCCTAAGACGAAGAAAAAGACTGACTGGCAGAGCGACACCGCCACCGTCACCGTCCGCTGCTACAGATGGGAGGGCGAGTACCGCGTCGACTGGAGCCGCCGTGTCGCCGAGGACGCCATCGTGAAGGCCGAAAGAATTTTTATTCCCGACAACGGGACAATGTAGAACCAAACATTTATAAGATATGGAATATGTAAACCATCCGAAGCACTACAACCAGCATCCCGCTGGCATCGAGTGTATAGACATCATCCGCCACTACACCTGCGACATCGCCAACGCCATCAAATATCTCTGGCGTGCGGGAAATAAGGCTGAAATGGGCAAGGAGGATGCCGAGAAGGAAATCGAGGACCTGAAGAAGGCACTGTGGTACATCGAGGACTACCGCTCACACTTCTGCAGGTATGGTCATTATACTGCAGTATGTATGGGGAATGCCGAATACAGTAGCTCTTTCAAAGAATTGACGGGACATACCATAGAAGATGTATGCAGCGTTTATCCATCGCCCGTCAAGGAGGCGATGCAGAACCTGCTGCGTATAGGTCTTATCCACAACGGCGGTATTGCTGTATGCAGCATGTATATACAGGAAGTGTCAGCCAAGTGTATCGAGCAGCGCATTCTCGACATCAGCGCGGACATGTATTACAGGTAAGGGAGGACTGACGTATGAAAGGCTGGAAGATAAAGATTGGTCTCTGGGAGTGCAAGAATATGTACGGCCTAACCGAAGAAGAGGAAATGCTGCCGTTCCTTCCAAGAGTAGGCGACGTTTTATGGATATCTGATGCTTGCGAAGAAAGACTGAAGAAAAGGCTGCTCAAGTGTCGTAAAGGACATAATTGTGGCGCTTGTCCGTTCGCAAACGAAAAAGGCGAGACAGATATCAAGGATGAGGTAATCGTTCACGAGGTCTTTTTCAAGGTCGAAGACCATGAGGTTGAACTGACCTTGAGGAAGGACGGCATCGTGTGGAAACAGTACGAAATTTAATACGGAGGACTGACGTATGAACGAACAGATAGATATAGTGAACCTGCTGAAGGACAAGACGGCGCTTATCAAGTACATCTACGGCATGATACTGTCGAGCGAGAAGTTCGCCGTGAACCTGCCGCAGCTGCGCGAGAAGGGCTGGAGCGAAAGGGGAATGCTCGACAAGGTGATAGAGATAACGGCCATCCAGTCGTTGCAGATCAAGCACCTGGCGCTCGTTGCCCTGCTGGTGGTGCAGTCGAGCGACTTCGACGGACACGTGGCTGACATGATGATCAAGATGGGACGTGGCGAGGAAGCCCTCAAGGCGATGTTCGATGCAAGACTGAAAGGAAAGCAGTGACCGACGAAGAGAAACAAAAATGGTATAACATATAATCAAAGGCGATATGAACGAAAGAAAAATGACCATCGGCGAGATTGAACAAATCGTCGAGAAAGTATTGAGTGAAGAAAAATGCGACGCAACCGTGGCAAGTGTTAAACCGAACAGCGACGGCGACTATTGCACCGTGGTCCTGGGTGGCGACGTGTGGCTGAGTGTACTGAATACCATCGCTAAAGCCGTCGGTGACGAGCCTATTATCGGTGGCGAAGAGTATAATGAGATTAACCTATTCTTCCGCATCCCTGATGCTGACAAGGCAGATTCTGGCAATGATGAGCCAGAGGAATTTGCACCCGCCATCCCTGCCATCATGAGGCACAAGGAAGAGTTCTACGACTCCGAGGATATCGTAATCCCTGGTACGGAGGTGAAGCGCAGCAACACCGAGCAGAACGAGCAGATTATGGCGTGGATGAAAGAGACGGGCCATTATCCCATCGTGTATATCCGCCTTGACGACGGTGTGCATGTGGAGGTGAGCGACATCTATGACCAGAAGGTGCGTGACGTTCTGGAGCGCGGCGAGGCAGTAGGCGGCAACGGTCGCAAGTATAAGATTGAGAACCCCAGCAATATCTTCCCCGTCGGCGACAGCATCTGCGTTCGTGCCACCTGCATCGAGACGGGTCGCGGCGATGTCTACGGACTGGATTTCTTTGTGTAAGGAGGACTGACACGATGACAGAAAAAGAATTAATGGACATGGAAGCTGCGATGACGAAAGAGAAGATCATCGAGCGGGCAAAGACGCTGCGACCCGTAGCGGATTTCCAGGAACTCGGCGGCATGCGCTACTGGTTGGACGGCAACAATATCCATTCGACATCGTACAACTGGGACAAAAAGAGACTGAAGCCGACTGGCTATCTGCGTGAGTTGGGACGTGTTAAGACCTATCACACTGGCACACGGTTTTTCTTCAAACCGTCAGTGGAGGAGATGGTGGTACAATGCCCGTACCCAGAGGCAACGGCTTTCATGTATGTCAAAGGCACCTGCGACTACGACTACGAGCAGGATATATGGACGGCGGAGACTATTTACTACACCGGCGACATACCAGAGGAAATCAGGAATATGGAAATAAAATGGTAAGCAATATGAACGAACAAAAGAAAATTACCCTCGCAAACCTGCAGCAGTGGGTCGAGGACTGGGTACACAACTGCGAACTGAATCACAAAAACCCGTCGGAGGTCGAGTTTGTCATCAAGGACTCTACGGAGCGTAAGGAATACCGCCCGTTCAGCGGCTACCTCGCATGGGGCAGCGACGGAACCACGGCAGGTATCGAGTTCTTCCGCTCCGACGTAATCACATTCGACCCCAAGGACGAGCGGCCAGCCGTCGGCGAGTATTGGAAGAGCCGTGGCGCATCGGCATTCGACGTGTCAGGATTCATCACCTCCAAGGCCGCAGGCTTGCGACTGCTGCGCATGGTGCGCTACATCCTCGACACCGACGATCCGAAGACGTGGCTCGACTACCGCGAATATGAGACGAACTGGATTCAGTTCAAGTTCTCAGCCGAAGAGTTCGACGTGGAGAAACTGGATGCCTCCAGCCGTGCCAATGGCGGCGTCATCACCGAGCAGATAATCAGGGACTGCGTGAAAGCGAAGAAGGAGGACTGAGCGATGATAGTTGACAGACAATTCCATAACATCAAGTGCGACGCTTGCGGGCGGCTGATTGATGACGAGACGTGGTGGGACGACAAGGACGCGCTCACGACCACCATTCTCGACGAGTGCGGCTGGATAGAGTGCGAGGGACGGCACTACTGCGACGAATGCTGGACGCGGGATGATGACGACAATATCATCACCAAGGACGGGCGCAAGTGGGATGACTACGACCACAAGGAAATCAAGCAGCACCGCATGAACTACCTCAAACTGAGCGAGGAAATGACCCTGACGCAGTTCCGCATCGAACTGGAGAAGGGGTATGCTCTGTTTGAAACGATGGTCGGTACGCTCTATAAAGGCATGCTTGCCGATGATTTAAATGAAGGCCATGAATGGCTGCAGGAACTGAAAGACCGCCGCAAGGGTACGGCCGAGTTCGACTGCTACGACACATTCTGCCGCCACGGTATCTTCCTTCTGGCGCAGAACGATGCTCTTGAAAGAATGTATAACCGAAACAAATAATGGCGTTATGGAAATTATAGCAAAACCAGGCACTGCACTTGAACAGACTATCAAGGCGATGCACGACAAGATCAAGAAAAGTTTTGACGAAGCAAACGACATGGTGGAACATATGACAGGCGCACGTCCCGTCAGCCCCGCCTGCATCTACCACTGGGGTACGATCATGAAGTTCGTGCCAGAGTTTACCTTCAAGCCCGAGGACGAGGACAAGATTGACAAGAAGGTGTTGCGCCCGATGCCGAAGGTGAGGAACGGTTGGAAGCCAAATCTCCGTACCAAGGAGGGCAAAGAGTTCAAGGCGGCTTTCAGCGCGAAGGCCGAAGAGTGGGAGGTAACGGAAGATGCGCTGCACGAGTTCGGCATCCACATGACCGATTTCAATCGCGGCGTTTCACACTACATCAGACCGATGTACGACTCCGATCGCAATCGGTACTTCCTGCTTTGCGGAGACACCATCCCCCAAGCCTTCGACAAGAAGAAGTTGGCAAAGGACCAGTTTGATATTGAATACGAATAAAGGAGGACTGAGCGATGAAGTTATCAGAAGATATCAGGAAAGAGATCTGGCAAATGGCTTCCGACCCTGAAAGCGTGTGCTATATTGAGAAGCACGACTGCGAGGGGTTCAAGGTGGAAGAGATTGACGGCGACTACTGTCATCTCTGTGCCACCGAGAAAGCGAGGGAACTCGACAAAGAGGATGGCGGCAAGTATTATCATCAGGTATATGAAGAAACGTCGCCGGAGAACGACCATTTCAGCCATTGCGCGGAGTGCGGCTGCCTGCTCAATGCCGCGCTGATCGTCAGCAGCTGGAATGAAGATGACATCAACTGCATTGTTGAAGATTTAAAGCAGGTGAAATCTTTTGAGGACATCAAGGGCGACCTTGCGTGGAAAATGGACCAGGTGCTTGACAGCGAGGATGAAGCCTGCGAGTTATTCCCCAAGCAGATGAAGTACATTGCAAGGAGACTGACTAACCTTTATAAGAAACAGGATCACACGGGGTCTGTCCCCCTTGTGAGTACGGCGCAGGAATAAATAAAATAAAGGAATTATGGCAGAAAAGAAACAAATAGAGTTCAAGGTCCTGAAGAAAAATCAGTACGGGCACAGATGGATATTGGAGCCAAAGGAGCGCATCAAGTTCCGCGAGAAGTGCAAGTACAACAAGCTGGGCACGCTCTGCGATAAAGGCTACGAGTGCCACGTTGACGGTGGCGTATTGTTGGGCTGCACACCAGACGTGTCATGTCCGCGACTGAGGATGTGGGATAAGAAACACGGACTGGAGAGACCTTTTACGATGGTCGATAACAAATACCCAGACATGAAGCCGACCTCATTCACATGGCAGCCTGCCACGGAGAGCCCCGGAAAGCGACGGGTGCTGATGGCGCTTACGAGAAAAGACTTGAAAAAAGGTCAGTACGTGTTTGAATCCGTGCGGTTCCTCTCTCCCAATGTGCGGCCAGCCGAGTGTGAATTTCACGACAGCGAGGGGTGTAAGCAGTTGCCTGTTGCGTGGGCATACTACGACGAGATTATCAAAGGTATTGAACCTTGGATGATTAGCCGCGCCGAGAGTGCAGCGTGTGTTTGGTGGCCTGACAAGGAAGAAAACAAGGACGAGCAAGTAAAGGAAGTTGGAATGTTAAAGGACTAAGGCGATATGACACATTTGAAAATGACGGGCGATTTCTATGACGACGTGAATAAGGTCAACGAGGCCATCGGCTACCTGAAAGGCATGATGGACCTTCTCGAAAAGGAGTGCATGGAACGCGACAAAGGGAAACCGGCAACAGAACTGTTCATCCGCATCAACGACCTGAAAAGGGCGACGGAGAAGATGGTTGCCGAGAGTGAGCGGCTTGTGCGTGCTGCCGACATCGAACACTACGGGCCATTGAGTAAGTACGCAAGACCTTATTTAGCTTATTAGGAACTATGACGAAAGAAGAATTACAGAAAAAGTTGATTGAGTTGCAAGTGGAGTGTGACGAAAAGAAGAATCACATCAGGAAACTTTATGCTTGCGAGCATAATCCCGTGTACCCTGGCAACATCATCACTGACCACTACCACACTATCAAGGTAGAGAATATAATCATGCACGGCCACCCAGTGCCATACATGAAGTACATCGGCACCGAACTGACGAAGCAGGGCGAACCAAAGAAGCGTCAGCCCGTGCCGCCCAATCCAGTATTTCAGTGCGATATTGTAAGTATCAATGGCAAACCATACAAATACGAGGAGGACTGACCGATGCTGATACAGATTTCAAACCGATGCGACGAGGGGTGCCCGCACTGCCTGCAGGACAGCCGTGAGGACGGCGGGCTGATGTCGCTGGAAACGTTTAAGAGTGCCGTGCGGTTCGGCTGCGAGACGGGCTGGCACCTGTTCCTGATTACGGGCGGCGAGCCGACGATGAACCCAGACATGGAGCGGATGCTCAGGTGGTTCGACGACGTGTCGCAGAAGATGAAGCGCGAGACGGGCGTGCCCATCATGTTCGCCGTGGCTACCAACGGCACGTGGATGGAGGACATGAAGAAGCGGCGCATGATGTGGCGCGTGGCAAGGCTGAAAAGCTACCTGTTCACGCAGGTATATACCAACAAGCGGTGGTATCAGGACTACGACTACATCCAAGACCTGCGCACGGAGCTGGAGCAGATTCCCCACTGCAAGGTGGACGAGGAGCACATCTGGATGCAGGACCTGGGACGGGCGCGGACGAATGCCGACTGCCAGGCGGAGGTCGAGAAGAACCCCTACCGCTGCTCGTGCCTCAATGCGGCGCTGGCAGCCCATCAGGTGCGCAACCCGAAGGGCTACGGCATACAGTTGGAGAGCCACACGCAGATGTGCTCGCCCTGCGTCGATTTCAACGGCGACGTGCATCTGTCCGAGTCGTGGCTCTGCCCCAGCGTCGGCAACGTCACGACCGACACCACCGACACCATCTACAGCCACATGCGCCAGTTCCGTCCCTGTATGCGCTGCAAGAACTCGCGCCGTCTGTTCGACAACGACCCGAAGCTGGCCGTGGCGAGGGAGATATTAGGAATAAGGAAGGAGGACTGACCGATGAAACTGAAAGAACTACAAGACAAAATCGACCGCAGGGTCAAGGCGAAGAATACACTCGACCACATACGGGAACAGTACGATGCTTTACAGAAGGCGATTCAGAAGTACGGGGTGAACGTGACATTGGAATACGTGTTGTTTGTGACCCCTGTGGAAAGGATTAGTTTCGAAATGAGTAAGATGCCGAGCATCGCTGCTAAGACAATGCTGAAATCCATCGGCGAGAGCATCGACGCAACGAGGCACTACATCAAGATGATTGACGAGGACTTAAAGGGCATCGTTGAGTTTGAGGACGAAAAAGAAAACATCGAAGAATAGAATTATGGCAGACAAAGACAATCCAAACGGAACCGTCACCACGATTGGCAGTACAACATATTCAGGCCGTGCGACATCGAGAACGGTGGAAATCGACAACCGTCTTCGCTTTGAAAATGGGCGCATCTACATCAGCAGCATCCCGTATGAGGGCGGCAGACAGTCGGACTTTCCTGAGAAGGTGGATGTGACCGAGCAGGTGGCAAAGGCTATCGCGGAGTACATCAAGCCGAAGGAAAAACCAAAGTACATCATCAGGTTCAATGCGGAGTTTCTGGAGCGCATGTATTTGCAGAACTGCGCCGATACGTGCAAGAAAAAGGAAAAGCTGTTCCGCCGCTTGGTCGATATGGTAAGAAACTTCCTCGAAGCCGACGGGGTGGCCACCACCGTGGCTTATTCGTTCATCGACGAGAGCGGCAAGCAGTACAAGTCGTGGGAACTGGTGGAGGTGGAAGATGGCGACCCGCTGATGGCCATCGTCGAGGACGTTCACGGTAATATCTTGCGTCGTATGAACTTAGAAGAAAAGCACCCCTGACCTATGGACACAAGACATTCGAGCGTCCCCGTCAATCGGGGAAGCGGCTTACGCCAAGGGGCAAAAGATAACGAACACTAATTTCACGAATTGACACGAATTATGAAGATAACAAGACAATGGGCAATGCCCTCGATGCACACGTTCACGATTGAACCGATACGGCAGCTGATATGCCGATACGTCAAAGACGGCAAGGGATGGATAGACCCCTTCGCTGGCGAGAACTCTCCAGCAGAGATTACCAACGACCTCAATCCTGAGAAGCCTGCCAAGTACCACATGCACGCTCTCGACTTCGCCAAGATGCTCGACGGGCAATATGACGGCTGTCTGTTCGACCCGCCGTATTCGCTTACGCAGGTCAAGGAGTGCTATCAGGGCATCGGCTGCGAGGACTTTATGTCGCAAGACGCAAGCCACTTCCCCTATGACATCAAGCGCGAGATAGCCCGTAAAATCAAAGCGGGGGGGGTAGTAATTTGTTGTGGTTGGAACTCAGGCGGCTTCGGCAAGAAGTTAGGCTTCGAGATGGAAGAGATTTTGCTCGTTCCTCATGGCCGTACCCACAACGACACCATTGTCACCGTCGAGCGCAAGGTACCGACATTATTTGACCTCTGAAATTCGTGGGCTGAAAACGGCATCGGCTTTTGCCAATCTCGAAACTGGCACGTGCCGACGGACAAAACAGACAATATATAAAAAAGGAAAGAAATTATGATCACAAAGGTGGTAATCAACAACAACGAAGACACGCCCATCGAGTATCTGAGCGGACTCGGGGCGTTCAAGAACGGCAAGACGTATGAGTTTAAGCCTGGCGTGAACATCATCGTCGGCAAGAACGGCTGCGGCAAGACCACGCTGATGAACCTGATAAGAAAGTATCTGCTGGTGGACCTGTCGGAGTGCTCGGCGGGTATGTTCAACCACAACATCAATGCCATCTGCTTCGGCCTTGGCGACGACAAGCACATGTATGCAGGTGCCGACGTGTATGCCGACTATAGGCGCAACACGTTCCGCCTGTGCCATGCGGGGGAGAGGCAGCACAACGACGAGATATTCGAGAACGACCACTCCATCAGCGAGTTCTGCGGGCAGCGGGAGTCGTCAACGGGCGAGGGCGTCATCGTAGCACTGAACGCGCTCTTCGCCAGGATGTTCAGCAAGGGCGCGAACCTGACGTTCGACTACACGCGGTTCAAGGACAACTACAAGCCCTATACGGATTACGTTGCCGACCACATTGTCGATGGCGACGAGTGGACCATCCTGATGGACGAGCCCGACAGGAACCTCGACATCGAGAACATCGGGCATATCAAGGCCGTGCTCGACTTCCACAAGCCGCACACGCAGATCATCGCCGTGGTGCATAACCCGCTGCTCATCTGCGCCCTCTCGAAGAACCCGGAGGTCAACTTCATCGAAATGACACGTGGGTATGTGAAGAATATCAGGAAAATGGTAAAGGAGCTGGTATGAAAATCAAAACTTACGAACCAACGATAGAAGAATAAGGAATTATGAACACTTACGATTTTTTTGATGCGAAAAGCGTGGTGGTCTGTGGTGATATCCACGGCAAGTTCGACGAGCTGGTGTACCGCATGGTGACGATGTATCAGATGACGGACACGGTGGTTATCGTGGCAGGCGACTGCGGTTTCGGATTCCACAGGCGCGGCTACTACGATGCGGTTTACGAACGGGTGCTGCCGAAGCTGGAGCGGGCTAATTGTTGGGTGGTGTTTGTGCGCGGCAACCACGACAACCCCGCTTACTTCGACGGCGAGGAGATCAACAAGGAGCGGTGGATAGCCGTGCCCGACTACTCGATGGTGGCGGCCTGCGGCAAGAGGATTCTGTGTGTCGGTGGTGCCACGAGCGTTGACCGGCATAACCGAGAGAGTTACAAGCCCGTGTTCAGTCTGACCAAGAACGAGGGGCCGAGGGTGCGCATCGGCATCTGTTATCTCGACGAGGTGAAGAACTTCGACCCTGCCGACTGGTGGCCGTTTGAGACACCCTATTACGACGAGTCGGCACTGGCATCGGTGGACAGGATAGGAAGGACGTTCGACACGGTGGTGAGCCATATCCCGCCGTCGATGTGCGAGGACGTGACACCTCCGACGTGGCTGTCTTACCTGGTGGAGAACGACCCGACGCTGCCCGACGATATGAAGCGCGACCGCGAGACGATGGACACGCTGCTGGAGTATCTGCGCCGCCATTGTCACCCCGTCAGGAACTGGCTCTACGGTCACTACCACCATTCGTGGCACGCAGAGATTGACGGCATCCACTACACGATGCTGAAGACTTTTGAGATGAAGGAACTGAGAGCTTAAGTAACATAAATTATCACAAATTATTCACAAATTAAAAAACAAAAGAATCATGGAAAGTAAATCAAGTTCATCAACAAGCGGACTCGGCTTTGGCGGAGTGCTGTTCATTGTGTTTCTCGTCCTGAAACTGACGCACGTCATTGACTGGTCGTGGTGGTGGGTGACAGCCCCGCTATGGGTTCCTGCCTGTATCTGCATTTTAATTTTTATCGGATGGGTAATCTATCAGATTGTGAAAGCCAAACGCAGTCGTAGCAGACTTCAACAGCGGTTTGACGCTTTCAATCAGGAGCGCCAGAAAATTTTAGACGAGAAAAAAAAGAGAGGCAGTAAAGAATAACAATCACAAACAAACAAAAATCAAGATTATGAACAAAGAGACTATTTTGTTGACGGACGGCTACAAATTAGGCCACCGCAACCAGTACCCGAAAGGGACGGAGTATGTTTACAGTAACTGGACGCCGCGCTCGGCTCACTGGATGAAGGGCGGCGACGAGGGCGCCGTGGTCTTTGGACTGCAGTATCTCGTCAAGGAGTATCTTATCAAGCAGTTCAACGAAGGCTTCTTCCAGCAGCCGAAGGAGAAAGTGGTGGGCGAGTTCAAGCGCCGTGTTGACACGTTCCTCGGTCCGCAGAACAATGTCGGCACGGAGCACATTGCCGAACTGCACGACCTGGGCTACTTGCCTATCCGCATCAAGTCGCTGCCCGAGGGTGTGGTATGTCCCATCCGTTGTCCGATGCTGACGGTGGAGAACACGCACCCCGACTTCTTCTGGCTCACGAACTATCTGGAGACGCTGTTCTCCGCATCGCTGTGGCTCCCCTGCACGTCGGCAACGTCGGCACGCATGGCCAAGAAGGCACTGATGCAACATGCCCAGAAGACGGGCTTTGCCGGCGACGACCTCGGATTCCTATGTCACGACTTCTCAATGCGCGGTATGGCTGGCATCGAGGCGGCCATTATGAGCGGCATGGGTCACATGACGGCTTTCAACGGCTCAGAGACGCTGCCCGCCATCGCCGCATTGGAGACATATTACAATGCCGACGCTGACAAGGAGTTGATTGCCGCCACCGTCCCTGCAACGGAACACTCGGTGATGTGCGCTGGTGGCAAGGACACTGAACTCGACACCTACCGCCGACTGCTGACCGAGGTCTATCCGCAAGGTTTCCTCTCTATCGTCAGCGACACGTGGGACTACTGGAATGTCATCACCAACATCGTGCCGCAGCTGAAACAGGAGATTATGAGCCGCGACGGGCGTCTGGTTATCCGTCCCGACAGCGGCGACCCCGTGAAGATTATCTGCGGATGGGATCAGAAGGACTACGACGACGAAATGTCGTTCCAGGAAATCCACGAGATTCCCGACTGCGAGAAGCGCGGCACCTACGAACTGCTGTGGGAAATGTTCGGTGGCACGGTGAACGAGTCCGGCTACAAGGTGCTCGACCCGCACATCGGTATGATTTACGGCGATGCTATCACGCTCGACCGTCAGGCTGAAATTTACCGTCGGCTGGAGGCCAAGGGTTTTGCCGCCACGAACATCGTGCTGGGCTTCGGCTCGTTCACATATCAGTATAAGAGCCGCGACTCGCTGGGATTCGCTATCAAGGCTACGTGGTGTCAGATTAACGGTGAGGGACACGACATCTTCAAGCAGCCCAAGACCGACAGCGGTACGAAGAACTCGCTGAAGGGACTGATCCGCGTGGAGCAGGACGAGCATGGACGCTACTATGCCAAGGATGGTGTGACCCGCGAGGAAGAGCAGGGCGGTTGTCTTGTGACGGTGTTCGAGGACGGCAAGTTGCTGCGTGACTTCACGCTGGCCGAGGTTCGCGCCAACCTTGACAAGAGTATTGAGGATTCTATAAAGTATAGGTGGAAATGATACGGGTTCCCATCAACATGGATATGCAAGTGGAGCGGTTGCGCAGCGAACTGGCTGCGCACGGTTCCCTGTTTGTCGCCTTCGATTTTGACAATACCATCTTCGACTATCACAACCAGGGCTTCGATTACAGCGGCATCATCAGTCTGTTGCGCCGATGCTCGGAGCAGGGCCACAAGATGATACTGCTCACGTCGAATGAGGGCGATGAGAAACTGGCGTTCATCCGCCATTATTGCCAGCACTTCGGCATCCGCATCGACTACGTGAACGAAAACCCGATAGTCTGCAAAGGTTGCCGCAAACCTTACTACAACATCCTGATAGATGACCGTGCAGGACTTTCAGAAGCCTGCGGTATCTTAGACATCATAATAACCGAACAAGAAGAATCAAAAGTATGAAACAACTAACACTGAACCTGCTGCACAGTGACCGCAGCGACATTGGCTACCGCACGCTGACATTCAACGACGGCGAGCCGCATATATGGATTGAAGATTTCGACCGCAAGTCCGACGTACTGGTGCGCTGCCGCGTCAGCAGTCCCGACGACCTCTTCCTGTTGATGCAGATTGGCGACGTGCTGCATCGGCAGGGGATTGTATTCGACCTCGATATTGCCTACCTCATGTCGATGCGAATGGATCGCGTCATCAGCTACGGCGAGGCATTCTCACTCGGTATCGTGGCCGACATCATTAACCGACTCGGAGCACGTAAGGTGCAGGTATTGGAACCGCACAGCGAGCGCACCGACCGTGAGATACACAACTGTTGGGCACGCTGCGGCATCAATATGAAACCAGGACTTGTGTGGGACACAGATATCATCGTTCATCCAGACGCAGGAGCTGCCGAGCGGTACAGTCGTGATGCGCATCCGAAAATCATAGCCCACAAGAAGCGCGACCTATCAACTGGAAAAATCCTGTCACTCGAACTGCAAGACGATGCCGACGAGGTGGTAAACGACATCGTTGGTCGCCATCCGCAGGCGCAGTTCCTTGTAATCGACGACCTTTGCGACGGCGGCGGAACCTTTGCTGCCATAGCCGAACTGCTGCGCAATCACTATCCCGACCGCCAGCGGCGTATCTTTGTCACTCACATGGTCAATTCAAAGGGCATACAGGTTCTTGCCTACAATTACCACCAGGTGACAATCACGAACAGCTATTGCGACTGGCGCACCGTCATGCCCGATATGCCCAAAAACGTCGCCGTAGTTGATATTGATAAAAACTGGCGGTTTGTATAATATAAAGGAATAAGGAAATTATGAAACAAGAAGAGTATTTGGCTGCGATCAAGAAGCAGCAGAGTTTGGTTCGCAAATTGTTTGCCAACCGCAAGCGCCGTTCGGAGTGTATCGACGAGATAACCCGTGAGCGATACGGCCACCTGCGTGGGAAGTTCTTCAAGGCCGACGGCGAACGCTTTAAGCGATATAAGGGCGTGACCTACTATATCGCCTCCGTGCATGGCGAGACCAGTGCGGACGACAGCGACAAGGTACAGACCTGTCTTGAATGCCGATATGTCATGCTGTCAGCTCCATATCCGGGTATCATCATGAACGACATCAAGGATCACGACAATATTGCCTTCTTCACCGAGACGTTCCGTTTCGACATCGCCGACAACCTCGACGATATCCTGGCACCGCTCTACATCACCGAGGAGAGTGCCGCCAAGGAGGTCAGCGCGATGTACGACAAGTTTATCAAGAACTTCCTAAAGAAAGGGTAGGGTGATGGTGCAATATTTCGTATATGACTTACAACGAAGCATTAGAGATTAAAAGGAAGTTGGAATGTTAAAGGACTAAGGCGATATGACAAACGACAAAATGACAAAGAGTGAGGTGGCGACACCGTGCCGGAGGTGGAGGATGTGGACGATATGGACGACTGCTATGAACACGTCATCACCCGCGACGGCATCGTGGAGCGCGACGAAATCTACGAACTCGACCAGATTAGCGAGGAGTGGGCAAAGAAACATAAGGAGGACTGACGAATGAGTAGGAAGAATACGAGGCGGAGGACGCTGGGAGAGTGGAAGGCTGAACGAAAAGCCAGCAAAGAGAAGGCCCTGCGCGAGGAACTGGAACAGATACGCGAACGGCTGAAACATTATGAACGGTGCGAGACGCTGCAGCAGCGCGTGAAGAGGTTCTGCGAACTGACGGGCACCAAGTATGAGCAGTTCGGCAGTTGGCTGCGCTTCGAGACGGAAAATGGCGTAAAGATAACTGTTTATCGAAATCCGCTCAGGTATATGCACTCACCCAATGAAATAATCTTCGGACATGTCGAGGACCCCAACAGGCGCTACCTCAAGCTAAGATACCTGTTAGAATCTACGGCGCTCCACATGTACAACCGACTCGATGAGAAAATCAAGGAATTAGAGCACAGAAACGACAAATGACTATGACAGACGAAAGATTCATTTGCCACATCCTGACGATAGCAGCAGTGGCAGCGGTAATAGGCTACATGGCCTGGAAAGGAGGTAAGTTGTGATAGACAAAGAAATAGTTAAACTGATAATCATTAAGGAGGAATGAGTATGAAGAAAAATTATGTGATGATGAAAATGTTTAGTGTTAATAATAAAATTGTTATGGCACAAAATATTGATGAAGCCATTTCACTTTATAGGGGAACATTACTTGGCAGAGACCAAGAGGTTAAATCAGCTTATGAATGTAGGGATGGTGAATTATGTTATGTCAAAATAGCAACAGAAGAGGATTATATAGCAACTCATGGGGAGGAGGATTGACGATGCTGGCACTATACATAATAATATCCCTGACCAACGTGTTCCTGCATATAGTGAGGAGCATCCTGGTCATCAAGTCGGGCAAGCTGACTGCATCCTTGGCAAACTGTATCTGCTACACCTTCTCCGCCGTGGTGATCAAGTTCATAGCCGAGACGGAGCTGTGGGTGGCGATAGCGGTCCAGGCGACAACCAATTTCCTCGGCTGCTATCTGGCCATGTGGTTCTGCGATTATGTTTTAAGTAAAAAAGATAAATAATTATGGCAAAAATAGACAACGAAAAAATGTGGGCAAGCATTCTTAGCTTTGAAGTCTCAGAAAA